TCGTCTCCTCCCGCGTGTCCGAGAAGATGAAGCTCTATCGGCTGAAGGGGGCCGAGGGCGCGGTTCCCGTTCACATGGACGAGGACTTCGAGGAACGAGACGGACACCGCGCGCTGTACAGCGTGCTCGTCTGCTTGAGCGAATCGTTCGAGGGCGGAGGTACGTTCTTCAAGGGCGTCGTCGCTCCTCGTCTCCGCATCGGAGACGCGCTGATCTTCCCCCACGACATCCCTCACGGAGGCCTTCCGGTGACGAGTGGAGAGAAGATCGTTCTGAAGACGGATCTCCTGTTCTCATGACACGTGAGCTGAAGCTCGGGGAGCGAGGCTGGGACGACGACGATCCCGCGGTCGCCGTCCGTCACATCCGCGAGCACCTCCCTGGTTTCCTCGGGTGTGGGAAGGACCCGAGCGACACCGGTCATACCGAGAAGTGCGTCCACTGCGGGTTCTTCTGCAGCCGTAAGTGGGGGGCGCGTCTGATCCGAGGGTCGTGGCTCTCCCAGCGTCCGGTCGAGTGCGTGTGGTGCGTTCGACGCCTGAAGCTCGAACCTCCGTGGCCCGAGAAGTACGAGCTTCCGGAGTACCCGTGACAAGCTGGCCGTACTCCGGAGATGGAAAGCTCACCGGTCACGGTCGGAACACTCGCATCATCCACTGCAGGATCCTCTACGACGATCCGGGCTACCTTCGCGACAGAGAGATGAACAAGGCGCTCGACGATGTGCGACGCCTCCTCTCGACCTCGGAGGTGGTGAGGATGTACTTCGCGAAGACGTACAACAACCCGACCCACGAACTCTGGTTCGAGGGAAAGCCTGGAAAAGAACTGAGGGAGCTGAGGGGTCGGATCACCGAATTGTTGAAGCCTTACAACGCCCGGCCGGGCCGGCTCTAGGGGTTGGTATGAAGCGCAAGATCCGAGCCGTCTTCTTCGACTACGACGGGACCTTGATCGACAGCATCCCCGAGATCTACCGTGGGGTCTGCCGCGTCCTCGCGAAGTGCGGGCGACCCCCGGTGACATTCGAGGAGTTCCAGAAGACCTTCAAGTCCCCCTACATGGAGTGGTACATGTCCCGAGGTGTCACTCTCTCGCGAGAGGAGATCACGGAGATCTACTTCGGGGACATGAAGTCGGACGAGTCCCCCTACCTCCATCGCGTCGAGGAAGTGGTCCAGAAGCTGAAGAAGCTCGGGGTCCACGTCGGGATCGTCAGCGCCCACTACGAAGATCGGGTCCGCGAGCGAGTGGTGACGAGGGATTCCCTCTTCCACCCCGAGGATCGCATCGTCGGGCTCTCCCATAGGAAGGCCGAAGACATCCAGAAGATGTGCGAGGCCCACGGGCTCCAACCCCACCAGGTCGTCTACGTCGGAGATCTCGCCTCCGACGTCCGAGACGCGAGAGCGGCGGGAGTGATCTCGGCAGGCTTCATCGGTCCCCGAGGTCTTCGCGAAGCGTTCGAGGGACACGAACCCGACATCTACCTAGAGAACGATCTCCACGAACTCTTCGACCACGTAGAGCACGACCGCGAGGCGTAAGGTCTCGGAGTGTTGAAGTTCAAGTACAAGGTCAATCGTGAGAAGAAGTCGATCTACTGGGAAGCCCAGTGGAACGGAAAACACGACGAGACCTGGTACAAGTCCGACGAGTACACTTCCCACCCTTTCTCCGCCACGAGCGAGTTCCAGACCGACTACGACCTCTTCGTTCGGATCCAAGAAGCCTTCAAGCGGACGAAGAAGAGCGTCATCACGTTCGACGATCTCCGCAACCTCGACGGTACGTTGAAGCGGAAGTCGAGGGCGAAGCCGAAGCGAGGTCAGCCCCGTATGTGGACTTCTACGCTGAAGATCCGTCGTTCGGATCTCGCGAAGTTCGATCCCTCCAACCAGAGGAAGATCGGGGACGTCGTTGAGCTGAACCCCGTCACTCGCGCGCTGTGCAAGATGCTCTCCGAGAAGGAGAGGGTCACCAAGCACTCCGGGTGGTCGGATCCGTACTGGTACTGGATGATGCTGCTCAGCGGTCTCAACAACCTCTGGGACTGAGGGAAGAACGATGACGTACGTAATGGGTGATGTGGAGACCGACGGGCCGATTCCCGGCGAGAACGACTACTCGATGATCTCGTTCGGCGCGATTATCGTCGAGCCGGGATTGACTCGGACCTTCAAGGCGCAGCTGAAGCCGATCTCCTCCCGCTGGGTTCCGGAGGCGCTTGCCGTCAGCGGCCACACCCGAGAAGAGACGCTGACCTTCCCGGACCCGGCTGAGGAGATGAGACGCTTCGCCGAGTGGCTGAAGACCGTTCAGAAGCCGATGTTCGTCTCGGACAACAACGGGTTCGACTGGATGTTCATGTGCTGGTACTTCCACCACTTCCTCGGAAGCTGTCCGTTCGGCCACTCTTCCACGAACCTCGGTTCCCTCTACAAGGGGATGGTGAAGGACACGTTCCAGAACTTCAAGCACCTTCGAAAGACGAAGCACACCCACGATCCGGTCGACGACGCGCGCGGGAACGCCGAGGCTATGCTCTCGATGAGAGACATGGGCCTGAAGTTCCCCGTCTGAAAAGTGGAATTCTCGGCCGGGTTTCGAATCGGTCGATGGGTCCTTCTGAGCCCGGCTCCGAAGGACCGCAACAACAACTCGCGTTGGGAGTGTCAGTGCGAGTGCGGAAACACTCGGACGGTCCTCAGGAACAACCTGGCAGCCGGTCGCTCTAGGCAGTGCGAGGACTGCTCGAACCGGGAGCGTAGGGAGACGGCGGCCTTCCGACCGAAAGTCCCGAAGGTGAGGCTCCCGAGGCCTCCTAGGAAGATCCCCGGGCTGAGACTCTCGTACATGGGGAGGAGTCTCCGACTCTCCCAGTGGGAAGCGGAGACGGGTCTTCCCACCGAATGCATTCGGAATCGACTGAAGCGTAAGTGGACCGTGGGCCAGGCCCTCGGGTTCGAGAAGCGAATTCCAACGGAGGATCTCATGAAGAGCGAGTGGAAGACGGTGACGTCGAGGATGAAGGAAGCTCCGCTGAAGTGCGACGGAGAACGCCGCGTCTTTTGTAAGACGATGGAGAACGCTCTCGGTTCCTCGATGGCCAACGAGCACCGGAAGGGATTCGTTCCGATCGTGGTCACGAACATGACGACGGGGAAGGACCGCCTGATCGGGGTCGCCTATCGAAAGAGCGCCTCGGACACCGGACTCATGATGAACCACTGTCCGTTCTGCGGCGTCGAGATCCTATGGGAAGGGGCTTCCAAGAAGGAGTCCGACCCACAAGCCGCGTAAGGGCTTGATGTCAGATCCGTTCAAGAAGGCTCGGGACGTTCAGGCCGTCGCCCCCAGCATCGTGCTCCTCGACCCGCGCTACCCTCACAACGTGGGGGCCTCAGTACGGGCTAGCTCGTGCTTCGGCATCCAGCAGGTCTGGCTGACCGGTCGTCGTGTAGCCGACAAGGTGATCGACGCGAAGCGTCTCCCTCGCGAGGAGCGGATGAAGGGGTTCTCGGACGTCCAGATGGTTCTGGACGATCGTCCCTTCGAGAACTTCCCGAAGACCGCCGTCCCGGTCGCGGTCGAGCTACTCGACAGCAGCGAGAACCTCCTTCTATTCGAGCACCCGGAGAACGCGATCTACGTGTTCGGCCCCGAGGACGGTTCGATCCCACCGGTGATTCGGAAGCTCTGCCACCGTCGCGTCTTCATCCCGACACGCCACTGCGTCAACCTCGGGGCGGCCGTCTACCTCATGCTCTACGATCGTATGATGAAGAAGCACCGGGACGGACAGATCCCCGCTCTTCCGATCGGAGAGACGCTTCTCGAAAACCGAGAGGGGTGGGCGGTCGACGACAACCCCGCTTTCTCCTCGTGAGGGAGAGCGTAAGATAGGACCGATGACCGTCCGGGTAGACCTCACCTCGATCGCGGAGTGGAACCTCTCTTCGAAGACGAGGCCGGTTCGGGTGAAGCACATCACCGCGATCCTCTCGGACATGAAGGTCAGTCCCTCGATGTTGGTTCGAACCCTCGAAGGAGATCAAACCGTTCGTCCTGACGCTTTCGTCTCCATTGGTCACGCCGGGGAGATGTGGCAGCAGGAGAAGAAGAACCTCTTCAAGAAGTACGACATCACCGAGTGCGACGCAGACGGGTGGTGGACGGCCGTACCGAAGCCGGGGAACGTCGTGGACTCGGTTCGGATCGGCAACTCCCAAGGCACCTCGAAAGAACCTTTCGAGGTGAAGGGGAAGTGGGGGACGTTGGCCGACGACGGTTCCTACTACCAGACCGGGAAGCCGGGAGACTTCGTTCTCCGAAGTCGCGAAGATCCGGAAGACGTTTGGATCGTCGAGGAGAACATCTACTACTCCACGTACGAGACCGCTTGCTTCCACTGTATGAAGCCGGTTCGAGACTACTACATGGTGAAGAATCATCTGTGGGAAACGGCGACCGAGCCCTCCGAGCGTCATCTTCAGCTCCACTGGGATTGTCTGGAAGCCCGGCTCGCCGAAGACGGCATCACGCTTGCCTCGTCAGATCTCACGGGTGCTCCGGTGAACATCCGCTTCCGCGAAAAGCGAGGGTGGCCGGAGACTCACGCGGACGATCTGGACTGAGGCGTAAGAAGCCGAGGTGGCCTACTCAACCGAACAACTCCGACGTAAGGTCCCTTCGGCGGAGGTCGGGATGAGTGAAGAGAGCGTGAAGGCGGGCGCGGAGTTCGTGGTCGGCGAACCCGATTGGGATCGGACGGTCGCGAAGAACGAGTCTCAGGAAGACCGTATCGAACGGATGAAGAGAGAACTGGGTGTCAATCCGACCACCAGTACGTTCACCTTCGTTCCCTCCGAGCCTCCGCCCTCGAACGACCCCAACTGCGAGACGTGTCGCGGAAGAGGAGAGGTTCTCTTCCTGATTCCGAGGCCGGGCGGGATTCCGGGGAATCAGACCCTCCCTTGTCCAACCTGTAGAGCAGTCCTGTGAGCGACCACGTCCACGAGAAGATCTTCAGCGGTGAAAAGCACTGCATGCCAGGGTGTTGGTTCTGGGTCTGCGCTACGTGCCCCGAGTTCGGACATACAGGCCTGGACTTCGATAAACCCCCAGCCCAACCGAAAATCGAAGTCGTCCGTTACTGGACTCGGGTGATGGAGCAGGACCCCAGGAGCGCCCCCTACGCGAAGAGGCGGATTCACTGGTTCCACACCGGTCGCTACCTCCGCCTCGACCAACCCCTCCCGGAAGAGATCCCGTGACGTCATCTACAGATACCCTCGCGACCCCCGAGGCCTACACGCCTCGGTTCACCCTCGCCCAGATGGATAGCGTCGCTTGGTTGAAGACGCTTCCGGACGAGTCGGTCGACCTGTGCGTCACGGACTACGCGTACGAGAGCCTGGAAAAGCACCGCTCGACCGGGACGACTACGCGCCTGTCGCAGAGCGACGGCTCCAGCAACGCCTGGTTCAGCATCTTCAAGAACGAGAGGGTCCCGGAGCTTCTCTCGGAGATCTACCGCGTCCTGAAGCGGAACGCTCACCTCTACATGATCACGGACCAGGAGACGATGATTGACGTGGTCCGTCCGATGGGGCGGACCGCCGGATTCAAGTTCTGGAAGTCGCTGACGTGGGTGAAGGTGAAGGGGAAGGACACGGGTCTGATCCCTGTCCTCGACGAAGACCTCGCCCAGGAAGACGTTCGGATCGGGATGGGGTACCACTGGCGGAACTCAAAGGAGGAGATCTCTTTCCTGGAGAAGGGGAAGCGGAAGCTCCTCCAGCTCGGGTGGCCGGACGTACTGACCGCCCCGCGAGTCGATCACGCCTATCCGACCGAGAAGCCGGTCTCTCTCCTCGCGACCCTGATCGCGAACTCCAGCAGTCCCGGCGAGCTGGTGATCGATCCCTTCATGGGGAGCGCTTCGTGCGGAGAGGCTGCGATGAAGTCCGGTCGGAACTTCGCGGGCTGTGACATCTCGGACCTCTCGATCGCCCGCGCGCGGGAACGACTCGCTCCCCTCGGAGTCGAGGTTCAGCTTCCTCTTCGAGAGACCTCGGCTCTCGAAGGTCTCTTCGGAATCGGTTGAAGGAGAACAAGATGAGCGACTACATCGAGCCCCGTCACATCCCCGTCCTGCACATGGTGAACGACCGTGTCGAAGCCGGACATCGCTTCGATCTGACGATCGCCTTCGACGAGACCGGGAAGATCGTCCTCATCGGAGACGATCAGGTGAACGAGAGCACCATGGCGACCAGCCCTCAGGGCAACAAGGAAGTCGCCGAGACGCTTCGCCTGATCGCTCGTCGGATCGAACGTCTCGACGAGTAGAGATGGACGGGTCCCAACTAGACCTTCCCCACCTTCCCCTATCGGAGCGTGGGAAGAGTCAGCGCGTCCACGGCCATCGAACGATGCGCCGAGACGGGCGAAGGGAGTCCCCCACGTACACGACGTGGAGGGCGATGATCCAGAGGTGTCACGACAAGAAGCACCCTTCCTACGAGGGTTACGGCGGCGTCGGGATCATCGTTGTCCCTCGATGGCGGAGGTTCGAGAACTTCCTAGAAGACATGGGGTCTCGCCCTCCAGGGAAGACGCTCGGACGTCTCACCCCCTTCAACAACTACGGGCCAGGGGAGTGTGAGTGGCAGACGGTCCTTCAACAGAACCGCTTCGCCCACAGCCACGCGGATCAGTACGTCACCGCAGGCGGAGTGAGGCTCACGAAGAGAGCTTGGGCTAGGAAGCTACGAATCAAGTACGATCGCTTTCTGTACCGGCTTCGTAAGTGGGGAATCGAAGACGCGTGTCTCACACCTGCCCGGAAGCCTCGGGGGACTCGGGCTCCCGAGAGAAAGAAGCGAAGAAGATGACCCAAGAGGTACGAGAACTCGTCGTGGTTCGGTACCACCGACGAAAGGGGCTTGTGGACATGACGGATCCGAAGACCGATCAGGACTACTCGTTCTCGATCGTCGGTCTTCACGGAGCCCGTTCGAACCGATATCCCCGACTAGGCGATCGGATCACGGCTTCGACCGAGGGGACTCAGGTCGTGACGGCCCGGTACACTGAACTATGATCGCTACCGGACAGCATTGGAGGAAGAAGGGCTCGGAGGAGGTGAGGATGGTCGTAGCCATCTCTCCGGACGGGTTGATTGGGCTTTGTAGCCTAGGGGCTACGAGGGTTACGATCTACGTCCAGGACGACGACCTTCTTCAGGATTGGGAACGATTCGAGGCGTAAGACCTCGCCCCGACGTTCGTTTTCCACTACACGGTCGGTAGTAAGACCATGAGTGAAGTGATCCATTGTAGGAAGACGAGCGAGGGCCTCCGCTATCGTCTCTGGAGTCATGACGTCTATCGGACTGATCCGATGACCGAGGCGGAGCTGATCACTCATCTCCTCGACTGGCACCCGTACCGCCTCGGGCCTACGACCCTAATCGAAGCGCGAGACCTTCCCGGGATTCCTCCGGGGACTCTCGGGCGTGTCGAGGGGAACTACGAGCGGATCGGAATCTCCGTCATGATCGTTCGGTGGAACGACTTGATCATCACGTCCCACTCGATTCGTCCGGCGACCCGATGGATGGGATACGAGATCGTCGACTCTCGAATCCTCTACGCCGGAGATCTCGACCACGAAGGTCCTCGGAAGCGGATCGAGCGAGCCCAGCGGAACGGGACGAGTAGCCTCAGCTACTCGGGGGAGATCGGTCAGACGTTCGTCTTCGACCTGGCAGGGCCGTGGGAGACGGAGAGGTGCCCGACGTGCTACCTCTACCACCATGAGTGGAGGGTTGGTCCTTCGACTGAGGAAATCCCCGAAGGAGGCGGCCTATCCTGCGGAGAGTGCGGGTCGGGTAAGGACGAACCTCTCCATCACGGTCTTCGGTGCGCGAAGGGGTAATCCCTTCGTGCCGGACAAGAACAAACTCCAAGTCTTCCAGGACGAACAGGTACGACTCGCTCATACCTGTGCGACTTGCGACTATGGGAACTTCCCCCGCCCCCAGGCGTCTTGGGGTGAGTGCGGGTTCCACTCCTACACCCACGCGAAGCACGAAGCTCCGCGGGCGCTGCCGGCTCACGTCACCTTCGTCTGTCCGAAGTATCGGAGGGCGAAGAGCGTGGCAGGACTCCGGGAACTCGGTTCCTACGCGGACATCCTCGAAAACCTGGTGGTCTCTCCGTGAGTGACGGAGGCAGCCAAGATCGGAGCCGTAACTACTCCGCCGACGATGTGGGGATGCGTCGCTTCCTCGAAGACCGGATCGCCGACTCCAGGGAAGAGCTTTTCGACATCGATCACGAGATCAAGAAGCTCCTCGAACGGAAGGAGAAGCTTCGCGTCATCATCTCCGACGGAGAGGTGGCCTTGCGGAGGGTCGGAGGAGATCCGAGGCGGGACGATGGGAAGGCCGTCGACCAGTACCCGCCGACCGGGCTCTACTGTCCGGAGTGCAGGTCTCCTCAATTCGATACACCCGGGGGCGCCTGCTGCGAGAACGGACATGGCGGCCTCGAAGGAGTCGGGCCGTGAACTTCCCGCCGGGACAAGCTTGGTATCCGATGCTCGGGGCGTTCGGTCCAGAGGGCGGAATGCCCGGAACGACGAACTACCCGGGCCCCGGAGATCCGGAGTGGTATTCCGACCCCAAGGACATGCCTAGGGGGTGGGAGGAGGCGTTCCACAGCCCGACGGGCGGTCTTCTTCAGAGAGCCGTAGAGGACCTCCGGGCGGCCGAGGCGTCGCGCGCCCGGAATCGGGTCGATCCCTACTCTCAGTGGAGGACCCGAGAGGGCGTCGTCTTGAACATCTCGGACATGGACGATCGCCATCTCTACTACTCGCTCAGGATGATCTGGCGCGACCACGCGGAGATCCATCCCGGCCTCAACCAGGAGTGGAGACGTCGAGGGAAGCCCGAAGATTCGTGGCAGACCGATCCGCCTCCGCATCGTCCTTGACCTCGCGGTACGTCGTTCACTCGAAGAAGGCCCCGTACGACGTGTACATCGGGCGGCCTTCAGAGTGGGGAAACCCTTTCAGCCATCAGAAGGGAACCCTCGCTGCCCATCGCGTCGCGACCCGAGAAGAGGCGATCTCCAAGTACGAGAAGTGGATCCTGTCTCGTCCGGACCTCGTAGCTCGAATCCAGAAGGAACTTCGAGGGAAGGTTCTCGGGTGTTGGTGCGCGCCTCTCGCTTGCCACGGGGACGTTCTCGCCAAGATCGCGAACGAAGAGTAAGCTCCCCGAGAGGTTCCAAGATGCACGACTTCGTTCAGCTGTAGATCTCCTCCCCGAAAGACGTCCTCATCTCGGAGATGCGCTCGTGTGAGCAAACTTCCGGGCAGACGATCTACGAACACGGTCTTTCCGTGTGGTCCCACCTCGAAGAGCTTCTGGACTTCCTCGACGGGAAGCCGCTCGACGAAAGCCGGTGGAGAGTCCCCTCTTGGCTCCCCGAGAATCGACAGCTTCTTCGAAGCCTCGCGCCGTCTCGGGCGCTTCTTCGGGAGTACGCGATCTTCCACGATTGCGGGAAGCCTCGCTGTAAGACGGTCGACCTGGAAGGACGGGCTCACTTCCCCGATCACGCCGAGGTGAGCTACCGGGCGTGGCTAGAGGCCGGAGGAGACCTCGACGTGGCCTTCCTCATCCGGAACGACATGGTGACCCATTCGGCCTCCTCGGAGGACTACGAGGCGTTCCTCGCAGGTACCGAACCGAGGTTTGTCGCTACCCTTCTTCTCTCGGCGCTCGCTGAGGTTCATTCGAACGCGGCGATGTTCGGGGGGATCTCCTCGACCTCGTTCAAGATCAAGTGGAAGAAGCTCGACAAGCGAGGGCGTCGGGCGATCGAGAAGATCCGCACGGCGTAAGAATCCGAGATGGTCTGCTCAGTCTGTCACAAGTTCGACAGCGATTGCGGTTGCGATCCGGTCACGAAGGAACTCCGACTCAAGGAGGCCCTCAAGGATCGAATCCTTACCGTCGTCGGTTTCTTGAAGCACGCGAAGGAGAAGCAGAGTCTCGTTCTTTGCGCGTTGACCCGCGCCTCCCCACCTGGATATGTACCGCTTCAGGATCCCGGCGTGGAGTCGGTCGTCTCCTCGTACTTCGATCTCGATCTCCGCAAACTCGAATCTGAGATCGAAGATCTCAATCAGAAAATCCTGAAGCGATTCGAGAAGCGCCACAAGTGAGGACTAGCGATCGAGGAGATTCGCACGGCGTAAGGGATCCCGATGTTCAAGCCCGGTGAATTGGTCGTGATCTCGGCGAGAGGCGCCCGTACAGAAGTGAGGGCGGTCCTTCGGGACGGCTCGAAAGTTCAGACAACGGACGGGCTCTTCGAGGAGTCGGAGCTTCGTCCGGGACACCCTTCCGTGATCGCTACGGCCGAGGCGGTCGATCCGATGGTCGCCTACCGGGAAAAGACCTTCAAGAAGGACCCGAAGAAGCCCGAGGTCGACTTCGAGCTTCGGATGAAGGTCGAGAATAAGCTGAAGGCTTCGAAACTCGACGTCGATCTCCGCGGCCACTGGAAGAACGGATCGATCCTGGGGCGAGTCGACGAGTTCAAGAAGAGTATCGCGAACGGGATCTTCCTTTTCGGAGCGAGGGCGTCTGACGACGACTTGCGCGACCTCCTGAAGGCGCTGACCTCGAAGAAGGGCCTTCGTCGCTGGATCAACCTCGGCGCGAGCATGGCTGGTTTCTCGGACGGGTGCGGCTACTGCGGGACGCGTCGTTTCACGTTGGAGACGAACGGGAAGAAGATTCGCTTCTCGGGGAAGGACTGCCCGCTTCCGAAGGGGTTCGAACCCAACGAATGGGAATTGAACGTCCCGAGCGGGAAGATCGTTGTGGCGAACGACCTTCGCAAATGGTTCCCTCTCCCTGAGGGAGACGACGAGATCGAGAGCGTCAACGGTGTTTTGGGATGCCGTAAGACCTCTTGGGCGTACGCCGCGATCGGAATGTCCCACGCCTCAGTCGGAAACACCTGCCCGAACGTCTATCGGATGGCCGAGGGGAAGTACAAGATCGCAAACGAACCGCCCGACGAGTACTGGGACGGAAAGAACTACGTCCCCTACAAGCGGAGGCCGAAGTTCGAGGGCGAGAAGATCGCCAACATCTGTACCGATCTGTGGTGGTACTCGCTCTGCGACCTGGAAGAGTTCGATCGACGCGCCAAGAGATTCAAGGGCTCGCTGAAGGACGCCCGAGCGACGGTGATCGACGTGAAGCCGGGCGTGTACCGCTTCCGCCACGACGACGAAGCTCGCAACGACGACGGACGAGCCGGACGAGAGACATTGTTCGCGACTTTCGAGTGGGTACGAGACCCGGACCCAGCGAAGGACTTCCTGAAGAGCTGGGAGGACATCGAGGTGAACGCCCACGCCTACGTTCAGGCCATGGTGGAGAGGTGGCCGACGCTCTACGGGATTCGTACCGATCCTGACGACCGCGACGGCGATTCGGCGCTGCCCTGGTCGAGCATGACCAAAGACCAACAGATCCATTCTTGGATGCAGATCGCGAACCAGATTCTCTGTACGATCGGAAGCGGAACCGATTGGCACGAGCGAGGCTTTCCTCAGGCCAGGGTAGACCCGACCGTCGCCGACACCGATCCGCCGGCTTTCCGGTTCCAGGCTTCCTGGTACCCATTCTCGGAGAGGTACGGAGGCCTCTTCGAGCCAAAGGTACTAGCCCCCTCGTTTGCGAAGCTCGCTTTCCGAGTTCTCGAATCGGTGATCTCGTTCGGTTCGAGCGTTCGCCACGGTGAACAGTTCCGCGACGTCGCCGAGGTTCGGGGACGGATGCACCTCGCGGTGAAGAGGTACCGAGAGCTGGCGGAGAAGTACCCTGATCTCGCCGACCCCGACTACGTCTGGTGGCTCGTCCAGGACGGTCGAGCTGAGGCATGGGTCGAGAGATTCGACCTCGGCCCAGAGAAGATGGTCTCCCCATGAACTTCGAGACGAATGTTCGAAATCCGAAGGTCGGAACCGCGGTCTACTACTTCGTACATCGCACGATCCCAGGCTGTCTCTACTACGGGCTCGTGAAGAAGGTGTCGAACCGACGAATTGAGGTTCTCGTACCTCACCTCTCTGGTGGGGGATGGGACCACATGAACCCAAGTAACGTTCGGGTCTTCACCTGGCGCGAAGCCCGGAAGAAGTGGGGTGAGCTGGACGACGGATACGGTTACGACTGCATCCTCTTCCTCGACCCGGTAACGGAGGCGGAGATCCGAAGCTCCTTCGAATCCTTGGGGTCCGGGCCGTGAAGTTCTTCACCGTCTTCACCTACACGGCCCCGCCGAAGCCCTACCGGTCGACGGGGGGTCTGTGGTGTACGAGGTGTTGCGACTGTGGGGTCCGGATTACGGTGATGCTCCTGCCGAACGAGCCGACGTTGTCGATCCTCTGCCAAGCGTGTTCAAAAGGAGAGGCGTAAGGTCTTCGCTATGTCTTTCCAAGAAATCAAGGGCGGCCACGAGAAGCACCCGGGCGTTCCGGTTCGGGTGTGGAGCGACATCTCCACCGTCGAGTCGGCGGCCCTCACCCAGCTCCGGAAGATCTCGGCCCTGCCGTGGGTCTACCATCACGTCGCGGCGATGGCCGACGTCCACCTCGGCGTCGGAGCTACCGTCGGAAGCGTGATCGCGATGAAGGGAGCGGTCTCCCCTGCGGCGGTCGGGGTCGACATCGGCTGCGGCATGGCGGCGGTGAAGACCGACCTCGACGCTTCCGATCTCCCGGTCTCGCTCTCCGAGATCCGCTCGACCCTCGAAGCGAAGATCCCGGTCGGCAATGGCCCAGAGGGCGGACGAGACAAGGTCCACGCCAACGCAAAGACGAACGTCCTGTGGACCGAGTTCAAGCTCCTCCACCCGAAGGTCCAGGACCTCTACGGCCGCGCCCAGAGCCAGATGGGAACGCTCGGGGGCGGGAACCACTTCATCGAGCTGTGCCTCGATACGAAGGGCTCGGTCTGGCTGATGCTCCACTCCGGAAGCCGGAACATTGGGAAGACTCTCGCCGAGATCCACATCTCGATCGCGAAGAAGCTCACCCACAACCACGACCCGCGAATCCTGGATCCGGACCTCGCCGTCTTCCTCATGGGGACGAGGGAGATGGAGGACTATCGTCGCGATCTGTACTGGGCTCAGCGGTACGCCGCCGAGAACCGCCGGGTCATGCTGGAGGTCTACCAGGACATCATCCGCGACTTCTTCCAGGCGAAGGGTCGGACCGTTCGGTTCGAGAAGCCGATCTCGTGTCACCACAACTACGTCTCCGAGGAGTGCCACTTCGGAGAGGACGTCGTCGTGACGCGGAAGGGGGCGATCTCGGCGAAGAAGGGCGAGATGGGCATCATCCCCGGGTCCATGGGGACGAAGTCCTTCATCGTTCGCGGCCTCGGGAACGAGGACAGCTTCCACTCCGCCTCCCACGGCGCGGGTCGGAAGATGAGTCGAGCGGCGGCGAAGAAGCTCTACAAGGTCGAGGACGTGATCGCTCAGACGTCCGGTGTCGAGTGTCGGAAGGACGCGGCGGTGATCGACGAGATCCCGGCGGCCTACAAGGACATCGACGTCGTCATGGAGAACCAGACGGATCTCGTCGAGGTCGAAGCCCAGCTCAAGCAAGTCCTCTGCGTGAAGGGTTGATGGACGTCAACATTCGTCGGCTCGTCGCTCTCCAGAAAGGCGCGTGCGACGCGCCCTGGCGTCTGGCCCCATCTCCCGGAGACGTTGGGCTTGATCTTAGGGCCGATTGTCCAAAGTGCGGGAGACGGGTGCGCGTTACGGTTCGAGGCCGATACGCAAACCACAAGAAGACAAAGGTTTAAGACATGTCTTGGGCGACCGGATACATCGAGAGGCTTCGTAAGGGCGAGATGGTCTCGTTCCGTCCTCGGGGCCACTCGATGGAAGGTCGGATCAGCTCAGGGAATCTCTGTACGGTCGAACCGATCCCCGATCACTCGAAGCTCGAAGTCGGGGACGTCGTCCTGTGCAAGGTGAAGGGCTCTCAGTACCTCCACCTTATCCGCGCGATCTCGAAGAGCCACTTCCAGATCGGGAACAACCGCGGCCACGTCAACGGCTGGACCTCCGCGGCTCAGATCTTCGGGAAGCTAGTGAAGGTCGAGGAGTGAGATGAGAGTGATCGACATCCTCCGCGACTACCACGGAGGTACCTGGAAATACGAGCCTCGGGCGCCCGGACTCGGAATGTACCGGCATGTGGAGACCGGTCTCCTCGTATGTCCAGTCCCGACGACCCGGAAGGGCGACTACAAGCTCATCTGGGAGGACAACGGGTCTTATGCGGGCCCGCTCGCAGGAGCCGCAGGGTTGAAAGGGTTCGCCCCGAACGAAACCCCGGAAGACACGTTCGTCGTCGCTGAACGCCAGGGCGGGCTGTTCATTCCTCTCTCCGAGTATCAACGAGGCGGAACTCGGAAACGCCGTTCGGAGTAAGGACCTCTCTGTGAAAGTAACTCACTTCCAAAGCTTCCCAATTCGTCGACCGAAGGGGAAGAACATCTTCCTCGTGACGGCTCTCTCCCTTCACGGGGAGGAGATCCAACGAACCCGCGCGTGGGGCTGGTACCCGAACGCGAAGGACGCGGCGACCGCCGTGATCGAGAACCACACCGACCTCTTCGAGGCGGGCTACTACACCCACGCGGTGATCGAGGAGGTTCCCTCCGGTCTCATCGCGCTCGCGAAGTCCGAACGCTGGTTCAAGGCCTCCTACTCACGGAAGCGTGGGAACAACCCGCTCGTGAAGGAAGTGAAGAAGCCTTCGAGCCTCACCCAGACCATCAACTTCGGATTCGGTTGACATGATCTACGTCAACTCCCGTAACCTCCGAGAGAAGTTTCGCGCCTCTAGCGAAGCAGCTCTCGATCTCGCCCATAGTGTGGTGGTCGACGTCCTCGAACACGCCAATCTTCGGGGTAGTAGCGACGCGAAGGCGTTGTGGGCGGCCCGCGAGAAGGCTCGTCTCGCTCTCCGCGACTACTTCGACATGGTCGATGAGTTCATGAAGAAGCATGAGTGAACGAGACAACGTCGAGTCGAAGTTCATCGTTCGGGGCGGGGTGCCGAGTCCGGGGTGCTGCGCTCTGATCCTGAGGGCCGTCCTGTACATGGAGACGTACGGGTGGAACCCGATGAAGCGAAAGGTCCTGAACGGGGCTCGCGATATCGAAGGGGCCCTGGAGGCGGCGGACGGGGATCAATACCCCACGACCTCGGCGGACTTCCGAATGGCCGTTGCCGCGATCTGTCGGAAGCTCTCCTACGGGGCTCCCCACATGTGGGAGTACGATGAGGGTCGATACCGGAACCGTGAAGAAGTGATTCAGCTTCTTCGGAGCGTCGCCCTCGAAGGTGCGGCGTAGGAGATCTCCCATGGGCTACAGTTCCCTCCCCGACTTCAAGGCCAGCTTCATCGGAAGACTTCTGATCCGAATTGCTCGCCTCTTGGGCGTAAGTAAGGACGATGAAGAAGAAGGTCGCCACTCCGACAAAAGGAACGATCGTCGTTCTTGAGGACTCCGAGACTCGGGTCGTCTGGCTGAGGAAGGTTCTCCCTCAGTACAAGATCCTCGCCTTCGCGGAAGTGAAGGAGTTCGTGGCGGCGGTCTCCGAGAACCGAGCGAACCTGAAGCTCGTGATCTTCGACCACGACCTCGGTCAGCAGAAGCCTCCCGAGGGAATGTACATGTCGGAGAACGACATGCTCATGAAGTATGACTCGGAGGGGAAGACGGGCCACGACGCCGCCCACGAGGTCGAGCCCTTCAACGTTCCCGCGCTGATCTGGAGCCACAATCCTTCTGGCCGTCGGAGTATCGCGTTGACTCTCGCGCGTGGAGATAAGGCGAAGTGGATCCAAGAGGCCGCCTTCGTCGAACACATCAGCTACACGGCGGTTCTCGCCCAAGTCCTGAGGTAAGTCATGCTCAATACGGTTCCGAGGATAGGGATGAAGGTGTGCGGACCGTCGTGCGACGGGTCTTCCGAGAAGCACCGCGGCTCCATCACCGCCCTTCGTCTCGATCGTTCTTCTTCCGATCCTACTGACCCTCTTCGGTACAACGAGGTCCAGGTCACTTGGGCGAACGGGAAGTCGGAGTGGGTCGCGACGTCGACTCTCTCGGTCTCCTCAAACCAGAAGGCGCCTCAGGGGGAGCCCCCGTACCCGAAGCCCCGGCTGAGGCGTCGACACGTCCCGAAGGTGGACTCAGCGGTCGAGCGGTGGCGGAAGGATCGTCGAAGGACGATGAAGACGATCGTCATCGGAGACATCGAGGCGATGGCGATTGCCTGCGAGAGCCAGATGAAGGTCGCGGTGAACCAGTCGGCCTTCGACAACTGGAAGGCGAACGCCGAGCTTCTCCGCCTCGCCGTCGAGGTACTGACGGAGACGAAGCGAGAGAAGCGCCGGCCGCGACCGTGAAGATCCTCTTCCTGGACGTAGACGGGGTCCTCAACTACAAGGCCTACGATCGAGCACCTCGTGAGGTGGATCGATCCCGAGCGGGTCGATTTCGTGAACGAGATCGTCAAGCGTACGGGCGCGGAGGTGTTCCTCTCCTCCAGTACTCGGTCGGACCCGAGGATGAGCGTCGTTCTCGCTCAGGCCGGGCTGAGGCCGAAGATCCGAGGAGTCACCCCCATCCTCCAGTGGGAAGTCGTTTCGGGATCCGGAGGTCTCGACTACCGAGCCTACACGCGGGTCGATGAGATCCGAGAGGTTCTTCTCCAGTACCACCCCGATTCTTTCGTCGTCTTGGACGACATGGACTTGGATTGGGGCGAGCTGGGTAACTTCCCGCCCTTCCTGGTGAAAACGGACTTTGAGACTGGGCTTCTTCGAGTGCACGTCGAGCGCGCCGTTCGTCTTCTCAATCTTTGAGTGTAAGGATCCTCGGCTCGTCCGTTACGAGCTTGGAGGTTCCAAGATGGTGTCCAAGTTCTTCGCGCTCGTCATGCCGGCGTCTCTGGCCGTCGCTCAGTTTCGAGATCGTCTCTACTACCTCGAAGGTCTTCCGCTGATCTTCGAGAGCGAGGCGGAAGCCATCGCCTTCCTCGCTTCGCACCTGGAGTACAGGCAGGCCGAGGTCGCGCCGGTTCTCATGGGCATGGCGCCTCTCCTGCCCTCGACGATCTCTCAGCGTCCCTGGCGCGAGGACCGGAGCACGGGTCGCCTTCGGATCGTCGCCGATGACGATCGTCAGACCGTCGTCTGCGAGATGAGCGGTTCGATACTCAACGAAGCGTCCAACGCCGACGCTCGCCTGATCTGCAACCTCGTGAACGGAGTGAAGTGACCATGACCTACGAACGCCCCTACCACCGCCCCGTCGAGTTCAAGATCATGTGCCCCGAGTGCGGGGACGAGCTGCACCACAAGTGCAACGACTCGACCGGCTCCGAGCTTCGCGAAGCCTTTCTGAAGTTCCTCTCGTGGGTTCCCGAGTTCCATCTCTACCCCGAGGTCCAGAAGGCCATGCACAAGGCGGGCGAGAAGGAAGGCTGGCTGGAGAAGGGCCAGGAGTTCGAGAAGACCCCCTTCTTCGGGACCCAGCCGTGGACGTACGCGATGGGCGACAAGCACTTCGGGCGCGAGTTCGAGGGAGTGATCAACAACATCATCCGGTCGGCCGGGTTCGACCCGGGGGAGCTTCGCGAAGCTTCGTACCAGCGGATCGAGCAGAAGGACCTCGAACGGAAGAAGCAGGAGGAGGGCCGCGCGAAGCGGAAGGACGACATCGCGAAGGCGATCCAGCTCTTTCAGAGCGACGCCTCACTCGCCGACAAGACGGCCGTCCTCGACGCGATCATCGACGCGATCATCGAGAAGGAGACGCGTCACCACCACCCGATGGAGAAGCGCGAGGACAACAAGGTCTCGGATCCGTGGCTCTACGAGACGCTCGATCGCCTGAAGCGGACGTACGACGGGGGGATCTCGCCGACCGTGAACAAGCTCCGGATCGAGGCCGCTCGGAAGGTCGCGATCGACATGGGGACGATCTCGGTCCACCTCCGAGCGGCCGACGGGACGGAGACCATGGAGCGCTACTTCCAGACCCGCGACGAGGTCACGAAGTTCATGACCGAGACGTTCGAGAAGTACGACGCCCTGTCGGAGAACATCTTCGCCAGCGCGGTCTACCTCCGGGTGAAGACGCGTGGAGAGTGGGAGACCGAGAACTTCGCGAGGGGTCCGAAGGGCTGGATCTCGGTCCCGAAGAAGGCCCGCTGAGCCGTAACTACCCGAAACTACACTCGTCCTGGGGACGGGCCGAGCCCCGGTTCTAAGCTCTGGGTGCGAAGACGTCCGTTCCCGGGACGAGTGTAGTTTCTGGAGTGTAGACGTCTCGGACTCGTTCGTTACATGGGCGGAGACGGCGAACATGACGAACGAAAAGACGGTTTGCGGTACTTGCGGAGCGAGCCCCTGCTACCTCATCTGCCCGACTCAGGACCCCTACCAGGGCGACCACCGTCGTGAGCACGAGGATCACGAGGCGGGCGCGGCCTACGACGACAACCACGAGCGTTACGCGGCGACGATCGCGGACGCGGATCTCTTCTTCGAGAGCGCAGCAGCGTACGAGCAGGAAGAGTGGGAGGCGGAGGAAGCGGCTCGGATCGCTGCGGGTCTTCCGCCGACGGTCTTCGTCGTCTCGGCTCCGGCCCTTCCGGTGGACGACTCGGACGACATTCCGTTTTGAGGAGAGAATCATGAACTACATCGTACGCAGCGGGTCGAACCCGAAGATGATCCTGACTCGCAACGGCGGGTTCAAGCCGGAGGTTCAGATCGGCCCTGGCGGCTACAGCGCGATGATCTACAGAACGAAGTTCGGCGCCCAGCGGGCCGCCGCTCTCGTGAGGGGAACGATCGAGGAATCTCTCTCCCCGGTCGAGACGGCGCGCGCAGCCGTAGTCGAGGCGGCCCGGGCGTTCCTCATGCCGGAAGTCTTCCTGTCCGGAATGGAGCGCGCGAAGGGGGTCACCGCGTTCGGGTCGGGTGGAGGGGAAGAGTACGTGGTCACGGCTCAGCAGTGGCGGGCCCTCTCGAACGCCCTTGCCGCGCTCGACGCGAAAGGTTCGGAATCGGACGAGTGAGTGTAGAAACTCCCGTCGCTTCCGTTATACGAACATGAGAAACGAAACCCAGACCGCGGACTCGATGTACCTCGACATCATGCTCGCGAAGATCCCCGAGAAGGAGCGCGCGAAGCGCGTCTCGACCCTCGCCCAGGCTGTCCGTCACGCGAACGGGGACGAGTGTCCTCACTGCGGCTGTACCTCGATCGAGGACAACGGGGACTCGCCCTCCCAGGTCGTCTACCGCTGCGACGGTTGTGGCCATCGCTTCGGTCCGGGAACGCGGTCTTGACTCGCGTCGATCTCCAGAAGCTGGCGGAGAAGATCCGCACCGAAGGCTCCTGGAAGGACGGGAAGCGCGTCATCGTCTTCTCCGAGGGTTCGGCTCATGCGATCCATGACGAGTTGATCCGGCTCTACAAGCTGGAGGCAGCTCTTCATCAGCGTCGCGAGATCGACCGCGAGATCGCGAACCTCTCCCCCGCCTTCGAGGAGGAGTAGATGCTGACGCGGAAGCCTCGGGTGAACGAGACGCTGATCGGTAGGGACGGGACCCGCTACACCGTCGACCACTTCACCGGACCGGACGACACGATCGTGGTTCTTCGGTACCCCGATGGCCGCCCCAATTGGGCGATCTGGCTCTTCAAAAGCGACGGGACCCTCAACCAGTTCCTCTCTCACGAGAAGCCAGACGCTCCTTGCGAGCATCGCGACTGCGAGCGCCGAGACGGTCGGACGATCTGCCGTCCCTGTGGCTTCGACGTCGGACTGGCGAAGTGTCCGGGATGCGGAGGCCCGGATCACGAGGGGATGTCGGTCTGTCCGAATCGTCCGAGCGACGACCCCCGGATGCAAGACCTCCACGACGATCGACCCACAGACGAAAGCGAAGTGTAGGGAATCCTTCCCCGTTCGTTAAAGAGACATGAAGAAGAAACCGTCCGACAGCTTGATCACCGTTCGTCTCCGCCGATCGGGTGCGCGTCCCGGGACCTACACCTACAAGAAGACGAAGATGGACCTCACTCCGAAGGGAGCGACCCAGCGTCAGCGCTGGTTCGCCGACGGGTGGGACGAGATCTGCCTCTACAGTGGGGACTCGTGGACGTCTCTCTTTCCGAGTAACTCGCTGATCACGCGTGCGACCCCGGAGAAGCCCGCGCCCGTGAAGATCAGCCCGGCCTCGCTCCTCATGATCACGAAGGACTACGAGGACACCACCAATCAGGCGAAGAGTCTCGCGAAGAAGCTCTCCGAAGCTCTCTTCAAGACGATGAGGGACGTCACCGGGGAGATTCCGGAGGGCGACTCTCTCTCGACGATCGCTTCGAACCTGGAGACGGCTCAAGCTCGGGCGCGGACACTCCGCGAGATCTTGATCCTTCTCGGGTTCGAGTAGGAAGGTAGGGGACCCATGATCAAGACCATCACGAAGGAAGACCTCGAACAGTCGCTCGTTCCGCCCGCGAAGAAGGGCGACTTCCTCATGAAGGAGCACGGGAACGGAAAGTACGACTACGTCCTCCCGTACGACCTCGTCTGGAAGCGGAACCCCCGCTGGCCCCCGCATCAGGGCTACTGGTCCTTCGACATCCCGGGCTACCGCTACGGGGTGTTCAACGAAGGGGATCGTGTCGAGGTCCGGTCGTGAGTAAGGTCACCATGGAAGACCTCCGCGAGATGGAGGCGTCGAAGACGAAGTGGATCCTCGTCTTCGACGACCTGGTCAACGGAACGTTCGTGACGCTCCGGGCGGCGCTCGCGGCTGCGGGTCGAGCATCGAATCCGGTTCCGGGGAACTGGAGCCGGATTCGAGTCTACAAGCGACGTCACGTCGACCCGGAGATGATCTCGGGAACCCCCGTTCTCGACCTCCATCGCAACGAAGCGACGAACGAGTTCGAGTAGAGCCTCAGCGCCAGGTCGCGAGCCAGTTCACCGCTGTGTTCGCGCCTTGGATCGTATTCAGGAAGGTGATACCGGTCGACGTGATCGAGGAGACCACGGTGTTGGCTCCCTGGACCTTGTCGGAGACGACAACGCTGTCCGCCTGAGAAACGGTTCGGACGAAGGATGCCTGACCGAGCTGGGCCCAAGTCTTCGCCTGGCTACCGCCCGCGCTGAGGTCGATCGCACCGGTGAGGGTCGGAGGATCGATTGCGCCGGTCGCGTCCGGAGTCGCTAGGACCACGCTCGGCCAGCGCGAACCTCGTCCGAGGATGTTGACCCGGGCTCCAGCAGTAAGAGCGCACGCCTTCGGGAGAAGGGTGTCCTCCATGATGACGGTCTGAACGTTGACGGCGGACCCACCGACCTTGAACTTGATGATAGAAGACCCGGCCGGAGCGAATCCCGGGGAGGCAATCCCACCAGTCACGAACCTACAGCCCTGAAAGTTGAAGACGAGGGCCGTAGCGGTATCTGGAAGTTCGGAACCCGCCGTTGAGAAATCGACCGTGCCAGAGAGGTAACCAGCGCATACAACCGTAGGGGCGTTGCTGCCAACAGGGGCCAGCAGACCTGAGCCCTTGAGTCCACCCGACAAGGTGGAAGACTCGTCTACGTAGAGCTGTCCTTGACCCGAAAGAGTGAAAGGAGAGAACACGCTTCCGAGCGTCGAACCGTACTGAAGGACCAAAGTACCCGTGTAAGTGGCCGGGTCGACAGTATTGTCGAAGCTGTTCGTACAGTCTCCCTGCATCTGGGAGTTGAACAGCTGAACTGTCAGGCAACCCTGATACACACAGGGCTGGGCACCTTGGCTGTTGTAGAGGCTGCCGACCGCGATTCTCTTGAAGAAGAGATTGAGTCCCTGAACGTTGTTGAACGTCGGGGACAGCTGTGAGTTCGCCCCGAGCGAGCTATCGGCTCTCACCGAGTAGAACCCCGCGCTGGAGCTACTGAAGTTGAAGTTGGTGAAGTTGATTCGAGTGAGCAGCGTAGCGGAGTTCAGATTGAACTTGTCAAGGCTCACGCCGATGATCGTGGTGGCTACCTGAGTAGACCCCACGCTGTAGTTGGCGTTGACCGTCGTCCCCGTGATCGTGAGACGAACGATCGTGGCTGGGATAGTGAGCGATGCGAGAAGCGTGAAGCGCTGCGGTGCGAGCCAGACGGTGTCGTCGGTCTGAGCAGCATTCAACGCGGCTTGGATCGTCGCGAAAGGGAGGTTCTGGTTGCCTCTCGCTGCTGTCGAGTCGTTTCCCCTTACGTTGTCGACGTAGAGGACCGAAGCCCAGGGGCCCGGAGAGATCCCGGCGACATCTCCAGAAGAAATCGCTCCGATCGCGTCGCGAGCACTCTGTTGAGTGGCGCCGATAGCTTGAAAGAGTTTTCGAGGGGTCGCCATATCCCTCGGAGACCCTATAACCACTCAAGCGAGGCGATTTTCTACGGGAGTTTCTCAGACAGCGTAACGCTCCTCCCCGGTATCATCCCGATAGTCAGAACTCGGGATTGAGGAGAGAGAAGGCGTGTCAAGAGAAGAATTCGAAGCCTGGATCGAAGATCAGCGCTACGCCCGAATCCAAGAAGCGTTCGATCGTCTCCCGAAGGGGGACCGGTCTATCGAGAAGTGGCTGAAGGCCTTCGCCCTCTCCCTCGCCGAGGTCGCGAAGGAAGAGTCCGAGGAAGCCGAGATCGAGGACGACGAGACCAGTCTCTCGGACGATCTTGACGACGACCTCGAAGAGACCGACGACGAAGAGGAGGAAGCCGAGGACGATTGAGGTCCTATTGGCTTCTCGTGAGATGGCTGGGATGAAGAAAGCGGACGAGATCGCAGGGCGAAGAATCCTTCGTGAACACCTTCCCCGAGGTCACGACGCCAACTGGTTCATCCGCCTCTCGACCTACGAAGGGGAGCCGGAGAAGGCCTGGGAGTTCTTCAACGACCGAAACGTGAAGGGTCCTCTCACGAAGGCGGAACTCGCCGAAGTGAACGAGTTCATCTCGGACCTGAACACCTGGACGACAAAGAAGGACCCTCTCCGATCCCAGACGATCCGACTCGCTCACGAGAAGCCCGAGCTTCGCCCATATCTTCTCCCGCTCTTGAAGAGCGCGTCCTCAATCGGAGGGGGTTGGGAGACAGTGGCGAAGGGTTCGTATCTGGACGAGATCTGGAAGATGTACGAAGCGACCTACCGGAAGATCGGTCTGTCGAAAGCTTCGCCCTCAGAAATGGTCTCGGATTACGACGCTTGGGAAGTCCTCAAGAAGGATGAGGTCCCTATCGCGTTCGTCGTCTCGAAGAAGACTCCCTTCGGGATGAAGCTGGGGTTGATGGGTTCAGACGGAAGTCCCGAAGGGAAATCCGCTATCAAGACCTATCTGACCAGGAGCTTTGACGTTCCGGGAAGATATGGCGAAGTGTCTCATGCGGTAGAGAAGATCGTCATGGGAGTGAAGCCACCCGTAGTCTGTGCGGCTTACGTCGACAAGGTCATTCGAAAGAATGTCGATCCCTCCGCGGATTCTATCCACTACACGAGACCGCTCTCGGGGGTTGGAAATGTAGAGAAGGTTCTTGTGGGTCGTCCGAATGGGGTAGAGACCACAGACTCTGCTCGTCCTTCGTGTCCGGTCGAGAGCCCGGACCGAACGGCGATGGGAGACGACGGATGGAACGAGGGTCAGCCCGACAAGACCGATCTCGATTCCCACTACGCTTGTCAGATCGAACTCTAAGTGGTCCCGGCTTCCGCGATCTCGGGCGCGATCCGAGGGTCGGCCTCCTTTCCGGGAGGTCAGACCTGGGGCCTCCTCGCCGACGCCCTCGGTAACGCCTTCTCGACCTGGGCCTCAACGCCGGGCAACGTCCTGGTCCAAGGCGTCTCTACGGGCGTCGTAGGGGCGGGAACTGTGGTCGGAACCCTCCAGTTCACCGGGGGTCCGGCCCTCGTCCCGGCCGGAATGGCCTCGGGAGGTCTTTCCGGTACTACGGTAGCTCAAGTCGGTACGGCGATCGGGACCGGGCTCATGTCCTCCCTAAGCGGAACCCTCACCTACCAGGGGGTTTCGACCGGAGTCGGCTCGGGATTGGACGTCTCCTTCGTAACCTCAGCGAATTCGGCGTCTCTTTCGGCCGCCCTTCAGGCCGCCCACGTCGCCCTTACCGCGACCCTCGGAGGGACCGGTTCGAGTCTCCCGAGCTTCTACCTCGCGATCGCCTCCGGAATCGCCACCCTAGTCCAGACGGCCGTAACCGTCCCCGGGACGGGCGTAGTGACCCCAGCCGGGCCCCTGGGTCCTTCTTCGAGCGTCGGCTCTACGATCTCTTTCCTCGTCTGAGGAGTGTAAGAGACTCGGTCTCCCTCGTTACTAGGCGAGGAGAACGTTTCTATGAGCACCAAGACGCAGCGCGAGTTCAAGGTCGGCGACACGGCGGAGATCCGCGACGTTCCGCAGGGCTACATGGTCGAGGAGACCGTCGCGACCTTCCAGGTGGAGGGCGAATTCGATCGCTCCCTCGGCTCGGTTCCGGTTCGGGACGTTCAGACGAAGACTCCCTACCTTCTGGATTACCAGACGCAGGTTCGAGTCGTCGCTCTCCCGGATCAGCCGAAGCCGGCGGACATGCTTCTTCTGAAGGCCATGGTCCTCGCTTCGGGTCTCGGCAGTACGCTCCGCGGCTACGAGAGCTGTATCTACTGGATGAAGGAGTCCTACGACCATCCGGACCGCCACGCGGATCATCTCTCCCAGATCGCTCGTCACGCGTCGGAGGCTTCGGCCTACCACTCGAAGGCGCGCGGTCAGTACGAGGGTCTCCTCACGCTGGTCGAGCTTCTCGGGTCGACCCCGATCCCGGAGGACGTCCAGGCGGCTCTCGACCTCGCGAAGTCCCACAACGTGAAGATCTGAGAATGCCGTACGTGAATCGAGACATCGCGACGATCCTCGGGATCGCGAGTATGAACGGCGGGCTTCGCGGCTTCTCGGGCCGTGAAGCCCTCGGTCAAGAGAAGCGCGAACGGAGCCCTGAGCTGGTCGCGGAGTTGAAGACCTCAGCCGAGGCGAAGCGCGCTCGGAAGGCGGCGAAGAGACTCGCCGAGAAAGGCCGCCCGTGAACTACATGGAAGCTGCGTTCGCTCCCGCGACGGAGAAGTACAGAGCCGAAGTCCTGGGGGCTACGTTCGGACATCTCGCCCCTCGACCCCAGGAGAAGTACAGCGGCGAGATCGTCTTCACGCACGCCGAATACGGGGACTCCGTCGTGATCCGGTCGACGATCGAGATCGATGACTCTCCGTGGTTCTACGAGGACCTTCACGACTTCGTGGCTCAGGATCGGATCTGTCGAGTCAAGATCGAAAACGGGAGCGTCTACCGCTTCGTCGGCACCTACACGAAGTTCAAGAACGGAAACTGCCGGTTCTCCGGGAAAGTGGAGAAGGTGTTCTGATGGACCGTCGAGACCACATGGCCACCTACGGCGGACTCCCCACGGGGATCCGCTACGACCCCTTCCTGAAGGCCTTCGTCCACGGACAGAAGTCCGAGAAGGAACCCTGCCCGAACGCGAGCGACTCGGACCTTCCGGCATGCGGAGAGTGTCAGCCCTGCCTCGACGAAGATCATGGCGCCTACTTCTGCATCCCGTCGAAGTTCGAGGTCTGCGGAACCTGCCTCGGGGCCGGGACCCACGTCAACCCGTCGATCGACGCCCACGGCATCACGAGCGAAGAGTGGGAGAACGATTGGGACGAGGAGTCCCGCGAAGCGTACCGCTCGGGCGGGTACGACGTGACCTGTTCCGAGTGCAACGGGCTCCGCGTCGTTCCGGTTCCGGACGAATCGCGGGCGACCCCCGAAGCGATGAAGGCGTGGGAAGAGATCGTGAAGGACGACGCTCAGTACCGAGCGGAGTGCGAGTCGGAGCGGAGGATGGGCGCGTGAAGAAGATCGATCAGTTCGAGGACGTCCCGTACGTCAGCGTGGACGGGGCCCCCTTCCTCGTCTCGTTCGTTCTTCTTCGCGAGGAGATCTTCGACGTCTTCGGGTCCTTCGATGACGCCGTCTACTACGTCGATGAGGTGAACCTCCGTCTCATCTCGTGGAGCGCCTTTGGACTTCACTTCTACGAGGATGAAGTTCAGCAGGCTTCCGTCGATTGGGTGAGTCAGAACGAGAAGGCTCTCCTCGCCCTCGCGGCAGATCTCAGTCAGGCGCGGCAAGAGAAGAGAGCCGAGAATCGCTGACAGCGTAAGAGAGTTCATGAAGGATCTCTCGTCTGGTCAAGTTCAACATCTGAAGGGCTGGATCGTCTTCTCCGAGGACGACGACGGCCGCGGGCGTCTCGTGAAGATCACGGCTCCGAACGGGGACAAGTCCCTGATCGCCATGTCGACGCGGAACGCCTCCACTTTCATCGAGGCGATGAAGAGCGCGGGGGCGAAGGAGCCCACCGGGCAGAACCTCGCTTCGTGACCGTACAACCCATCTTCCGAGGAGAGAGATCGATGAGTACCAAGTGGATGTTGGCGATCGTGTTCTCGTTGATCTCGATGCTGAGCGGGGTCGCTTCGGGTCAGTCCAGCGACTTCGTGATCCGAGCCAGCGAAGCGAGGGACGGGTATACCCCGATGAGGCGGTTCTTCATCCAGATCCGCAACGTCTCCCCGTACCAGCTGAGGTGTACCGTCACCCCTACTTGGCCGGATTCCGGTAGGGCTTGCGGTCTCGGTTGGGAAGGAGGGGGTGGCTCCAACATCTACATCCCCGTCGGATCCGTGGCCGGGATGCCGACCTGGGGCAGTATCCTCAGCGTGTGCGCTCCGGTCGGCGCCGTGGGCAGTGCGTACACGGTCTCCTGCTACCGGGTCCAGTAGGCGGCGGAATGCCCAGTGATGTACGAGGGGGCCGCGGACGTTCCGCGATCTACAACTGGCGCGTGAAGGCGGGAAACCGAGAGGTCTTCTCCGCTCCGACGAAAGGCGCCTGCTCCGAGTGGGTCCGTCAGCAGGGCGGGAAGCTCGACGGGAAGAAGCTCCGGCTGATTCAGCCGAACCTCTAGCCTGCCGGGAGCTGCCCCGTACCGCCGCAGCGGATACAAGATCCGGTTCCTCGGCACGAGCCGCAGGTCTCGTCGTCCGAACCTCGATCGGGGACTCCGCCACAGTTCGCGCAGGCGCCTTGGCCGTCACACTCGATACAGTCGAGGGTCTCTTCTTCGGGTTCGGTTGACATCCCTCTATCTTACGCGCTAGGCGTACTATCACTTCAACCGAGAAGGATGGGCGACCTTCGTTCAAGAGTGATTCGACTGGCCCACGCGAAGCCTGAGCTTCGTGGAGATCTCCTGCCGCTATTGAAGACCGCCTTCGATCTCTCCGAGTACAACTTGGAGGGTCTCGCGAAGGGCGAGCCCGTCACCCTCTATCACGGCACGACGAAGACCTTTCGGACCTTCGTTCTGGAGAAGAGCCGCGAAGAGTTGGTGAAGAATTTCTACGGGGCGGGGATCTTCCTCACCCCGGATAAGCGCGTCGCGATGCGGTATGCGAACGCCAACCGAAACATCGGCTTCGATCCCTCCCTGATCGAAGACCTGAAGCGGAAGAACCCCGGGGCGGGAGCGATGATGGAGGCTCTCTGTAACGAGGGCACCGACGCGTGGGAGACTTTCCCGAAAGCCGTAGGTCTCTGGAGAGAAGATCCTCCGCCGGGAGAAGGCAGCCTCGACGTCGTAGGGCTCGAAACCTACTTGAAGGGGGTCGACCCGAACACCATCAGCGACGTCGCCGCGTACGTGATCGGGAGCAAGGTAAAGCCTCTCGGGGGAGACGACGGCCCGAATCTCTTCAGCCAGAGCACCGGCGCTCCGAGCTGGTTGTACGACAAGCTCGACGAGATTGGTCTCAACTCGAAGATCTACCGACCGAAGGTCTACACGGTCGTCGCTACGGTTCGAAACCCCTTGATCACGAAGAGCCAGGCCCAAGCTCGGAAGGCTCGCTCGAAGGGGTTCGATTCGGTCGTGTACTACGGGCCGGATCTTGTCGCGGACGTTCCCGAGGTCGCCGTCTTCAACCCGAGGGACGTGAAAGTCCGTAGCATCGAGGTCCTGTAGAGACGTAGAGTCGTCATGACCGAATACGAAAGTGCGGAGAGAAATCTAGCCTTCCGAGTGAAGGTCTACCTCAACGGGGTTTTGATGAGCCTTGTGGTGGGCTTCGATACGGAAGAGGGTTTCGTTCAAGTTGTGGGTGCTCTTCCCGGTCAAGTCAATACCCACTACGGAAAAGTGAGAGCCCTCGTCGAGAGAGTGTAGCGACAGTATCTAGGCGTAACGCTCTCGGCTTGAACGAACGCTACGAAGAGTGGTTCGAGAGGATCTACCGAGACATGGACGCGCGCTACAAGCAGTGGGTCGAGAAGTACCATCGCACCCACAGTCTGCTACTTCCGAGCGGGTTCTACTCGGTCGCGGCCCGTTGCTATCAGCACACCCGGCTCATGGTCGAGGTCTTCCCAGAGCTGGTTAGGGTCGAGGGCTCCGTCGAGATCGAAGGGAAGTCCTGGGGACACGCCTGGTGCGTCGTTCAAGAGACCGGAGAGATCGTAGACCCGACCGTCTCTCAGTACTACGCGCCTCACGGTGTCTATCCAGAAGGTACTCCGATCCGCTACGTACCTGGATCCTTCGAGCGCCTTCGCGGCCCCCTCAGCTCTGAACCACGGTAGAGTCCCGACAGTGGTTAACCCGGCGTCCCGCCGGACACCCTACTCGGGAGTCTACAATGCCTAGAGAATCAGAGAGGCTTCGCCTCTCTTCGCGGTACATCCACACCGGCAACAGCGGCGTCACGCTCAGCATCCATCGCGATGTGGAGAAGGTCGACCGAGCCGAACTGGTCGTAGAGAACGGAGCCTTCGGAGCGTTCAACACGACTCTGGAGATTCGAGGGAACGATTCGGACGGGATGACCTCCCATCAGATCCGCGACCTCGCGCTCATGTTCCTCGACGCAGCGGATCTCCTGGAGAACGACTGCAACATCTACCGAGAGGAAGGACATCCGCCTCTCTCTGGGTTCGAGTCTCATCGCGGGACTCCCTCTATCGCTGACTACATGGGGATCCGTAACGGTCGAAATCCGGGGAAGATGCCTTCTTCCATCGAGCGCTACTTCCCGGGTCGGTACGATGGAATGCCGCTGGACCCAGAGAAGAACTTGAAGGCCTTCTTCGACATTGTCGAAGAGAGAGACTCCGAGTCTGACGCCGGAACTTTCAAGGGGAAGAAGGGGAGGAAACGTACCGCCCAAGAGCAAGCCGCACTCTCCGCCGAGTACGCGAAAGCGGAGGAAGAGGGTCGACGGAAGAGGGAGATCCTTCAGGCGGGGTTCCGCTACCTCGCCGCGAAGAGGATCTTCGATCTCGCCTCCGCCCACCTGAAGAAGGCGATCAAGGCCTACCACGACGTATGCGGGAAGGAGTTGGCCCGATGAGAGACGAACTCCGACTCGCTTCTCGGTTTCTCAGCTACCACGGCATCTACGTTCGGATCATGGTTCGTCGCACTTTGGAGGACAACCGTCAGGCTCAGATCGAAGTAGATGTGGATGGAGACGTTCGCACGAAGGTGCACATCGGGAGACATGACCACTCTCTTCGTTCTGAAGATTTGAGAGACATGGCTCTCATGTTTCTCGACGCTGCGTTCGAGTTGGAACAGGGGAACGACGCCTCGTTCGAACGAGGTGATTCTCCCCAGCTGGGGATGAAGGAAGGGGCAACCCAAGGACGAAAGGGTCGCGACCTAAAGAAGGACCCGCTTCTACAGAAGGCCTTCGAGGTCTGGGAGAAGCAAGAACGAAAGAGCCGGGACTTCTCTGTGGAGTCTTACGAGAAGGAACGGCAGGAGTGGAAGAATCTCAAAACGGACCGGGAGAAGTTCCGGGAGCGACTTCTCCAAGACACGATTGACTCTGACTTGGATCTTGTGGGGAGGAGGTATGTGGTGTTGGCACGTATCCTCGGTCACGCAGAGGATCAAATCACCCCCGTTCGAGAAGAGCTTCGAGCTACCCTGGCGGGGAAGATCTCCGCTCATGATGAAGCGAGGATCGAGAGGCTACTCCAAGAGTTCGACAAGAACCCCGATCCACTATTCTCGGGAGAAGACGCGGATGAGAAAGCCGACGATGAGAATGGTGATGAGAGCAAGTACGGCTGATCGGTGATCTCCCTCTTGGTCTCTCGGGGGTAAACCTCCGCGAACGGTAACATACTCAGTGTCGGATTTCTTTGAGGGTTTCGTGTTGCGTGGGGCGAAGACCTCGCCCTCCAACGCTGTTACGAGCGCTCCGGCGGACTCGGGGGTTGCGCGCGACGTCACCGCGCTCGACCCTTCCCTCTATCCGACTGGCGGACCCTCTCTTGTAGAAGCGCGCGCCGATCAGTACCGTGTCGCCGTCCTGGACTCGGCGCTCGGAAGCGAGCAAGAGTTCCTGGTCTGGGCGGCGAACACTGGTACGATCACGACCCTCGAAGGCCCTCAGTGGGCGATCGACGCGGGGACGGGGACGATTCCTTCGGGCTCTCTTCTCGTCCTCGACCCAGCGTCTCCCACGGGTCAGGACGCGGACGGATCCGGACGCATCGTCCTCACCGACGACGGCGGGCGCGACCTCGCGGGGGTTGTCTCGCTCTCGGTCCGTCGCGGCGACTCCCCCACCGTCTACGTCCTGACTCTCACCGGAGGGGACTTCTCGTTCCGTCCGGGCTCGGGGTCGATCTCCCTCCTCCCGACGGCCAACACGCTCGCGGCAACGCGTCCGGTGAACCCGGCGCTTCCTGCGCTCTCCAGAACGCGTGGGGATTCGATCGTAGCGGTCTCCTATTGGGTCTCGGCGACTCGGTTCTGGTGGACGCGGAACGACGCCTACTCGCGTCGCTTCGGTTGGAACGGAGCTACCCAGAAGTGGGAGCCCTACCGCGGAGGCGCTCCTACGAGCCTCGGAGCCTTGTCGAGCGGCGGTGGCTCCTACGTCCTGGACCCGAGACCGACGACGGCCGTAGGGATGAGTCTACCAGGCTCCTCGTTGGGGGACGCCTACGCTCAGATCCGTCTCGGTCCGGAACCAGACGCCAACTCCTACCCGGTGGTCGATCGAGTGGCGGGGGACTTCTCGGGGGTTCGCGTCGTTCCGGACGACCTCGCGTCGGCTGCCTACAACTTCGCTCTCGCAACTCCGCCGCTGGCCGGTGTCGTGGGGGTCTCGTCGGGGAAGATCGCTTGGAATCCGGACTTCATCCAGAAGTACGAAGGGGAAACGGTCTGGTACGTCCCCCGCGTCTACGCCGAGAAGTCGAATGGCGTGGTGGGTGGTCTCCTCGAAGCGAAGACGCGGGCCCTCTTCCTCGCTCCGGTTCCGGGCCCGGGTGAGCGTCCGATCGTTCGACTCGGGAATCGGGCTCCCCTCGTAGCTCGTCCGTTCGACACGGAGGCGGACCTTCTCGCGGCCTCGATCCTCGAAGGTGAGGTCGGCTTCGCGCTCTCCACGGGGCGGTTGGTCTTGTCGACCGCCGACGTCGAGAAGGCCGATCCTGGAACGCGTTCGGTCCCCAACCCGAGCTTCGACAAGCTCTACCTCGGCGCGGTCGTTCGTTACGACGGCGTCTCGCTGAACCTCTACGCTCAGCCACTGAAGGCTCCGGTCCTGCTCGTGGATTCGTCCGGGACTCCGGTGACGAGCTACGATCCTGCCCACGAGGTCTTCGTCCCAGACGCGGAAACCCTTCCCGGTCTCGGGGTCTCCGGCATCCTGAGCGTTCCGGACAAGGTCGGAAACGCACCCGTCCCCGGAACGGTGACGCCTCGACCTAGCACCACGGGTCTCGTTCGAGCGCTCTCTTCCGGAATCGGAGACGTGATCCTCTTCTCGGAGGGGCGCTCGGTCACGACGACGATCGCTGTCTCCTTCGAAGATGAACTGCCCACCGACGCGTTCCGCGTTCCGGGCGACGTCGCCTACGTCTCGCTCCAAAAGCGGCCCGGCGCGGGTTCCTTGGTCTTCTTCGGAAGCGTTCCGAGGAAGCAGCTCACGGGGAAGCCGATCTACTTCCGCCAAGGAGAGTTCGTTCCTTCGAGCTACGGCGAGAAGGCTCGACTCTTCTCGCGTCTCCAGGACTCCTTCACGTTGAAGGGGGCCGAATCGCTTCGCTTCCGAATCGGGGCGACGTCGGTGACATGGGCGGCGAGCGCCCTCGGAGCCGGTACGTTCCCCGCAGCGACCGTGGCGGCGAGCGTCAACACGGCGATCCAGTCAGCTTCCGCCCCGGGGCGTGCGTACGAGTTTTCGGGTCGGATCACGATCGCCCACAATGACCTCGAAGCAGGCTTCGTCAGTATCGGCTTCGGCTCCGCCGGGGCGCTCGACCTCAGCGGAGCCGAAGCCCTCGGCTTCGTTCCGGGATGGGTGGTCTCGCCTCCGGGCGACTTCAGCGCATCCGACGCGAACTGGCTTCCGGACTACGGGGGCGAGTTCGGCTTCTACCGATCGCCGAGAGATCTCGACGGTTCCCAGCCGGTCCCGGACTACTCCGACAAGTACCGGCTCAGCGACCAGACGCTCACCGACAACATCAACCCCGTCGTGTTCCAGTTCCTGGACTACGCCCCGCGCGAAGACATCGCGGGGTACGACGAGGGGGTCTTCTTCTCGCTCACCGCAGCCGGGGCTCCCGGCGTCGCTCCGGTGATCGGGTCTCCGCTACAGCCGTGGGAAGACGTCCAGTACCTCTTCGAGGACAAGAAGTTCGCCTGGATCTCGGCGAACGGCGGGACGGCGAAGGTTGACGCTCCGATCGCCAGCATCAACCTCGGCTCGGCCGGAGTTCTTCCGGAGAGTCTCATCGCTCCTCTGGATGGGTTCCTTCGGGTCTCGGAGGACGGGGGTTCGTTCTCCTACCTGGAGCCGGGGTCGGACTTCCTTCTCACGAAGGACGGGGCCACCGGCGAAGCCGTCCTGATCACTCGTGTAGGGGAACTCTTCGCTTCCGGATCGCGCGGTCGCTTCGTGTCCGGCGGAGGGGTCCTCACGGACACGAATCTCGATTTCGTAGCGGCAGGAGTCGCGGTCGGAGATCGCCTGGAGGTCATTTCCGGCAACGCACAGGGCTCGTACGAGATCGAGGACGTGTTCGTTTCCGCCGTGAAGATCTCCCCCCACTTCATCGAAGGGGACGGCGGGGTCAACGTCTCGTACGAGATCTACCGAGGTGCCCCGACGTCGGAGATCGACCCATCGATCGTCGCTGACGTCGTCTACCAGACCTTCAACCACCTCGCGGAGGAGCCCTTCTCGATCCGCGTCCTGACTCCGCTCGGAGTCGCGGGCGGGGCTCTCGCGAATGCCGACGCGGCGAAGGACATCGTCCGAGGCCGTCCGATCTTCGCCCGGATCACACAGACTGGCGTCGATCTCGCCCTCACCGTCCTCACTCGGTCGGAGATTGGGGCGATCGCAAACGGAAAGCTCTTCGTCCCGACGACGGGGGTACGCTTCACGTCAGGAGCTTTCAACCTTCGAATCGGTACGACCGAGTTCGCGAACGGCGTCGACCTCCTTCCCGTCGCGACGTTCTCTTCGGATCCGGTCTCGATCGAGTACCTCACGACGACCGGCGAGCTGAAGTTCAACAGCGGGTTGCTCGACTCGTACGCGGCTTCCACGGTCTCCTACGTCCAGACGCTCCTTTCGAGCGCAGACCTCGCGACAGGAGAAGCGGAGATCGATCCGGACAGCGGGACGATCGGATTGTCCGCGGTCGACCTCAACGCGAACCTCGGGAAGCCCGTCTACTTCGTCGAACAGTTGTCGGTCGAGGGCACGACTGACGCGACCGTCAACCCCGTCCTCGGCTCGTTCACCTTCCTCGCGAATCCGATTCGAGAGCGACAGCTCGTGGAGGTCACCTACTTCCGAGCGGTCCCGAACACGGGCGACCTCTTCCGCGACACGAACGGGAACCCGGTCCAGATCAAGCAGTTCCTTCCGCTCTTCATCCGCGCTGAAGTAGCGACAAGGATCTCCAGCCAGCTCTACTCGTTCAACCCCACGGGTCGAACGACGGATCCGCTCGTCCCTCCCTCCGTGTACACGGGGGCGACTCAGCAGACCTACGGGGTCCCTCAGGGGTGTACGGTCGACTTCGAACGCAACACGATCTCCTTCAATGACGAGGTGGACTCGGCGACGAAGGTCACGATCTCGTATGCCGTGTACGAAGCGTTCGGCGGTGAGACCTCCTACACGGTCTCGAACCCGCCGGTCTGGCGTCCTCCGTTCCGCCTCGACAAGGGTCAGGCGATCTTCCTTCTCGATACGGACCGCACTTCAGAAGTGGTTGCCGGGAAGGCGCTTCGAGTCGGAGCCTTCACGACCTACGTCGTCTCCTCGTTCTACGATTCGACGACCGACATCACAACGGTGACGGTCTTCCCGGCTCCTCCGAACGGGGCCGGTTCCCTCAACCCCGGAGCGAACGCGCTCAGCCTCCTCACCGATCGTCCGATCGTGACGAACTCGGGCTTCCTTCCGACGATGGCCGACGCCTTCGGTCTCTCCGCTACCCCTCACTTCGAGCCCGTTACGAAGGGTCAGGTTGAGATCAAGTTCGACGGGGACCTCACCCGCTACGCGGTCGCTGGACACCTGCTCGAACTGTTCGGGAATCCGTTCGCGATCGTGAAGGGGGAGTTCTCTTCGGACGGCCGCGTCACGACAGTGACGGTCGCTTCTCCGATCCAGGAGAACCTCTCTTGGTCCTCGACGATCGCGAACGACTCGGTGAAGATCTCAGTTCGTCCGATCTACCCCGAAGGCACAACGGCGTTCTTGGGGACTTCCCCTTTCCTTCCGACCGAGCCGACCGAGGTGGTGCTCTTCGGCGAGAAGGACGAGAACGGGAATGCGCTCCCGGGCCGAACCCTCGTTCAGGGTCCCGACTACACGGTCTCCCCGAACAATGGGAATCTCTCGTTCACGGCGCCGCGCCAGGCCGGTCTTTCTTCCAACCAGAAGCTCGTCTTCTCACGTACGGACACGCGCTCGATCGGACCTTTCCTCTACAAGGGCGAGGTCCAGTACCCGAGAGTGTCGAGCGGGTTCCACTTCACCGATCCGCCCTCGAAGGCGAACGGGCGTCAGGGCGGAGTCCTCCAGGCCACGTACACGTTCGAGAGCCCGGACGCCTTCTACGTGAAGGCCCAACCGTTCCTGGACTTCGTTGGAGAGGTCGCGACGGACCTTCAGAAGCAGGCTACGGCGAGCGAGCCCTCGAACGGTCCCACGATCTCCTCGAACACCTCGAAGTCCAACTCGGACTTCGGGCGCGCGGGCCTCGTCACCGAGCGTCAGAACCTTCTCGATCGCGATCGGGCCGCCCGAGCGTTCCTCGGCTTCTACAACTCCACGATCTCCTCCTTCGAACAGATCGAAGAGACGCTGAACGGAGCGCTCGTAGGAGAGCGAGACGGGAAGCTTCGCTTCTACATCGGGAAGAACGACCCATGGGTCCCGCCGGGCTACGAGGATGAGATCACCGGTGCGTTGAACCCGCGCGTGCTCTGGTTCGACGCGTGGATGTCGGCCCGCCGAGGTCTTCCGACGATCCGTCTCCTCGCGACCGACCCCATCACTGACCCCCTCTCGACGTCCCTCGACTCGAACGGGCGCCCAGTCGGTACCTACCAGGACCCGTCGTCCTTCTCGGCGCTCACGGACTACCAGGAGATCCTCGCGAAGAACGACGTGGATGACGTCGCCCTCCTCACCCGTACGGGTGTCGAACGGAAGCTCTCCGGGTTCATCACCTTCCGCGTCACCGCCTTCGGTCTCTACGCGAGCCAGAGCGAAGCGAGTCCCTTCTCCCGTCTCTTCCCTGAGAAGACGATGGGCTTCACGACCCTCGGCCCCGGTCTCGACGGTGACGAAGCTACGGGCGCCCCGGGCGTCTACTCGGCCGGAAAGTTCGGCTTCGATCCGCTCGGCTTCCTCTACGGAGCCCCCTTCTCGATCCGCTCGACGACGAACTCCACGATCGGTCAGCTGGAGAATCCGGTCCTCGGGCCGATCCAGAACGTCCAGGGTGTCCAGGCGCGCGGGCGCCTCGCTCGGGCGAGAATCTGGGCCTACAGCCCCACTGGATTCCCCGACGTCGACCCGGCTTCGACGGGACGTCCCTCGATCATCGCGACGCCTCTCTCGCTCGTGGACTTCCCGATTCTCTCGGATACGGGTCTTCCCGACACCTCGAAGCTCGCGTCCCAGAGCGTCACTCCGACGCCGACGGGTCTGAACGATCTCCTCACCGGTGATCCCGACCTCCACACGCCCCCCTTCGCCTCTGGAGCCCAGTTGGCTCTCGGCTACCCGGCGGGGAACGCCGCCGGCCTCGGCTACGGCGGAACGCTTCTTCCGGTCGGATCGGCGTTCCGCTACGCGGGGATCTTCGTCGACACGATTCTGAAGGGGTGTGTGATCACGCTGAAGAGCGTCGACCTCTCAGGGGCCGACGTTCCGGTGACGGACCCGAATCTCGTTCTCTCACTCACCGGACCCGCCTCGGGCTCGATCTTCGACCCTGAGCAGGGAGATACTGTCTTCGTCGTCACGGGGACAGGATCGGTCGTCGCGACACCTTCGGACCCCCCCACGATCGCCGAGCTTCAGACGTACGTCGCGACCACCCCGACGTATCGCACTGGGACCGACCTCAACTACTCCTCGCGGACCGGTGAGCTGACCGACGCGACGCTTCCCTCGTTCAGTGATCCGACTCTCTTCGGCCTGAAGGAGATCACCGGCCAGAACCCGCCGAGCCCCTTGTCCACGTTGGAAGCGGTCGTTCGGTTCCAGAATGGGAATCGTCTTCCCACTCGCTTCCCCGCGCTCGACGGCGGGAAGACTCTTGACTCGGGTGACTACTCGTTGCCCTACTACGGATCTCCGACCACCGAGCTGGAACTCCTCGGCGCGGCCTCGTCGAGTCTCTCGACGCTCGTTCTGATCGACAGCCCGAACCCTCCGCCCCCTCCGCCGAGCCCGTTCGTCTTTCCGTACGCGACCCAGGCGGTCTACCCGGACGAGACGTTGGCCGGAGACGGGGCCGTTTCCCGAGCGCCGGCCCAACTGGCCACCCTCGCCTCCTTCGAGGACTTCTTGAGGGGTACGACCTCCGGGGATTACCCGCCTCCTCCGGGACACGGAGGGGTGGGGAACGTCGAGCCGTTCGACCTCCTCATGATCCAGGCTCCGAACCCGGCCACACCAGGCACGGATGGTTTCCCCCTCGGCGCCACGGGCATCCACTCGATCGCCAACTTCACGTCGGGGGCTCCGAATCAGATCGACCTTCCCCGTTTCGTCTCACCGGTGAACGCGGGGTTCTCTACCTTCTCGTATCTCACGGACAACGCGATCTCGTGGGTGGGGTACCCGGCGTACGCCGCGGGAATCGTCGTGAAGCAGGACACGACGCTGATCCCGACCGAGACGACCTTCGATGTCACCTCTGTGGGGACCTCCTCGATCGTCTTCGACGATGGCTTGGGCGGCGGAGTCCTCCCCACTCCGATCGGTGGGCTGAACGACATCTTCGGATCGAACGGGAAGGGCAGCGAGCTGAGGATCCGTCTGATCGACAAGACCTCGGGTCAATTCGTCCCGGGAGCTGGCGTGATCATCCGAAAGGTCGGGGTGGGCTCGGGGATCCTCGGGAGCACCTTCCAGGCTTCCGGAGACGACGGGGCCACCTTCGTTCCGGTAGTTGCGGGTGGGTTCTACTTCCTGACGAGTCAGGTGGTCGTGAAGACGACCGCTCCCGACGTCTTCTTCAACTTCACTCCGTTCGATCCGGTGGTCGGACCGGTCGGCGTCACGACAACGAACGGGTTCCACGACTTCACGATCTCCGTTCTCTCCTTCGCTGGGAACACGGCTTCGATCGGGGAAGATCGACTGACGTTCGGAGATCGTGTCGACTTCCGGACGGCTCTCCCTCGTGGGTTCACTCACCCGTCCTTCCCGGGTGGATCTCTGATGGAGTGCCAGCTCTCCACCCACGCGTTCTCCTCCGCAGTGATCGACTCGAACACGTTCACTGCGACGATCCTCGACAACACCAGTAACGACATCGTTGCGGTGAACGCAGGCCTTCCGTTCACCTTCCCAACGCGCTCGACGCTCCTCCCCTCGGTGAACGGAGTGGGAACCTTCTCCGCCAACTCGGGGACGCTTCGTGTCCTCGGGTTCGAGGGTCGAGGAAACGTTCCGATCGACGCAACTGGGGTTCTCTTCACCGCGATTCCCTCCTCGCGTCAGGATGAGGCGGGACCCATCTACGACGGGGCCGTGATCGCGGGAGAGATCCGAGGCCCGGGCGCTCCGTTCTCGTTCCTCAACGAGAACGCGTTCCTTCCCTTCGCGACTCACGCGGGAGGATTGGACCGCATCCAGCCCGGAGATGTCGCGTTCATCCGTGGCCAGTTCAACCCCACTCTCGGTCTCTCCATCCCCGTGGGCTCGGGGAAGACGGGGACGTACCTCGTTCGCGGAGCGATCGCCGCTACGGTTTCGACTCCTCCCGGACACCGTCTCGATCTCTCGGGGGCGGCAGGATCTCCGGGCGGTTGGTTGGACTTCCAGTTCCCGACTGTTGTCGGTCTCGACCTCTCCCCGAACCTCACCGTCACGTCCCTCCTTCCTCTCGTCCCGCTCCAGGACCTCAACAACACGCCCGTCTCGGCTACCTCTGCGTTCCCGGCGACCGGACGCGTCTACCTGATCGTGGACGAGTCGGTGGTAGGGACGGCAGGAGCCGCGGTCTCGGCGTCGTACACTTCCCTCGACCTTCCGGGGAATCGCTTCCTCGGCCTTTCGAACTTCCAAGATGGAGTGGGGGGAGCGATCTCTTTCTCCGCCTTCCAGGCCGCCGCGACGAACGGGACACCCGTCTCGGGCATGACGATCCTTCCGGTGAAGCCGGTAGGGGCCGGCGTTCCGTTGAACTACCCAGGCGTCACGCTCTGGCCTTCGCCCCCGGCGGGTTCGGAATTCTACTTCGGCTTCCGCACGGTGACCGGATCGCGCGCTCCGTTCGGATCGGTCTCGTACGACGCCTCAGCCGGAACCCTCTCCGGTGTCGTCGGTCCGGGAGCTGGAACGCTTGCGGTGTACTCGAAGGTGAAGGTGGTCTCCACTTCGTTCCTTCCTTCGCTCGACATCCCCGTCTACGACAACATCCCCGGCGCTCTCGACGTCACTCGATTCAACTGGGCCGCGATCCACGGCGCCGGACCAGCTTGCCTCTTCCCCGGAGACCTCTTCGATCTCCGCTACCACGCTCAGAATGGGATCTACGTCGAACCGTCGTTCCCTCTTTCGGGGAACGATCTGGGTGCGCCCCGAGTGAACGTCGTGGATGCGGCTCACTCGCTGACGTTCTCGGAAATCGGAACGCGAGACGCGACTTCGTACCTCCCCTCCGGCGGACCAGTCGGAGGCAGTTACCTCGAAGTGGCTCAGGTCGAGGTACGTCGAATCCGTCGGTTCCACGTCCAGTTGGACATGGTCGTGGGGGCGATCGAACGTCTTCGGTTCACGTATGAGATCCGTCGCGGGATCGTCGACAGCTTCGTTTCCACCGGGACCGCCGGTCTCCTCACGGCGCGTCCGGTGGACTCTAGTGTCCCGCCTCTCCCGCTCGCCGGAGGGACCGCCACTCAACTCGGTGACTTCACTCTTCCGGATCAGAACATCCGTTCTGGGGACCAGGTCCGGTTCCTCGGAGTTTCGGGGGAAGTGATTGCGGAAGCGGAGATCCTCGTCGTGGAGACTGACGGGAAGACGCTGACGCTTTCGAAGAACTCGTTGCCCTCGGTCGCCCCCGGGACCCGGTTCGAGATCTACCTCCGGTCCGCTCCGATCCCCCAGGAGCAATCCGCGGAGGAGCTTCTCGCCCTCGCCACGGACCGGGTTCTTCTCGACCGTCGAGCGGATCTCGTCGCCCAGACGGGCGGGAAGGTGAACTACGTCTCGGACCCGGATCTACAGGTCGCTTACGATCAGTCGATCAACCTCCTCCGAGACACTGACCCCACGATTGACTTCGCCTCCCTCGGAATCCAAAAGGGAGACATCCTCGTGATCGACCCGGCGGGGGTCCTCCGCGGCCCTACGGGCTTCCCTCCGACCTCGGAGACCGGAGCCCGGCCGTTCGGCGATCAGGGCGTCCTCCCCCGCGGAGCGCCCTTCTACGACCCGGGATCGCCCCTCCGTACCGACGACAATCGAGGCTACTACGAGATCGAGACCGTATCGCCCTCGACGCTCGGGGTTTCTACCTACGGCGGAACCCTCGCCGGGAACCGAACGGGTGGGGACGTCGTGTTCGACGACCAGTATGCGATCTACCCGACAGTCCACGGTTCGAACCTCTCCGGGACGGCGGACGGTCTCGAAGGTCAGATGGATCTTCGCCCGACGGCTTTCGCCGATTCGACCAACTCCTTCAAGAGCAACTTCCTCTCGATCGCGCCGTTCGCCTACCGTGTGATCCGGCCGACCTCGTTCCTCACGGCCGAGACCGTAGAACTGATCCTCGCGAACCGGGAGAGGATCCTCTCGTGGATCGAAGAGCTTCTCCTCCTCTTCGAAACGCGGAAGGGCGGCTCCTACTTCGTCTTCCAGAGAGACCAACACATCTCGGACGTCGGGGACCCGGACGATCCCTTCGCTGGCCTCGGGGTTCTCTCAGGCGCCCTGATCGACGACATCGAAGGTCGCACTGAGCTCAGTCCCTTCACGAACGACAAGGATTGTCTCTCCATCCTCGATCGTCGCTTCTGGGGGCTCGACTTCCGGCTCGACTACCTCCGACCCCCCTACCATTCGCTCGCGGTTCCGTACGCGGACTTCGCGAATGGGGTGGGTCGCCCGGTTCTTCCGGATCGAATCGAGGAAGCTCTCCAGCAACGTGACAAGCTCCGCGACTCTCGCTGGGCTTGGCTGACCCTTCGGGCCGATCGTGTAACGGGTACGCTTGAAGCGATCCGCCGCTTCGACGCCGAACTTCCGAGGCGTCGAGCTGAGCAGGCCCGGCTACTGGCGATGGTGAAGGGTACAGCGAAGGTATGAAGCTCGAAGAAGGCTACGCACCAGCGGTAGCGGTTCTCGGAGAGAAGTTGCCGGGCGCCGACATCATGCGCGAGATCTCCTACTACGTCTTGGCGGACGGGTCGGAAGAGGCAGCCCTTCGGTTCATCGGTTTCCTGGAGTCTTCCGGGTGGGACTCGGACGTCGACTTCTACATGAGGAACATCAACTCGGGGCGAGCCTTCATGTGGGAGATGAGTGACCCCGAGCCCCTCCAAAAGTGGAGGGCCTTCGGCGACTTCGTTCCCTACGAAGAGGCGGACCACGCCCCCAAGACTCGGGAGGAACTGAAGGCGACGATTGAGTTCAACCGAATGATGACGGTCCGCTGTACGGATCCGAAGGGAGACGATCCGAAGTTCGTGGAGTACGCGAAGACGCTGCTGAAGCCCGGCGAGGAGTTGGGCCTCAAGTCAGAGAAGGGCGTATCGGGGGTATGAGACGCAGACCGGAGCGTGGGATCAGTATGGTGTACGGCGGACCGCCCTCAATGCCCAAGGCGAAGAAGGAAACGATCCAGAAGCTCGAAGCCATGTCTCACGAGAAGACGAAGGAGTTTTTGGAGGCGCCTCTCCCCGACCACGACACCGACCCTCCGCCCCCTCCCGATGAGTACGAGAAGCGCCGTCTTCGCGTCGTCTCGCGAGTGGACGAGGAAGGTCTCCTCTGCGTGAAGGTCTACGTGGATGGAAAGCTCGTCAGCGAATCGAGCGCGAACGGGACGACCGTCAATATCGAGACCGACGTCTAGCCCATTCCCCAACTCAGGCGCTATTCTTGGAGGATGACTGTGGACAGAAGACACCTCCGGTTGGCTACTGGCGAAGACGAAGAGGGCCTCGAACTCTCCGAAGAGGAACTCGAAGCTCTCTGGAAATCCGAACCGGACCTCAACAGCGAGCTGGGAAGCGAGGCTCGGATCTACACGAACCCCTCGGGGCCCGGCGACAAGCTTCCGCCCACGGGGGCGATGGTGGTGGGGAGTAACGACGGGGCCCGCGTGATCAAGACGAACTTCACCCTATCGGCGAACCTCGGGCGCTTCCGAAGTGAGTGAGCCCTGGACAGTAGTCCCTTCGGGGGACGACTTCCTTCCGTGGCGGATCCAACGTCGCGGAGATATCTACACGAGCGTCCTCCACGCTCCGGAGTGCGCAGACGTCAACACCCATGAGAGGGCTACCGCGATCGCGGAGACAGCCAACTCGGGCGTTTCCCTCGAACGAGCGATCAGCCTTCACACCTCACGATGATCCTCTACCACACCACGAAGACGAAGCGCGCCGTGGAGTCTCTCCTCCTCTCGTGGCGAATCCAGCCTGGGAGGAACGTCTACAACGGGAAGCACTACGTCCACGTCTCGACCGTCTTCCCCAACTGGATCTCGATGGACGTCTTCGGCGACGCTCAGTCGACTCAGGCGTGGGTGATGAAGATCCTCGTCGATGACGAGACGGCTCTCCTTCCGGACCCTTCCGGAGAGGACCACATCTACGACGGCCCTGGGACGTGGTTCATCCACGAGGGGGCGCTCGCCTTCAAGCCTCTCGAAGTAACGTACTTCAGCAACTACCGGAACTCCGAGCAGAAGGGCGTGAGGATCCGGTGACCGAAGAAGACGATCTGAAGCAGAAGCTGAAAGACCTCGGATTCGACCCCGAGAATCCGACGTGGAAGAAATCCAAGTCGGTCGACCTCGGGAAGCTCCCTCTGATTGTCTCCCAGAGGGAGGCGATGGAGAAGATCGCCCTGCTCCTCGAAGCTCAGGTCGCTTCCGACCAGGCTCAGATCGTTGTGCTCGAAGAGAACCGAGCCCGCCTGAAACGAGGCGGGGGTCTCTGAGCCCGAATCAGCCCACCACGTACTGGAAGGTGAACTGGACGACCACTCCCGCTACGGCCCCGACCGTAGTGATGTTGGCGATCATCGATACGGGAGGGAAGGAAACCGCCCCCATGATCACGCTCCGACCCAGATTCGCAGTGGCTGCGGTGGGAGTAAGGACTCCAGACCCCGTCGCCACGGTAGTGGGGATCGGAACCGAAATCTGAAGCGTTACGCTTCCGGCTCCGGTCGAGGTCACGTTACACCCCCCGGTGACCGTCACTACGTTCCCCACTCGGGAGTAGATGAAGGGGGAGATCGGCCCGTTGATCGACAGTACGGTGCCCGAGAAGATCGTGATGCTGGGGACGTACGTCCCGCTGTTGAGTACGTCGGAAGAAGTCGCCCCGATCGCGTCGCACGCGCTCTGAGGCGTAGCGCCAACGGCTTGAAAGAGCTTCCGAGGGGGTGCCATATCCTCAAGAAGGCGGATAGGGGCGAAAACGTACCTATTGCGGTCTTGAGCCCTTCAAGTCTTCTCGGCCTTTTCCTCGGCCTTGTGCTTCTTCAGGAGCTTCACGATGAAGTCTCCGATCTCCTTCGCTGAGTCTTCTCCGCACTGGCCGCTGTACTCGATGAAGTCGCCCGCGCCCTTCGTTGGAGGCTTCACGTACTGGCTGTTGAAGGAGATCGTGAAGAGGGTCTTTCCTTCGCGCTTCGCCCGCTCGCGTTGAGCCCGAGTCCACCGAGCGCTGGAGCGGTTCCGATCGCTCATCACTTCGCCTTCAAGTTGGCGAAGTGGATGGCGTCGTCCCACCCTTCCTTGTTCCCGGGGAAGCGGGCGATCGGGCTCGGGGCGCTGTTGATCTCCAGCTTCTTGTCCGCCTCACGGAAGTGGGGGTCGAGGTTCTTCCACTTCATCGCGTCGATCGGACGAACGTTGCGGTACACGAGGATCTTCGTTCCCTCGAACGAGCACTTCGTGCACGAGGGGAACTGAGCCTTCACGACGAGGAACCCGGGGGCTGAATCGTAGGCGTCGAGGATCACATACTTCGTTGGATCCGCCGTTCGAGAAGCGATCTCCGCCTTCAGCTTGTCGATCTCCTTCTTCATGGACTCCTGAGTCGCGCGCGAGGAATCGTAGGCCTGGTCGAGGGCTCGTTGGGCGTGAATTTCGGCGGAGGCGCAGCGACAGGTCATGTATTTGCTCCTTTCGGCTGGGGGAGTTCTCGCGAGATGGAGTCGCTGTAGAAGAAGGTGAGGTCGAGGTTCTCCTCGTCGAGAGGGGTCTCCCTCACCCGACGTTCCGAGTCATCCAGGAGCGTCCGGAGGAACTGAGTCATCTCCGAAAGACGATCGTAGGAGATCATGATCGTACGGCTGAAGTCTCGACCGCTTCGGCCGGCGCACTGGTAGATGAAGACCGGGAGGTTGTCCCAGAAGACGCACGCGATCGACCAACCCCGTTCGCCGTCGATATAGTGGTCGGCGTAGTAGTCGATCCGAACGCGGCCCGAGGCCTTCAGCTTCTCCTCGTCGATCCTCTCGTACCGGAGGTCCTCGGGGAACGGAGACGAGGCCTCCATCCTCCAGAAGTCGTACTCGGTGTGAAGGACGGGAGCCGAGAGAAGCTCTCGGATCGTGAGGTACGGAAGGGGAGAGACGCGGATCGAAGACATCTTCGGATCCAACTTCTCGCGCTGGAGACCTGAGAGTCTCCACGCCTCTTCGAACACCTTCTCGGAGTCCTCCTCCGGGAAGGTGAAGATCACTTCCTTCGTGTGGGCCAAGAAACTCTCGTCGATCTCTCGGTCCCCCCAGGAGAACTTCTCCCCCTTCTGCTTCGCCGCTTCGCTCTCGGCCTTCTTCCGATCGAGAAGAGCTTCGAACTCTCCGGCCTCCCAGAAGTGGAACCTGGCGACGTATCTCATGATCGAATCCTCGCGTCGCACTGGGCGCATGGGGTGGTGAAGGTGGACTTCCCCGCGCCCGGACCCGTCGAGAGACGGTGCTCACACTCGCGGTAGATCTTGTTGGTACTCATGAACTCTTTGCTGAATTCGGGAGGAGTCGGTTCATCCGAATCCGGATGAACCGGATCGTCGTCTCGAAGGCGGATGTCTCGCGAGGCCTCGGCGGCTCCGAATGGAAGGTCCCGGACGGCGATCCCTCCGGCCTCGGCCATGACCTCTCGGTCTTCGTCGGTCGGAGGCTCGACCTGGCGATGGAGGGCGAGGAACTTGCGGAGACGAACGAGGAACGCTTCCACGTCCACCCCGTCCGCTTCGAGTCGAGCCCGAGCCGCTTCGTACGCGACATCGTCGTCTTCGGTCCCATCGTCGAGGATCGAGTCGTAGGGATCGTCGAACCGAACCCCGAGGCGAATCTTTTCCATCACCTTGGCAGCTTGTTCGACGAGAGTTTTCGTCTCCGGCGGCGCCTCAGGTCCGAACGCACGTTCCTGGAACGCCGCGAAGCGAGCCTTGTGAGGCAGGATCGAATCGAAGACACCCCGATTCGGGGGGCGGACGTTCTCGACGAACCGAGCGAGGTCCGCGTTGCACTGATCGAGGAACGGGCTCTCCTCGAAGACGAGCGGAGAACCGTCGTCCGTCTTCATGAGGATGAGGTGGGTGGGAAGATCGTGAGGACCCTCGTCCGGATAGCTCGTCGCGATCGCGTACCCCAGCGGGTGAAGTACCAGCCGATTCAGGGCGAAGAGAACCTTCGCGGCGATGAGCACCTTTTCGGTCTCTTCAGGAGAGGCTGGGATCAACTTGGTCATTCAAGACGAAGTTACGCCCGCTCCGGTACCGTTCCTCTGAGGACCCAGAGGAGAAATGGCGACTACCGGTCAGTGGGGCGGGCTCCAGGTCCGCTTCAATATCCCAGAAATCCAGGATGCCGTCGCGGTCGTCAATGGGATCTTCGACCTCATTATCACCGCCCTGGACATCGCTCTCACCGTCCTGAACATCATCAAGAGCTTCGTTTCGAGCCTCCTGAACCCCATCCGGGCGCTCGTCCAAGAACTGATCCAGACCCTTCAGAACCTCGTCTTGGATTTCCGGAAAGCCGGGATCTACGTGAACGGGGACTGGTACCTCCTCGAAGACACGACGTTCGATCAGCTTCGCGGCGGATACCAAGGGTACCAGCGGCGGATGCTTTCGAGGCTCCTCGACCGGACCGACCTCGAACGACCTACCTTCACCGACTCGACGACCGTCCTGGCCCTCTTCCTCTACGTTGGGGTGGACGTCTCGTTCACGAATCGCCTCGCGAACTTTGATCAGTTCAACCTGATCAACCAGCTCCTCTCCGGTTTCGCCCAATTCTTCGGCTTCAACATCAACGGTTCGTCCCTCCCGACCCCGGTGGGCCTTCTCGCGAACTTCGCCGGGGGCTCTACGAGGCTCCCGACGGGCGGGGCGCCCCCTTCGGCCGTCGCGACCTTCCGAGCGGCCACCTCGCGCCTCCTAGGGCGGACTAGCACAATCCTCCAGTGGAGCCTCGCCCCCAGCGCCGGTTCGAGCCCGGGGATCTCCTCTCCCGTCGTTCCTCCGGACGGCTTTCTGATCGAGATCTCGGTCTTCCCCGAAGGCCTCTACGCTGGCTACCTCGCCCCGATCGAAGGCAGCACCGGCGGCGTCGGCGGGGTCCCCGACGAAGGAAGCTCCTCTACCCCCTCCTCCTACCAGACCGGCCTCTATGAGGAAGGCGGGACGGGACGTGTTCTTCAGATCTTCGGGGGCGCCGATTCGATCGCTCTCGACTCGGGGGTGGACTGGAACGCGTCCTTCGATGCGGACGGGAACCTCAACGACGGAGCCCGTCCGGCCTTCTTCATCACGAACCTCTCCTCGACCCAGTCCATCAAGTCGAACGTCTTCGGCCCGGGGGACGGTTCCGACCCTTCGCGGTTCTACAACCAGCGAACGATCTACATCCCCCACGAGGAGGTCCTCGCTCAGAGCCTCGTCGGCGGGGTCTTCTCGTTCGAGCTGTCCCAGACCGACCTTCCGTGGCAGACGCCGATCCTCGAAGACGGCACCCCGGACTTCGCTCACGCCGTACAGCCCCAGACGGTCTTCGTTCGAGTCATGTCCTGCTCGAACAAGGTGACCTCGAAGAACTCGTTCCAGTGGAACATCCTCCCGGTCCAGACCCCGGTATCGGTCATGGTCGCGCCGAAAGGCGAAGTGTCGGCCTCCGATCGAGGGCTTCCCTCCTCGGTGGTCCAGGTCTCGTTCCCCTCGGCGAACACGAACAACTACATCCAGGCCGTCAGTACCGCGCTCGCCGTGATGATTCTGTCGCGTTCGGATCTCGACCTTCCCTCGAAGACGCTCGACTCGACCCTCACGGATACGCTCGCCCAGCCGGTTACCGGACCGAACGGGACCTCAATCACTCGGAGTGATACGTTCGCCCCGACGGGGCTCGAATCGTTCGCCCAGAACATCCTCCCGCTCTTCGGGAATCCTCAGGACTACTTCACGTCTTCGGCGAACCCGGTGGCCTTCGGTTCGGACCTCCTCACGAAGATCGGCGTCCTCACCGACCAGATCATCGAGCGCCAGGGGAACCTCCCGGACTCGGTCATGGCGGCTCGCGCGGCTCGTTTCGCGACCCTCACCGAGTGGATGTGGTCAGACACTCGTACCGAAGGGGCGGCGAACCTTCCCGCGCTCGACGTCACGATTCTCCAGAGCCTCACCCCGGCCGACGAGGACGGGAACCAGCTCACGACCTACGTCGCGAAGAACGCCTACAGCCTCGACGGCACGGAGACGGCCCCTAGCGCCTCTCTCGCGGCGGCTCGGGACCTCGGGGTCCTCGCGACCTACAACACCTCTGGGTTCGGTTACGCCGTCCCGGGGATCCCCAAGGTAGCAAAGGCCGCTCCGATCGTCGTACCTCGCGGGGGTACCTCCGCCTGGTACGCCCGCTCCCTCTTCACGGAGGACATCTACAACATCTCTGCGGACGTCCTGGGCCTAGTAGCGGCTGACATGACGTCGGTCGGAGGGTGGATCGCGATCCGCCCCTTCCAGTCGGTCGGGCTCCTCTCCGGTCCGCAGAACGTCGCCTCAATGATCCAGAGCTTCCTCCAGTCCATCGCGGCCGGGCTCCAGGGCGGAGAAGATCTCATCCTGAACTTCATCTCGATGCTCCAGCAGAGGGTTCGAGAGATCCAGGAGATCATTCGTCGAATCCGTTCGTATCTCTCGATCCCTCTGTCGATCGAGATCCCCGACGCGGTAGGGCTCGCCCTCGTCGCGAATGGGGTGAACGGAGTCGTCTCGGGCCTGACGTCCTCGACGAACAAGCCGACCGACGGACCCGGGGCTCACGCTGGGGGTCTCGTTATCCTAGCGGGCGGGCTCCCTACCCTCATTACTGACCTGCTTCTCCTTCTCGTTTCGTGATTCTTCACGTACGTAGTGGGAAGCCACTTGAATAGTGAAAGCGTCGATCCGCCCCAACTGTCGGGCTGCCAGCAAGACTTCCATGAACCTCGTTCGCTCCATAGGAACCTCCAGAAGGGGGACCCTACACGAAGCTCGCGCCGAGGTAAAAAAATCGACGTAGCGACTAGAAACATAGGTAGCGACTAAAGATTCAGGGGGCGTAAGTATCTCGAACCTGATGAACCTAACCCCCCGGAAGGATGACGTGGAGCGCCTGAAGTACCGAAAGAACTGCCCCAAGGATCGAGCCGTAGTTGCCGCCGATTCAACGGGAAAGCTGATCGCGGTTCTTGAGCACATCGGACCCGGCTTGGAATTCCTGAGGGGCGTCGAGCCTCTCGCGGACGCGTTCCTTCGGGACAATCCGCCTCCGAGCGAGGGGATCTGGATGTGGGAGGGCATGTACAAGACCCACGTTCCTTACGAAGGGGAGCCCGATTCCTTTCTCGAAGGCGAGTACCGGAAGCTGACCGCCGAAGAGGCGAAGCAGTCGATGTCCGGGGATTCTCCCTGGGACCCGGAGCTATGGTTCGAGACCGAGCCCCGAGAAGAGGCGCCTCCGATCTTGGACCTCATCGAGCCGAACTCCTCTCCGTACGGATCGGAGATCGAGCTGATTCCGATGGATCAGATCCCGGTCGACGCTTCGGCGAAGACGCTGAAGGACCAGATCGCGGCTCGTCACTACTGGATCTACCATCGCTTCGTCGGGAACCTCTACAAGAGCATCACATGGAGTGAGATGGAGGTCTTGGAGGAAAGACTTCGTCAGGTTCGGGCCAACCGAAAAGCGTAACTCCGTTCATGTCGAATGATTGGGCGGACGAGATCTCCGCCGCAGCCTTGAAGCTGGCCAACGAGTGCGGGATCGTAGATCACGACAAGCACTGTCCTCGTTCTCCTTCGTACCCCGACCATCCGTGTGAATGCGGGTACGAAGCGAAGCTCCAGATCGAAGAGCTGTCTCGACGCGCCCAGCTCCGATACGACACCTTCCCGGAAGGTCCTGTGGACGGAGGTGGTCGCCCTCTCGCCGACCACGTAAGGGACCTGGCCGAGAAGCTCCAACTCTCCGAAGAGCAGAGGTCTCTCCTCGTGGCGGAGGTCCGAAACGCTCTCGTCCCCGTTCACCTTCGGACTCCTTCGAAGGGCGTGATCCGGGTTCTCGCTCTGATGGACGCGATCGCCCGATGAAGGACACTCTCCCCTACCAGGTCATCCGGGACTTCTACGGGATCCGCCGAGCGAAGCGGACGTGCCTGCTCTACATGAGGCACATCGACCAAGGGCTCCTCCTTCTCGAAGACCTGGGGGCGAAGGAAGCTACGAAGGAGGCTTGGTGCCTCCACCCCATCTTTCAGCTCGAAGACAGCTTCACCTCGCTCATGCAAGGGGAGTTCCCCGACCCGAGACCCCTTCTGTGTGACCCCGACGCTCTGGTCCTCACGATGGAGTATCGATCCGTCGCGAACGCGTACCTCACTCCGGACGTTCACTCCTCTCGTCTCCCTCGGATCAGTCCAATCCGAGAGGTGAACCTCATGCTCATCGCGGACAAGGTCCACAACTGGCGCGACGCTCGGGTCTACCTCTTCCCGAGATTCCCCAAGATAGACCCCGAGCCCCTGAACTGGTACTTCTGGACCTGGATGAAGGTCCTAGGGGTAACGTCCGAGGAACGGGAGAGGCTGGAGTACATCCTCTCCGAAGACGATCGAAAGAACCCCCCTCGGTGATGAAGACCTGGTTGATCTTGGCCTGTATCGAGGCGTGCTCAGGGTTGGAGGCAGACTTCCTCCAAGTCTCTCCGTCGGAGGAGGGGGACTGCGTCTGCTGGGACTCGATCGAGAAGTTCCACGCGGACGCGTACAGGGACCCCATCAACGACATCAGCGACTCGGGGTGCTACGTCGAATCGGAAGACCCTGAACGGAACAGGAACGACTACTGATGCTTTCGGAGATTGCACCGGACCCGGCTTCGTACACGCGCTTCATGACGGCGCTCGAAGCGACACTTCAGTTTCACCCCTCGTATCTGAAGATGCTCTTCGATCGGATCGATCCCCGTCTCCCGGAAGCCTTCGGGAATCGGATTCTAATCCGTCCGGACTACCACGGTCCCCTGGAGAACGTTTTCCGGGCGACCGAGTTCTGGTGTCCTTACAAGCCGGATAAGCCTTCGTCCCTGGAGTACGTCCGAACGTTCGACATCCACGGACAGATGGGAGTCGTCGACCTTCGAACGGTGAGTCCCTATCTCATGGTTCGCCTCCTCAACGTGAGTGGCACCGACTACTCCGAAGCGGGGGTGTACGTCTCGTCGGGCCAGAAGGTGACATTCACTACGGTCGCGATCGGAACCCTCCCGAAGCTCGCCGAGGAAGACGAACCAGATCCCGGCTACTTCGAAGGGATCCAGAGCATCCAGGCCGGACCTCCGCTCGAACCCTCCTTCATCGCCTCTCCTCCCCAGGCGGAGGTTTCGGCGGTGGAGGCCCTTCGGATGGGGCTGAGGTGGGCGAGATGCCTTCAAGCCTGACCGCGAAGCAACGACTCTCGAACGTTCTCGCCTACGCGAACGAGACGTTGAAGGGGGCGATCGAGACCCCTCAGATGTACGGGACCCCGCTCGCCGTGGAGACTCAGTTCCTCCAAGCGATGGAGTTCAAGCTCCTCTCCGAGGGGCACGATCCTGAGACCTCGTGGAGGGTTCTTCGATCGGCGTGGATGGCGTTCGTGAACCGGAACGTCCCCCCGAGGAGCGTGATCCCTCTCTCCCATCGCCCCTCCCTCACTCAATCGGAGAAGTGGGGGACGAAGGACTGGAAGTTCTTCGCGAGGACGATGCGTTCTTTCGTGGAGCTGGACGCCGAGGGCGGAGGCTACGCAACAGTGGTGAAGAAGCTCCGGAGCACCCGATGATCGTTCGTCTCGAAGTGTTGTCCCGGAAGGGTTGTCCGTACCGTTCCTTTCCGGACGAATCCTCGGACGGTTGGGGCCCTCAGGTCCCTCGGTGCAACCACCCAAAGAGGACCCACTCCTGGTGTCCGAATAAGCCGGGCCAGAGGGGCGACGATCCGACACCCGATCGTACCCCCTTCCCGCCTCTATGTCCCTTGGAGCCGGATGAGCTGGTGAAACACGACAGGGTGAGATAACGCGCGACTGAATTCGCTGTTTGTGAGTAGAGTTTCGAAACCGCGCGCGTAAGAGGTAGCCATGTCAGAAAACGAGTTCATCGATCCCCCCCATCCCGACTTCGCCGAACTGAAGAACCGAGACGGCTTGGAGTGGTGGGAGTGGAAGCGTCCGGAAGACGGCGTCCTCCAGATCCAGCTCACCGGAAAGGGAGTCCTCTCCGACGTCGAGACCGACAAGCTCGGGGGACACTTCCTCGACGATTCGGCCTACGTGATCCTCGCCCACAACGAGGACGTCGACATCTACAAGCCGATGAAGAAGGTCGTGGAGGGGGTAGAGAACCCGTTCGACGATCGCGAGAGCCGTCTTTTGATGTGCCTCCGGAAGAAGGTCTTCCCGAAGCGGATCACTGATCCGGCCTACGGGATCCTCCGCCGGGCCGCCGGGACTTCGAAGAATCGCGGGATGGCCGCGGGGATCGCAACTGCCGAAGGGCTCGGGAAGGATCCTTCTCGCTTCATCAGCCGAGGGAGCTCGACCGCCGGCTACCTCACCGAAGACGGTCACATCTCGAACACGAGCGAGTCGAACCAGGTCCTCAGCGGGATCGTCGGCAACTTCAACTGGACGCCGCGAAACCCCTACTGCCGCCAGACCGCCTTCACGCGCGAACACGTGACCGAGTTCGCGATGGCGATCCCGTTCTTCGAAGCGATCAACGTGAAGTACAAGGAGTGCATCCCGGAGCGCTGGGAGAACCAACGCCAGTTCGTCTCGGACGAGGTCTCCGTCCAGAAGGGTGTCGAGTCGATCGTCACCGACTCCCTCACGAAGAAGGGGTGGATGATCGGGGACACGGTCTTCAGTACGATCACCGTCAACAAGAACTACCGAACGGGCGTCCATAAGGACGCGGGCGACCTCCCGAACGGCTTCGGCAACCTCACCGTCCTCGAAGGCGAGGACAAGTACGAGGGCGGCCGGACGATCTTCCCGAAGTACCGTTGCGCCGTCGACCTCCGGACCGGGGACTTCCTCGGGATGGACGTCCACGAGTGGCACGGGAACACGGAGATGAAGTCGGCGGTCGAGGGGAAGGACAACTGGGAGCGGATCTCGGTCGTCTGCTACGTCCGAGTCGACATGCTGAAGTGCGGAACCGTCTCGGAGGAGAAGGTCCGCGAGAAGAACTTCTTCGACACTCGCTTCAAGAACCCGAAGGAGCGCCACGCAAACCTCGTAGCGAAGGACGCCGCAGACGAGGCCCACAAGAACGAGTTCCTGGCCTTCTTCGGGGTCGAAGCACCTCCCGCCGAAGAGGTTCCGGCTTCGAAGCCCTCGTCCCTCAAGAAGTCCCCGGCTTTCAAGTCCATGATGACTGAGATCTCGAAAGACTTCTCGGAAATGGAGATAGAGGCGAAGGCCGTCGAATCCATTCGCGACGCCGAAGACGCGAGGATCATGAAGCACCTCGAAGAGTGGACCGGGAAGCCGGCCTCGGAGACGATCCAGAAGGCGAACGAGAACATCGCCTCGCACCGGAAGAATCCGCCCTCGAAAGAGCAGAGAGAAGCCGAGGCGAAGGCCTACGTCGAGGCCGGGCAGGAGTACGATAGGGACCCCTCGAAGGCTGCAGACGGCCATCGAGTCTCGACCTACACCGGACCCCGTCCGAAGGCGATCTGGATCGTAGGGGAGCCCGGGGTGGGGAAGACGACCCTCGTACGGGCGATCGTCGGAGACGTCCCTCTCGAACTCGTCCCGAACCAGAAGTGGACGATCGCTCGGGACTTCGTCCTGGCCGGTCACTACACGGGCGGGACCTTCGACGGAGGCGACACGGTCAGCCACGACGTCGGCCCCACGCTGACGTATTGGGAGGCGAACCTCCTCTGGAGGCCCTACACGATCTTCGACGGCGATCGCTTCTCGGACATGAACAAGAAGACGAGGATCGACGAGAGCGCGGACCCGTACGTGGTTCTCCTCCTCGCCCCCGAGGAAGTCGTAGAGGCTCGTCGGAAGCAGCGGGGATCGAATCAGAACGCGACCTGGCTGAAGGGTCGGAAGACGAAGAGCGCGAAGTTCGCCAACTACTTCCCTACGGAGAGACGGCTCGTGCTAGACGCTCAGGAGTCGGTCGCTAGCCTCGCGGCGAAGGTCAACTCGTGGATTCGAGGGGAGAAGGTCGAGTCGATGAAGGAGGAAGATCCGGGGGCGGACTTCCTCTCCAGCCTGGGGGGCGGATGAAGCCTCTAGGCAGTAACGAACCTTGTTGGTGTGGCAGCGGAAAGAAGTACCTCCGCTGCCACCAGGCCGCCGATTCGCGAGTCGACCTCGCGATCGACACGCTGAAGACGGGGCGAGTCTGGTACGAGGGGAAGATCTCGAACGATCAACCCCACCTCGTCTTCTTCCGTACCGCTTGACTCAGTCGACCGAGTACTGAGCGACGATGAAAAGGTCGCAAGCTCCGGAGGCGACTCCGGTCGCAGCCAAATTCAACGTGTTGTTGTGAATCGAGCCCGGAGCCCCCGTCGCTTTGGTGGCATCCGTTGACGTCACGACGAAGTAGCCCAGGAAGCTACTGTTGTGGTCCGGAAGGTTGTCGACGTGGATGACGCTCAACCCCGAAGAGGCGACGGTCAGATGGAGCTGGCCGGAGATCGTCACGATCGTACCGACCTTCTGCCGAAGCCAAGAGCCAGGCGTAGTTACCGCCGAAACGCTGGTGCCACTGAAGACGGAAACGGTCGGGGCGAAGACTCCGCTGATGATGTCAATCGCCTCTCGGGCCGACTGAGTTGAAGCGCCAATCGACTGGAAGAGTGGTTTACGCGGGGCGGCCATAGGTGTGTTCTTAGCGCTTCATACCACATCTACCGCGTAAGGTACGTCATGAAGAGGGACGAGTGGACCGAGGCGCGCGCTTTCAAGGCTCTGGCCGAGATGGAGGCTTCTCCTGAGGATACCGGGAGATCTCACGCAGAGTGTCTCGCCGCCGAAGTCCTCCGCCTTCGAGAGAAGCTGAAGGAACAGGAGAAGCTCGCCCTCGCTGCGGTTCGAATCATCCTCGCGGCGGCCCAGAAGAAGATCGCCGAGCTGACGGGCGAGGACGACGAGTGCGTATCCGAAGACCAGGCCCCCTGTGGGGCCGTAGTCTCCTACACGGGTCCGTCCTCCATGATCCTTTGCTGGAAGGTCTCTGGTCATAAGGGACCTCACGGAGGAATCCGTCGAGGGGACTCCTGATCTCGGCGTAAAGTGGTTCTCCGGAGGAAGATCGATGAAGAACAAGAAGCTGAATCCGCCCAAGGGTTGGTGGACCGTGAAGGACCACGACAACAACATCACCGCCAGCGAGAAGTTCGCCTACAACGCTCGGCTGAAGCTCACCATCCGTCAGAGGCAGCTCTACGCCAATTCGGCGTTGGTGGCGGTCTCCCCCGATCTGAAGAAGATCCGCTTCTACTCCATGGGGAGGACGAAGATGATCTCCCAGCTCCTGAGCGACGATCCGAAGCCGGAAGTCGTGAAGACCCTCCCGAAGCACGAGGGAGTGAAGACCGGTCGGATGAGGAACATCCCTGGATCTTCGGAGATCAAGACCGGCAGCGTCATCTACCTTCGTGGCGACCTCTTGAAGGGCTGTCCGATGACGGTGACCGAGGCCTACGGGAATTTCGTGGACGCCGTCTGGTTCGACAAGAACCTCTGTCTGCAGGGGAACAGCTTCCAGACGAAGGCCATTACCACGTAACGCTCTCGCGGTAGGCTATCGACTCCTCTCGTAGAGTCGATACATGAGCTTCGGCTGGACAGGGATCTTTCGTCAGGGAGCCTGGCAGGTCTTCCGTTCGTTCGTCTTGAACGAACGGAGAGACGTCCTCGCCCGGATCCGCGCGATCAACGCGGAGCTGGTGAGGATCGGAGAGATTCGTGTCCTCTACTCGCGGACCGACCTCAGCGACGTCGACTCCCCGATGAGCGAGAAGCGGGTCGGAATCGACGTCTCCCCCAACTCCTCGATGGAGCGCCTCCTCCAAGCGTACATCGCCCAAGGGGGGAACCCCTTCGACATCTCGATGTTCCTCCACCCGGACAGCTTCCAGATCATCGAGGCGACGACGGCGGAGGACGGAACCGAGACGGTCGTGGTTCGAGAGACCGAGCCCTACGGGGGCATCGTATCGCCCCGCTCCGCCGACCCGGTCACCGTGGGGCTCTATACCGGCGGCTGGCTCCCTCTTTGGCGCTACCCACCCCGGAAGCTCGGGAGCAACATCACCTACGTCAGCGAGTCGGCGGAGATGACCCCGGTGATCAACGCGGCCCGCGAGTGGGTGTCGGCGGAGATCAGAACGAAGCGGAACGACCTCGAAGCTCGGATTCTGAAGCTCGCCGATCTACGGGAGCAGCTTCTGATCGAGCGCGATGAGATTCTCCCGACGGCCGTTGGAGGCGTGATCTCGGACCTCCCCTACGGAGACGACTTCGCGATCTCGTTCAACCTCTCGACGATCGTGAATTCGATCGATCAGATCTTCTATCCGTTGACCGAAGAGGGCGACTACAACTTCGCCGCCCCCCGAGCCAGTACGTTGAACCCGCCCTATCCGGTCCTCTTGGAAGACGCCCCTACAGGCGAAGAGGACTGGACGGGAATCGGCTGATCACTGCTGAGGCGTCAGGTACGTGTCGCGAAGTAGAGACCGGTCGTGGTCGTCGATCCAGGGCGGAAACGACTCGAACGGCGTAGGGATCTGAACGCGACGCATGATGCTACCGTCCCAATCGTCGTGGGCGAGGCCGAGACAGTGGCCCAGCTCGTGCTCGATCGTGTAGAAGGTCAACTCAGACGTACCGGTGTTGAAGGTGTGAACCGAGCACCTCATCCCGCTGGTGAGGACGTAATTGACGTCCGCGGCTCCGCCCGGGTCCGTATTGCCGTCAGCGTCCGGAGCCCCGGTCGTGTTGACGTCCACCGGCTCCCCGATCACCGCTACCACCTCGCAATCGGTGGTACCCATCGAGTAGACCTTGAACCCGAGGCGGTCGTTGACCTGGCGAATCACTCGGTCCGTCAGGTCGAGCGCGTGCATGTCGTCTTCCGCCGCGACGTACGGAGAGGCGCAGACCGTGAGGGGGAACTCGTGGTTGTCCCAGTGGGCGCGACGGGACATGAACCCAGCCTCAGGGATACACCCTACGAGCCCGACCAGGGTTACGAACAGCAGTCCTAGACGCATCGGGTCACCTCAAGGGAGGCGCTCCGATAGCCTACTTACGCGCTGGTGATGAGACGGCCGAAGGAGCAGGCCGGACCTGTAGCGCCGAACGTACTGGAGGTGGCCGAAACGGGCGCGGTGGTTGCGATGTAGAGAGGGCCTCCGACGTTCCAGGTGAGCGGACCGCCCCCGAGGACGTGTGTGGTGGTGACGCCCGTACCCGCGTTTGCGATCACGAACGCACCTCGATAGAACTGGGCGGTGCAGGTGATCTTCTGGTTCCGGCTCCAGACGAAGGGAGACGTGAACTGCTTCGGAGCCGTCCGGGTGTTCGAGGTACTGGGGTAGGTGTTGAGGTCGACGATCGAAACGCGCGCCCCCGGTCCCTGTAGAAGAGAGCCCCATCGAATCGACTGAGAGACGGTCGGCGCAATGGCGGAACTCAGCATCGAGATCAGGAAGAACGAGACCGCTCCCTGAACCTGAAGGACTTCGGCGGTGCTCGAATCCCACGTCACGTCGAACTGGATTCCTCGCGTACCGAAGCTCGCCGGAACCGAGGCCGTCGGGATGTAGAGGGTCTCTTGCGTACGGGCGACGGTTGTTCCGACCGTCTTGATGTAGCTCGACGGAGCGGCGGCGTTTTCGCACTGAGCCCCCCAGACCTGAACGGTACGCGCCGCGCCGTCGGATCCGTTGAGGATCCGAACCTCGGCTGTACCCCCGTCCCCGTCCACTCCGATGATCGGGCAGAGGATTTCGAGGCGCTGCCAGGTCGTCGTGAGGGTGAAGTCGGTCGTGGTCTGGGTCGTGGCGTCCTTCTTCAAGATCTGAAGGCGGGCCAGCCCGGTCCCGGAAGTAACCCGAGCCCAAACCGAGAACATGGCGGACGTGTCGACCGCGATCGTGAACGGCTGCTTGATACCGTCTGCGGCCGAAGCCGAGAAGATCAGGTTCGTCGTGGTCGCGTCGCCTCGGGGAGAGCCTCCCTGGCCCCCGAGACCCGTCGTAGCTCCGATCGCCACCCATGGCGCCGTGATCGCCCCCGCCGTGTAGAGCGTCTCGCTCTGAAGGATCAGGTTCGTGTGGGAAGACTCCATGAGGAGTCGCTGACCGTTGCCGTCCCCGAGATCCTGGAGGCGACGAGTGTTCGAGACCTGGTTGGCGATGAAGGCGGCCCCGTCCGCACGGGGGGCGCCGGTCTGGTAGCTTCCGGCCGTACTACCCTGGTTCGAGAAGACACCGGTGGTGAAGATGTCGATCGTATCGCCTGGGCCAGCGCTCGGGGCCGGACACATCGGCTCCAGGGTTCCCAACGGGTACGTGACGACACGAACCGTCTTCGCGGGGCCGTTGATGATCACGTCCCACGAGCCCGAGTAGTAGTCGTCGCTCGTGTTGAGCGTGTAGTTCTGGTTGAGACCGGCGGGAGTAGTCCAGAGACCTCCTCCGTTCGTCGCGACGTCGATCACGATCCCGCTCGCGACTCGCGTGCCCTTCATGACGCGGATCACGGCGGACTTCGAAAGATCCCAAGCCGTCCCTCCGGTCCCCGGAACGTCGATCGTACGAGTCGCCGTGGGCTCGAAGATCGCGAACGGGTACGCCAGCAAGGCGGAAGCCGTCGTATTCGCGTCGAGAACCGGACCCGGTACCGAAGACGTCGGCCCGAACGCTCCGATGGCGTCGCGAGCGCTGGAAGGGGTAGCTCCGATAGCCTGGTAGAGTTTTCGAGGGGTCGTCATTGCAAACAACGACCCATAACCAAGTCACCGGCCTCGGCGTAAGGTACCTCAATCCCGTTTGCGCGCGATTTGCGGCGGCGGAAGGTCCCCGTTGAGGTTCGAGCGAACTCTCATTGAGGGAACCAGAGCGACGTTGTGGAGGCGCCTCCACCGAGTCTCTGGGATGAGATGTGGGAAAGGCCCGGTATGCTCCTCAGAGCCCCGGGCCTTTCTCTTTCACTACTGGCGGTTCAGGTGATTCGACCGGTCTCGATCCAACCGAGGAACATCTTCTTCAGCGAAGCCTTCCGACGCTCCTCCACCACCTCCGGACGGTAGTCCTCTTCTTCGTCCGTGTCTCCGTCGCGGTCGTCGACCATGAGAGCGAGGTTGCCTCCGCTGGAACGATTGGGCTGGTAGAGGGGTTCGTTCTCGGTCTCGACGATCTCGTGGGCGAGAGCGCTTCCAGTCACTCGAAGGTCTTCCGACACGACGCGGAAAAGCGTCTCCAAGCGATTCACTTCCTTCAGCATCTTTCCGCGGAGGATCTCCAGCTTCCCGAGTTCGTCGTGGCTGAGGATCTCCGGAGCCTTGTCGCACTTCGCGAGATTGCGCCGGAGGCGATGCACACGATGCTTGATTCCGTCGCGGTACTCGCTGATCTCGGTGAACAGGGACATGTTGCTGGACATAGGTGGGATACCTCCGATCCGACCTTACGCCGGAATCACTCGTCTACGGCCGGATTGATCGCCCGGACAATTCGTTCCTTCATGTCGGGAGGGAGCGAAGACCAAGAGTAAGACTCGCGAATCCCGCTCCCCATCAACCGGAACCATTCGACGTCGTAGAAGGGCTCGAAACCGAGCTTCGCGGTGGCCTTCTTGATCCCGGCGAAGATGTCATCGACCATCTTCGCGTAGGACGACTGGTAGCTCTTCTTCCCTGCTTCGTAGATCTTTCCGACTTGAGCAGGCGTCAGAGCCTTCGGAGAACGTTCCCAAGACCGATTCGCGAAGCGGCGCGCTACGGAACTTGGATCTGGACTTCGAGTCGCCATACCTGCTCTTCCCAATAGAGTCTCGACCGATTTCCCGTACCTCACCTATGCGTACAGTAAGGGGAAGTGTCTACCGATCTTCAACTTGGCTGGACCTGCCCCCACGTCATCGGGGAGGAACGGGTTACTCTGTCCGCCGACCGGACGACGCTCCAAACTCAGAAGCCGATCGCCGGGACGGGGCTCCTGAAGCTCCTCGCGAACGATCAGTACGTCGTGAGCCCGACGCGCGGAGTCCAGTCCTCGGCCGTTCTATCGTCGGCGAAGGCCCAACCCTACCTGGTCTCCCCAGGACTCGCCGACCTCACGATCAAGACCCAGGCTCGGACCCTCTCGTTGACTCTTCCGAGCGGGTACCAGACGGCGAATCAGATTGCCTCGATCATCAACACGGCGGTCGCGAATCCGACCGAGCGTCCCTACCTCGTCGCTTCGGTCGCGAATGGGATTCTCTCCCTCAGCGAGAACCTCGCCTCGGGCGCCGAGTCTCAGATTCGGGTCTCGGGGAACGCGATCCAGGGGCTCGGGTTCTTGGACCAGGTCGGGGCCGTCGGTCAGATCGTCCTCCCCCCGTTCAACCTCTTCAACATCGTTGTCTCCAACGAGGAAGCGACGTTCGACGAGGGCTACCTGATCCGGTTCGAGCGGCCGATCCGCCCCAACTACTACTTCGCTCTAACGTACACGGTCTTCTGGAACACGTGCCTGAGGTGCCGAGCGACCGAGGTCGAGAACGACTTCCGCTACGACGCCTTCGGGAAGACGATCATGGTGAAGGACGAGAACCTTCTCTACCAGTCGTGCTTGAAGATCGTCCTCACCGAGCTGAAGTCCAACATCTACTACCCGTGGTATGGGTCGGCGATCTCCTCCTCGATCGGCTCGAAGGCGAACCCTTCTACGGCGAACGACATCCAGCAGTCGATTCGAACGGCGCTCGCGAACCTTCAGAACCAGCAGGCGCTCCAGTCCAAGTACCAGAGGATCTCCCCGAAGGAGCGCCTCTACTCGATCGACAACGTGGGGGTTCGTCCCTCGCCCCAGGACCCGACGGTGTTCCTTGTGGACGTCACCGTTCGCAACTACTCCTTCGAGCCCATCAACATCACCATCGTCTACACCGCTCCCGGAGCCTATGCGCTTCCGGGAACGAATAGGTTGTCCCTCGGGAGCTTCGGCCGATGACTTTGAAAATCGCTTCGCCGGATGGAACGTTGGTGGACTCGACCGTCTTCTCGACGATCACCACTACTCGCTTCTTCACCGGTACGATCAACTCTGACACCGCAGACCTCGAAGTCTCGATCCGCGGCGGCGCCTTCTCGTCGGACCCGTCCCTCGTCTCATTCAGCTCCAGTGGCTGGATCGTCCCGAACCCGACCTCGTACCCGAACGGGCTCGAACTGTTCGCGGGCGAGAACGACGTCCAGGTCCGTTCGATCCCTCTCGTCGGCCCTCCGAGCGCCCCGGTCACCGCTCGCGTCCTGCTCCTCTCGGTCGCCGTTCCCGGAGCGAACCCGCCGACCTCGATCACGGTCGAGAGGAACGACGGGACGGTGAACGTGATCGCGCAGGGTCTCTCCGACTCTCGCATCACCGGCTACAACTTCTACGCGTCGGCGAGCCCGGGCGGCGGAGCTACGGGCTACTCGAAGCTGAACGCCCAGCCGGTGACGACGCCGGTGATTCGCGAGAACACAGTCCAGCTCTTCAACCTCGTCTCGAAGAACCTCGCGGCGACGGCAGATCCTCTCTTCGTTCGAGCGGTGATCTCTCAGGAGAACTCCAACCAGGACACGCTCGAAACGGACGTGAACAGCGCGGTCGAGATCCCAGAGATCGTCACCAACATCCAGACCGACGTCACGATCTCCTCGATCGAGCAGGTCCCCTACTTCGAGTTCCTTCACGATCGTCGAGGGAATCTCTCCAGTGTCCCCTCGACGATCCCGAACGGAACCTTCGCCGTTCTTCCGGACACGGAGCCCCTCTACTACGTCGTCACGGCTCTCTACTTCGATCCGATCGCCCAGGTCGAGTTCGAGTCGAGCTTCTCGGCCGAAGTCGTAGCGGGCCCGATCAACGTTCGGGTGGGGATCGCCGTGATCCCCTCGGTCTCTCGTCAGCAGATCGTCGAGAACGCGATCGTCTCAATCAACCGCGCCAACAAGGACATCGCCGTCCAGCCCGGTTCGATCACTCGTGACACCTTCCTCGATCCGTTCTCGACCGAGGCCGAGCGGATCCGCTTCCTCCTCGACTTCATGTACCGGGCGTCGTCCTTCGACACCCTCCTCGCGATCGATGACCCGACCGGAACCGGAGCTTCGATCCCTCCGGCTTCCTCCGCCTACAAGATCGCGCTCGCAAAGGCCCTCTACCTCTCGAACGTCGCGGTGGTCCAGTCGGTGATTGATGGGGCCTTCGACAAAGTCGCCTCGAACTTCGGGGTGACTCGTGATACGGGAGCGCGCGCGATCGGCGAGCTTCGCTTCTTCACCAGCACGACTCCGACCTCCACGAGGCAGATCCTCCTCGGGACTCTCCTCCCCGGTCCGAACGGAGTCCAGTTCCGTACGACGCGAGCGGCCGAGATCAGCATCACCCGCCTCGCCTCCTACTACAACCCCTCGACCGGCCAGTACAGCATCACGGTCCCGGCCCAAGCGGTCACCCCCGGCTCGAACGGGAACGTGGGCCGGGGTCAGATCTCGTCCGGAGCCCCGTTCGGTCTCTCGGTGACGAACGACGCGGCCTTCTTCGGCGGAACCGACTCCCAGACGAACGCTCAGCTGGCAGCAGTCGCGCGCGGGGAGATCTCCGCAGTCGATACCGGAACGACCCAGGGCTACTACCAGACGGCCGCTCGCGTTCCGGGCGTGATCCAGGCCCAGGTCATCGAGGCCGGAAACCCGCTCATGATGCGGGACTTCGACCCGAGCCTCGGACGACACATCGGCGGGAAGACCGACGTCTGGGAGCAGGGCGTTCGTCTCTCGAACGTCACGGACACCTTCGCCTTCACCTACGTCCGGAAGCGTGACGTCCAGTTCGTCGTCGTAGGAGCCCCGGGAGCTTACCAGTTCCAAGCCCTCGACTCCGACCTCTCGCCGACGAATCCGATCGCAGCGATGCTGAACTACCCGAGCCTCGGCCTCGGGCTTCGGAACGCGACGACGGGGGTCAGCTACAACCTGACGAACGTCGCGATTCTGAACTACAACACGATCGCCCTCGACCTCACCGTCCCCCAGCCGTGGGTTCCCCCAACCCTCACCGACGTGATCCTTGGGGACTACCGGTACCGGACCGGGGAGAAGTTCACCTTCACCCGCCAGCCTGTCGAGAGCGTGGCCTCGGTCGTCGGAGAGGCGTCCGGGACCCTTCAGACGAACGTCTACACCCTCGTCCACCCGAACAGCCCCCTCGGCCTCGGGCGGTCTACGGAGGCGGGCGACTACCTCCAGATCACCGGAAGCGCGGACCCAGCGACGGCCGTCCCGACGGGGGCGATCCTCTCGGTCACGGACGAGCCCCACGTCATCGTCGGGGCCTACCCCGAGTTCGTTCTCCGGCTTGGGGCCGACTCCCTCACGGTCGTCGTGACGAACGCTGACGGGACCGTGACCTACAACGGACCGTTCTCGTCGTCTTCGCCCGACTACACGATCATCGAAGGGGACCAGACGAACCCGCTCGGGATCCAGCGCACCTCTTCGAGCGCGATCACCGACGGCGAGAGCATCCTGATCTCGTACTCCTACGACGAGAACTTCGTGGTGACGTACCAGATCAATCTCGTGACGAGCGCTCTTCAGCAGGCGATCGACACGACGAAGCACTCCACCGCCGACGTCCTAGGGAAGTCCGCGATCGCGGTTCCCGTCGACATCACCGCGACCGTCGTCCTGAAGAAGAACTTCGTTCAGAACGTCGTGGACGATGCGATCCGGACGAACCTCGGGATCTTGTTCTCGAAGCTCCGGATGAAGACGCCGCTCCGCCAGTCGGACGTCGTCGCCTCGATCGACGACACGACCGGCGTCTCCTACGTCGTCCTACCGATGACGAAGATGGCCCGGTCCTTCGGGTCCCAGGTCGCGATGGACTCGCTGAACTCGTCCCAGCTCGGGGACTCGGTTCGAATCGACTACTGGTCGAACGCGACCGTCAGCGTCTGGCTCCTCACCCAGACCCTCACCGCCGCTACGACGACGGGCGGCGGACCCGACGGCCAGTTCAAGGGCGTCTACCAGGACGACTACCTCCTCACGCTTCAGTCGACGCTCCCCGAGCGCCTACAGAACGCGGCCGGCGTCTCCTTCATCATCGGCGCCGAAGGTCTCGTGATCCCCGGCTACTCGGACGACGCGACACTCACCTCGCAAGGGTACGTCACAGCTGCGGAGCGCCTCGCCCGTCGAGTCGAGATCACGGCGAACCGTGTCATGGTCTCGCTCGCGATCGGAGACGCGCCTCAGAACCACGACTACTTCGCGACGTACATCGTCGGGTTCGTCACCGGTGTCCAGGACATCAACCCCACGAGCGCCGAGTACCTGACGCCTGGAGTGATCGAGTTCACCTTCACGGTCGATCCGAAGGGCTGACCTAGAAGGTCTTCCTCTTGAAGATCTTCCTGAGGAACTTATCCAGTCTGACGCGGATCGAATCTTCCCCGATCTTTCGACAGGCGTCGATGATCCCGACGAACCCGCCCGTACGTCGAAACCCATGAAACCCCGTAGTCAGGGCCTTCCTGGAGTGGTCTACCTCTAGGGTCTCGGTCCAATCGATGGACCCTCTGAGACGGACGAGGTCCCCCTTCTGAATTTCCGAGGCGTTTCGAAGGCGAAGGTGGTTCGGGGGAGGCTCCACGTTCAACCAGTAGTAGCGAGGACTCGTGTAGCGGACCGGGAACTCACTCATGATCGCCTACGCTTCTTCGGGCTCTCGTCGGTCTTCCACTTCTTCTTGTTCCACTTCTCCCAATCCTTCGCCGTGAAGCCCTCGACCGCTCCGGCGTGCACGAGGATCGCAGCGAGACCGTAGGCCGCACCGCTGATGAAGTCGTGGTTGACCCGACGCTTCAGCGACTTGTTCTGGAGCATCATCGTCTCGACGACGTGCATCGCCTCGTGGATCAGGATGATGAACTTCCCCATCTCCTCTTGGTCTGGGTTGAGGGCGATCGAACCGGTCCTCTCGTCCCACTGGCCGAGGGCCGAGATCTTCTTCTCTTCGATCGTGATCGAAGCCCCGAGCGCGCGGAAGGTGACGGGAAGCTTCATGGCTTGTTCTTCCTCTCGATCCTTTGGAGTAGGTCGCGAATCTCGGTCAGGAGGGACTCGATCTTCGAGACGTTCGGAGAACTCCTCGTGGCGCTCATCATCAGGAAGAGGAGCGCGAGGAGGATCGCCCCGCGAAGTTCATTCGGAATCTGTTCCTTCCAACAGCCATCTTGAGGGCCGCAGGTCCGGCGTTCAGCTCCACGTAGGCTTGAATCTCGGCCTCGGTGAGTCCAGCTTCCCGAAGGATGTCCTTCGGGTCGAGGGGAAGCGTTCCGTACCAGGGCGTCCTCCACTCGGGGAGAGACCGGAAGATCTGGTGCATTGCCTTCGAGTCTAGGGAGGCGTGGCCGTAGGCGATCCGATCGAGGATCGAGAGGTCGAACTGAGAAAGCATCGAGTCGCTGAAGTCGACCTCGCCGATCGCTTCGATCAGGTCTCCGTTTCGTCGGAGAGAAGCAGTCCAGATCGGATCCGTCCGGACTCCCCGGAGAAGCTCCGAGACCTCTTCGAGCGCCGGTCCCGTCGTCGTGTTCACGAAGTGACTCTCCGTGATCGTGTTCCCGGCCAGGATGAGGGACTCTCGATCTGCCAAGTAGAGGAGCTGACCGAGCTTCTCCGCCGAGAGGGAACCTCCCGCTCGGGTCACGAAGAAGAAGGCGGCATGGGTCGCGGTCTCGACCTCGAAGAAGAACCACATCCCCGCTTTACCCCCCTCGCTCACGGAGGATGACGACTCAGCCAGTAGTAACGGGCACGGTCCCCGGAGAGAACTCCGTCGGGGGTGATGGCGAAGGGATCGCCCCCGTGAAAGAGAATTCGAGGACGAGAGACCCCTGGGTAGCCCGTCGCTCGGAACCAGGCCTCGATCTTCCCCACAGCTTCCTCGTAGGTCTTACAGACCTCGACGGTTTGCCACGGAGAGTATCGACCGCGAGAGTGGGTGCCTCCGCGACGAACTGCGAATCGAGATTGAGCGACCTCGCGAGGGATCCACTCCCGGGTTTTGATCAGGTAGTCCATGAGGAAACCTACTCGTGGCCCTCGGCTCGTCGGCGGTCACGCTCTCGATCGGCGAAGGTCGTCCCGAAGAGGAAGGCCTGGGCCTCGTAGTCGCTCCCGACTTCCTTCAGGAGCTTGTACCCGACCGAGCCGTCTCTCATGAGCGTCGGGTCTCGCGTGTCCTTGTTCGGGTACGTGGTGTACGAGCGCTCGCCCGTCGAGAGGCTTTCGAGAACGTAGAACCGCATGGGACTCCCTTTCAGCCGTAGAGGAAGGCGAGGATCTCGGCGAAGCTTCGCTTCGTGTCGATCAGGCCGCCGCTCCCCGAGCTACCGGTGATCATGACCGAGTCGATCTTCACGCCGTCGGAGATGATCTCGATCGCGATCTTCGTCGGGGCCGCCTTCAGAGCCGGCGCGACGGGGACGATCGCCTGAACCGGCGAAGAGGCAGGAGGCGGCGGTGGGGGAGGAGCTTCGACAACCTCGACCGGCGGGGCCTCCACCTTGGTCTCGACGATCGGAGCCGGCGGAGGCGACGGCGGAAGGACCACCTTCACGGGAGGCGCTTCCGGAATCCGCCCTTCCTCCAACGCCTTCACCCCCACCTCCGTGATCCACCACTTCATCCCCTCGTTCTTGATGAGGCCTCGGATCTTCAGATCGTAGCGGGCGTTGCTGAAGCAGTTCTGGACCTGGAGGAGCCCCATGAGTTCCGGGTCGAGACCCATGTCGACCAGCGCCGCGACCATCGCAGGCGCGGTCCCGAGAGGACCCCGCTCCCGGTTGCGGTAGAGGACCTTCAGGAAGGGGGTGCTGACCGTCCGGTAGGTGATGTTCAGCTTCTCGGGCTTCTCCCCCGAGGTCGTCTTCGGAGGCCTCGGGGCCTTCGGAACCGCCTTCGTCTCGACCAGCTCAGGCTCGGCGGACGTCGAGATCTGAGGGGCCGGGATCGAGGAGAGGAGCGCATTCAGAGAGAGACCCTTCGCTTTCAGTTCTTCGTACCCGGGCGGGAGGTTGCCCCTCTTCTCGGAGACGAAGTATTTGTAGTAGGTCTGGTGGATCGTCTTCTCGGTCCGGTTCGTGTTGAACGCGGACCGCAAGATCCCCTGGATGTCGCTCGCCGAGGTCTTCGCGGCCTTCATGAGGTAGAGGGCGTAGACCTCGGCCGCCGACCAGGCCTCGAACTTCTGACCCTTGGACTGGAAGACAAACGACGAGAGGTCGGGGACGGCCACCGTCGCGGCCTCCGGACGGTCCTCGGAGGCGTTCTCCGAATCCTCGACCGACGAGGACGTCTCCGAGACGGCCGAAGCCTCCTCGGGCTTCGTAGAGGCGAGCGCTTTCGCCTCCTTCATCCCTTCGAGGAGCTTCCCCTTGTCGAGTTCGGTCCGGAAGAAGTTCTCGAAAGCCCGGAGGCATGCCGCCGGACGGCCCTTTTGGACCCGGAGGTAGGGGGTCTCGACCTTCCGGCACGAAGAGGAGAGGCGCCCGTCGGTCGAGTGGTCCATGAACCCGACGGCGGCGAGGACGTAGTCGAAGCTGTTCGACTCGATCCCGACGCAGATCGAATCGACGGTCCGGGGGGAGCGCCCCTCGATCACCGCGAATTCGAGCTTCGAGGTCTGGAAGAGGTGGGAAAGCTCGCGCTGGAGCGAGTCGTCCGGCCGGTTCGTGACGAAGAGGACCCGCTTGTTCCGGGTGGGGAGACTCGGCGGGGCCGGCGGGAGAGCCGGCTGTAGGAGTCTCAGGTTCGGGGCGACGGAAGCGAGCTTCATCGATGGGTCCTCCGGAGAGTCTAACGACCGGGGGGACCTACCTTACACTCCCGGAGCGGAACTCGCGAACTTCGTCGCCTCTTCGATCGCCTTCTCGTACCGGTGGATGGTCTCCCTCCACTTCGTGTCGAGGATGAGTCGGAGGTCGTTCAGGACGTAGGCGGCGGCGATCCGAACCTCTTCCGAAGTCTCGACCAGGAGGATCTTCCCCGTCACGCTCGACGAGAACCAGAGGCGCTTGCTCTCCCAGCAGAGCGAGTTCGCCAGGTTGCTCGGAAGGGTTACTGACCCCTCTGTCGCCGGGTAGGCCTCCTTCAGCCAGGCCTCGGCTTCCTGGAGGGCGTTCGTCAGTTCGTCGTCGAGGTTCTGTTTGGTCTTGGACATCGATCTCGTTACGCCCGCGAGAGGCAGCGCTTGGCGAGATCGACGAAATCGGGAGCGAGCGAACGCGCTTCCTCGTTCCCCGGTTCGAGACGATCTCGATACCCGCAGGTCTCCCGTTCCTTCGTCCACCGAGCAATCGCGACCTCCACCGCCTCGTCCGGCGTGAAGACCCCTTCCCGGACTTCCTTGAGGAGCTGGAGAGCCGAGTAGACGGCGTCGCCGGCCCCGGGGATGTCCCCATCAGAAAGAGCGTTCGGCCACCCATGGCTCGAAGTCTCGAACGCCACGTCCAGTTGACCCTCGTACTTCCGGAGGATGAACGAAGCGATCGTGAGAGGATGGCCCGGGTAGACCGTTCCGACTTCACGGTCAGGGATCATGAGTCGAGGACCTTGTAGGTGGAGGGGTTTCCGAGAACCGATTCGACGCGAACGCTCCTTCGAGAAGCCGTCCAGTTCGGACCGGGGCTGGTGTCCCAGTAGATCATCTTCTCCTTCACCCCGTAGCGCTTCTTCTCGACTTCGATCCGAGCGACGCGGTTGGTGACTCCGGTCGGGACGTACTGGATCCGAGTCCCGACGCGGATCTTCTTCTCCTCGATCGCGCGCTCCTTCGAGGTCCGACGCTTCTTCACCGTCGACACCTCGGGCCGAGCCGAACCGTAGAGCGTCGCGAAGTTCGCCGTCATCGCCGACTTGCGCTGAGCCGGAGTGACTTCGCTCGGAGGGGTTGAGAAGATCTTCGACGCGGTCTCGGTGTGGACGTCGTTCGAGGCGCCGAGGAGAGAGAGGATCTCCGGATCGACCTCCTTCTTTCCCGAGGGGACCTTCATCCTGAGGTCGAGGACCAGGTCGAGCGAGGGGTGGGTGATGCCCAGGTTCTTGAAGAAGCGGAAGACCTTCGCCACTTCGACCTGGTACTTCCGAATCGACACCTCGGAGACGCCTGCGTTCACGAGCTTCAACCAGAAGGTCTGGTAGACCATCGCGGTGATCTCACCGATCGGCCGGTCCGCGAGACCTTCCGCTCCGTGGTCGGGGGAGAGGATCACGGTCCGGTGGTACGCCCTCATGACCTCCGTCTCGTTCTGATCGAGCGTGTCGGGGATCGTCTCGAACCCGTAGGCGTAGGTCGTCTGGGCCGTCACTCCCTGGAGTCGGAACTGGTCGAAGGGGATCGGAGTCCTTCGCTTGTAGTGGATGAAGGAAGGGGACTTCGGAACGGAGGACTTCCTCCCGTTCATCTTCTTCGCCCGAGCGGGTCGAGCCTTCAGTCGAGGGAGGATCTTCTTGTACTCGCCGTCGTCAGCCATGTCGGTTCTTACGCTCGCGAGCAGTTCTCGATTCGCGGATCGCGCGGAGCGCCTGGACGTAGCCTCCGAGCTTCATCGACTCGAACCCCCGAGCGAACTCGTCGAGCCGGTGGCGTTGGCGCCAACCAGAGCGGAAGCGCTTCAGGATCATCACCTCTGCTGCGAGCATTCGGTCCGTGATCATCGGATGTACCCCCGGTCTTCGGTCCCTTCGATCAGTCTCACCGAACAGTTCGTCGGGTTCTTCTCCTTCTCGAACCAGTCGATCGTCTTCCGGCACCACGCCATGACGAAGGCGCGGATCACGATCCCGTGGGCGACGATCACGAGGTGCTCGATCCCGTTCTGCTCCGCGTCTCGCTGGAACGTCCCGAAGGACTGGTGGACGCGCTGGGTGACGTCGAAACGCGACTCGCCCAGCGGCATCTTCGCCCAGAACTTCGTCCGCGACCTCATGTGCTTCTTGTAGTAGGCGTCCTCGACCGGGAAGTGGTTGCCGATCTCGTGATCGTGGATCCCGTCGAAGAGACCGAACTGCTGCTCACCGAGGAGGAAGTGCTCCCGGACGTCGAGGATCTGAGGACCCATCTCCTCGCGGATGAGATCGGCGGTCTGGATCGCACGGAGATAGGGCGAGTGCCAGAGGCGGATCTTCGGACCGACCGTCCCGTCCGTGGAGACGATACGGTTGTGGCACCACTCGCGAAGGAACTGACCGCACTCCTTCGCCTGAGCCCTCCCCTTCTCGGAGAGGTTGATGTCATGGTCAGCTTTTTCGAGAAGGACCTCTTTGTTCTCGTTCGCCTCGGACTCACCGTGGCGAACGAGTTTGATGAACTTCACCGGCATTCGGAGGAGTTACTCCTCCTCTCGACGCTCTCGACGTTCGTAGTGGAGCTTCTCCGCCACGAGGTCGTAGAAGGGGTCGACGTTCCTCGGGATCGAGGGCTCGGTCTCGACGTAGTAGAACCCCGGCTCCACTTCCGGGCTCGTGTAGATCTTCGCGCCGAAGAAGAAGCCCATGAGGCCCTCCTTCAGTAGCTCGGCCTGAACCGACAGCTCCAGGATCCCGGCTCCGAACCGGCGAACCGTCGCGTAGTCGTTCGAGTTCATGAAGAACTTCGAGGGCCAGAGCCCCTTCTCCGAGTAGGAGGTGAAGAGGTTCGCCACCTGGGTAGAAAGTCCTTCCCTGGTGAAGTTCCAAGCGAATCGGTCGAGCTTCGTGGTGTCCATTCCCGGATCTTACCCCCGAGGAGTGTAGAAACCCCGCCTCCGCCCGTTATCCGAACGGAGGCTACCATGAACCGAGAAGAACATCGTTCCTGCGGGTCGAAGTGTCGTTTCCGCACGGAAGACGAGGCCTTGAAGTTCGGGAAGAAGCGCGGACTTCGCGTCTACGACTGTGGTTTCTGCGGGGGTTACCACCTCACCAGCCGACCCAAGGTCTTCGCGACGATCCTCCCCTTCTACCGAACGGACGAGAAGAGCCGACTGGCCCTTCGAATCGAGCGGGCCCAGAAGGCGCTGCGGGAACTCGACCGGAAGGGAGTCTCCGGGCCGCTCCGCGCCGCCGCCGAGACCCATCTTCGAGACCTGGAAGCCCAGGTTTCCGTTCGGGTTTCCGTCGCCGCCTGAAAAACGAGTGTAACGAATTGGAAGTCGTCCGTTAGGTATCCGGAGGCTACGACGATGGCTATCAAGCGACCCAGGCTCTCGGATCAGGAAAAGCAGCAGCGCATGTCGGCGAAGGTTCCCGGATCCGTCTGGATCTCGGAAAGCGGCGCCTTTCTTACGATCGCCCGGATCTTCTCCGACGAGTTCGGCATCGAACGCGCCGAGTGGGCGGAGACCGGTTCTTGTCCGGTGTGGCATACGATCTGGGGCCACCGAGCGAACACGCCTTACAGCGTCGGAGGTGTTGTTCTCCCGCCCATCGACGTCAGCACCTTCACCTACACGATCCGCCACGCCGAGGAATCCGGCGAGTATGAGATCGACGACCGGGACGACCTCGATCGGGAGATCGACGCGATCCTCAAGACGAAGCGCGCGATCCGTGACCGCCGGGCCGAGATCCAGGCGATGGAGCGGATCGTCGCCGACCGCGAGGCGGACCTCATCGAAGGCTCGCGCCGAACGGCCGCAGCCGACGCGAAGCGTGTCGAGGAAGCCCGCGCGAACCGAGACGCGGCCCGCGAGTTGATCCGTGGTACGACCAACTTCCGCGAGGCCCAGGACGCCCGCGCGCTTCTCGTCGAGGCTACGGCCGAGGTCGCCGAGGCCGAAGAGAACCTGATCGCGAGCCACGCCGACCTGAAGAAGGTCCTCGCCCGCTACGAGGCCGCCTCGATCCGCGTCCTGGACGCGGTGGGCTGAGGGCGTAAGGAAACCTGGTTCATGGGAAAAAAGAAGTCCGAGAAGGCGGCTCGTCGCCCTATCATCTACAACCCCACCCGTACCGAGCTGACCTCCGAAAAGGGATTGAAGTTCGTCCGGTACGTAATTCCTTCGGCCAATCGGGAAACCCGACGGCGGCGAGGGATCTCGAACATTGACGGCTTCCAGAACGAGGCGATCGAGAAGTTTCTCGACCACCGGTACCGAACGCTCATCGCCCCCACAGGCGCCGGCAAGTCGAGGATCCAGATGGCTCTCGCGGTCAAGGACGCGATGGCCGGTTTCATCTCTGTGATCGCCGGACCCACTCATTCGGTCGGGACCAACTTCTCGGAGACACTCGTCTTCGAGTTCAAACCGAAGGGGAAAAGGAAGCGTTTCGTTCGAGAGAACGGCAAGCTGGTCCCGCTGGTCGAGACTCTCGTCTACGACGCTGAGATGAAGGTTGGGGAGACCACCGCCGAGGAGATCGTCGCCCGCATCCTCAAGGGTCCCCGAAAGGTACTCTCGGAGAACCTGATCGTTTGCACACACGCGATGCTCGTGGCGGTGGACAAGATCCTTCGAGAGAGACGACCTGAAAATCCGTGGAAGGGAGTCTCTCTCACTATCGACGAAGCCCATCACTCGTTGTGTTCGGCTCGGGAAAACCCGAACAACAAAGAGGAGTTGATTCTCATCAACAACGGCATTGGTCGGATCGTCCTACAGTACATCGAAAAGAAGCCGGGACCCCTTCTCTTGGTTACGGCTACTTGGTTTCGTTCGACTCTCGACGAGATCGTCCCCTCTTGGGCTCGCGAGCTTTTCGATCCGGGCAGGTATGTCCGCCACCTCGACGACCACATGGCTTCGATGAGGTACCTGAAGCGCGTTCATCTCAACTTGATCTTCGCCGACAACCCCTACGAGGCCGTCCTGTACTGTTTGTCGAAGGACAAGGCCGCCCTTCAGGCCCACAACCATAACCACAATTTGGTCTACCTGCCCGCCCCCAACTCCAACTTCTACAAGGCCTACGGGACAGACGGTAAGAAGCCGACGAAGTTCGATGTTCGGGACCGTCTCTTCCAGTGCCTCAAGGTCGAAAACGGAGTCGGCCTGATCGAGGGGGAGCCCGTAACGGTAGTGGACTTCATCGACGACTCGAACCTGATGGAACGCCAAGAGTTGGCCGATCAGGTCCGCGAAGGTATCTCGAACTCAGCAAAGTATTTCCGCAAGGAAATCTCTCTCGCTCGGCTCGACCAAGGCCGTAAAGCTCCGAACGTCCTCTTCTCGAACAACATGTTTCGCGAAGGCAGCGATTTCCCCACTCTTCGTCAAGTGATTCTCATGGCTCCTAGGAACTCGACGCTGGACATGATCCAAATGCTCGGGCGACTTCTCCGAGACGTTCCTGGAAAAGAGTCGGTGGAGTTCAACGTGATCCTTCCGACCTTCGGGAAAGAGATCGACGAAACCTACCTGGATTACTACCTGAACATGCTTCTCATGTTCATGACCTTCGATTGGCAGTCGCGCCGGTCCGAAATTTTGGGGTACAACGCGTCGGAGAAGGTGACCAGGGCGGTTGAGCTAGTCCTTGAGACCATTCCGAGGTCGCTCCTCAGGGAGGGGGATTCGGGGGTCTCCCGAGGTGTCGACGATGTGATTAGGATCGCTCAGGAGGAAGCCGAGAAGTTCTTCTCCTCCAACCCCTCTTACACCGAGACGGAACGACGGGAGACTAAGACTGCCCTGGAGAGGTTCTTCTCCCCGTCCCGAGTCCAAGACGGGAAGCTCCTTAACGGGGTGTCTCTCCTCACCAGGGATCCTTACAACCAAATCTTCGATTCCTTCAAGGCGGGGCTTGGGTGTAAGACCTGGTCTGAGGTTCGAACCGCGATCGGGAAGATCGGCCCTCGGCCGGAAGCTCGATACTCGAAGGTCTATGGGGTCAAGAAGGACCCGGATAAGTCGAAGCGGGAGATGCTTCGCATGCTCGATAAGTGGAAGCTCTCATGAAGATCGACCGGATCCGAACGAAGGATTGGTCCTGTAATCGAAAGGTTCTCTCTCGGGAACAGGCCACTATCGCGGCTTGTCGAACGTTTACCGGTTCAGATCGATGCCCAGGGGGGAGGATGATCTCCCTTACGGGGAAGTTGTCCGATTCGAACGGGCGACTTCGAGGCAACTCCGAAGTCCCCTTCCTGGTCGATCGGAAGTTCGTTTCCCCTTCAGGGATCCTCGGGATCGACCGCGACCTTGAAGTTGTGGAGGCGAACCGGGCGGCCGTGAAGGGAACCCCCTACCAGGCCGCCCGGTTTCTACATGGGGAGTGGCTCGACGTACTCCATGATCTGGCCAATCGAAAGAAGCTGAAGCCCTGCTTTCTTTGGTTCGATTCGACGGCGGAACCGAAGGCCGCTTTCCGCGCAGTTCGTCGTACGGTCTCCCTTCTCAACGAAATTCCGGGCGAGTTCGTTATCTCGGCGAACTTCATAGCGGCTCGTTCTTACCCCCATCGGTTCGACCTCGACTTCGACGAAATTCGAGAGGTGGCCTCGACCTCGGGTTTGATGGAATTGGCTTCGTCCACGGGGTGGGAACAACCAGACGACGCCTACTACTATGGTGGAACCGGTCCGAATTCGAAGACCATGATGATGTTTTTCACGATCGGCCGTAAGTCTCGTCAGCAGGACTCTCGAACATGCCCAAGTCGAATCTTCGCCTGAACCCGAACCGTCCCCCGCTTTGGCTCAAGGTGTTCGCTTTCGCGAACGATAGGGGCGCCGAGGGCGTGATCACCCAAGAGGTAGTCGAGTTCTTCGAGGGGGCCCACAGCCACGAAGCTATCAGCCCTCGGCTGAAGGAACTGGTGGAGTGTGGGATGCTTCTGAGAAAGGGTAAGCGTCCTACTCGGAAGGGCAATCTCGCTGACGTTTTCGTCGTTGTGAAGGGGGCCCACCCCATGATGTGGAACCCCCAGCTCCATCTTCGAGGCACGAAGGGCCTCTCCGAAGAGGAGGCGAAGGTCTTCCGGGCCGCGAAGAACTTCGTTCAGGCCAAGAGGAACGCCAAGACCCCCGCCGGAGTCCGATCCGCCACCGTCCGACTCCTTTCCGTTCTCGGCGCTTTGTGAGTGTAGAACGGTCCCCCTCGTCCGTTACCTGGATATGAGCTTCGACGACACACCGGCGATTTCCGACGCGATCTCCGCTTTCGTGAGAGATATGACGGAAATGGCCCGAGAACTGCCGACCGGTCCAGAGGATCTGGAATCGGACTCGCCCTTCCCGGCTTCGATCGCGAAGACCGCGAAGCTGTACGCACAGGCGGCGTACCTCGACCCGAAGTTCGCTCGACACATGGAAGAATGCGGGTCTGCCTTTTTGGACGCCCATTACCCCGGGCGGAAGTTCCGAGAGGAGCGAGAGAAACGTCAGGAAACCCATCTTCAAGTCTCGAAGGCGACCGGTGTGAGCGTGGCTCACGTGGGTCAGTTCGAGCGACCCCCCTCTCGGTTGGTCAGCAAAAAGAATGGTCGGTATTTCCTCTCGTTCGAGAAACGTCTCTCGTTGATGATCCACCTTCTTTGGCCCGCGGCTATCGAGAATCTGAAGAAGGAAGCCAAAGAGGAAGAACAGAAAGAGCGATATCACCAAGCTGCCCTCAAGGCTGCCGAGACGAAGAGGCGAGAGAAAACGCTGTACAAGACGGCGAAGAAGATCACTGAAGTGAAGAGACTCAAGCGAGAGGCAGCCAAGCGAGAGGCAGCTGGGAAGTGAAAGACTTCAACGCTAGGGAGCGTGCGATCTTCCGCTCCACTATGAAGATGTTCGAGGCGCTGACCAAGCATCTCACGCGCCATTACGAGCTTTTGGTGGAAGCTGGGTTGGGGCGTGTACCAGACGACCAGGTCGCCCCCGACGTCGAGAAGGTCTTGAGAAATTGGAACTCGTTGGGAGGTCTTCAAAAGACCTGGACGCAGGTGGTCCACTCCGAGGTCGACCCATCTTTGATCACTTGTCGTCACTGTGCGGGAATGGGGTACACGACTCAAAGTCGTATGAATATCGGGTGTATGGATTGCGGAAGTTTCGCCTCCGAGTACGAGGTTACGTCCCAAGTGTGGGAAGAAGCGGGTTCTCCTCACGGTTGGGTTTGCTTGACCTGCCTCTCGCGGCGGTTGAAGAGAGATGTGTCTGTTGAGGATTTGACGACGGGACCTCTCAACGATTCCATCCGATTCTTTTTGGGGAGATCGGTATCCCCCCGATGACCGTACAGTGGGGAGATGGCTGCCGACGAGATCCCCCCGAAGAGCCGAGCCGAGGACGGCCTCATCACCGTCCTCCCGGAGTCGGTCACAGGCCCGACGGCCCAGAACCCGGCCCCCTTCGTCCAGGAAGGGCAGGTTGACGAGTCGCGCGTCCGCGCCGTAGCGGATCAGATCGTCACCGTCTTCATCAACTCCCTCCCGTCCAACTACGTCTCTCAGACGAAGGGCCCGAACTACGTCCAGCAGTTCCAGGCTGCCGCCGAGGAACTCGCTCGGATCCAGGTCACCGGTGAGGACGCGTACGAAGATGCCTTCTACGATTTCACGCGCCCCGAGGTCCTGTTTCAGTTCCTAGCGGACCTGGTATTCCCGACGAGCGCCCAGACGGGTCTCCCTCAGATCGACGGGGACCTCTCGTACCGCGCCTTCCTCCACAAGATGGTGACGCTGCTTCTCCAGGGAAGTACGGACGTCACCCTCCTCGAAGGTGTCGAGGCTCTCACGGACGCGGAGGTCTCGCTCCTCGACAAGGAGGAGTTCATCGGCCTCCCAGGCGTGGGGTGGACGATCGCCGACCGATTCACGGTCGAGGTGAACGTCTCGAACCACCACCGCTCGACCGAGGGGAGCCTCGTCGATCCCCACTACCACACGTTGAAGATCAACGCGCTCGGGGAAGGCGTCACGACGGGGATCGTCTGGGACGACGGCTCGGGCCCGGCTCACGTCCATACGATCGAGAACTGGCTGATGGACGACGCTTCGGCGGTCGGCCTCCCGTCCCACACCCACGATCCCCTCTCGGACTTCGCCGAGCTTCCGGTGATCCTCGCGAACAACGTGAGGATCGTCCTCCGCGCTCTCCGCCCGGCCCACGTCCTCTACGAGTACCGGAACCTCTTCCGCGAGACCTACCGCCACGTCTTCGTAGACGCGATCGAGCAGTTCAACCTCGACACGTACTACTATGACGATTTCCGGAAGTACTGCACAGGCGTAAAGGAACTCGACTCCGCGACCGGAGTCGTCCTCGCCGATCGGTACACGCTGAACGACGCGATCAGCTTCCGGCCGATCCGTCCTGGCGCCCCTCTCACGATCCTCTCCGGCCCGAACGCTGGCCGGTACCAGGTCCGGGAGACGGCTTCCTTCCCGTTCGGCGACGATCCAGTGGCCCGGCCGTACGTGACGTCCCCGACGGCCCTTACGGGGCTCGCTACGGTCTTCGAGGGCGCCTTCGTCGACTCGGCCCAGGACTGGTCACTCGCGGCCCCGAACGAGGTCCTAACGTTCGCTACGGGCCCGAACGCTGGCCGCTACCTCCTAGAGACGGTCCTCGGCGCGAACGGTGGCCCGGTAGGGGAAGCCGTTGGGCCAGAAACGGCAGTTCGCCCGGCGGTGAACTTCCTTCGGATCCTCGGGCCGAAGTTCCCCGTCGCCTCGTCCGGGAACTCATACTCGGTCGAGGTCGATCGGCTCGGAATTCGCGGACCGATCGCGGTCGCGAACGAGGACATCTCATCTCAGTTCTTCACGCCCCCGGCCGGGACCTCCTCGACCCTCATGACGGCGAACGGCCCGCTCGTTCGTCCGTGGGGCGACGCGACCCCGGCGACGCGCTCGGACGTCACGGTCCTTTTCGACGGGACTCCGGTTCCGGTCGCGAGCGTCAACCCCTACACCGGCGAGATCACGCTCGCGACCCCGATCACTCGGTTCGCCTCGGGTGCTCACACGGTGACAGTCTCCTACAACTGGTTCCCCGGACCGTTGATGGGATTCACGGCCCTCAACACGACCGGCCTCACGCTGAACAAGTGGAGCCTCGCGAACGGCCGGAACACGTCCACGCCAGGGATCCTCCCCGGCGGCGGTACGTCCACGACCCGCTTCCCGCTCTCGATCGGACTCGGGATCTACCCGACGCGGAAGCCCCCGATCCGAATCGCCCACCGCTACCTCGCCTTCGAGCGCGCGTACACGGCGGCGGTGAACTCCCCGACGACGCTCCTCCTCAACCAGTCCCCGGCTCGAATCTCGGTCCCCTACGCCGAGGCCGACATCGAGCCGACGACCGTTCAGTACGAAGGAACGGCCGTCCCGTCCTCACCATGGGTCTCGAAGGGAACCGTCAGCGGAACGTCGGACGGCGATCGCTACCTGCTCTCGAACCCTTCCGCGACCGCGGTCGGCTACTGGAGCCGGGACTTCGAGCTTCCGGTCATGTCGATGGTCGGGACCGCGGCTCGGTTCCAGATCCAGGACTACGCGCTCGACGGCGTCTTCACTGGCGTCGGCTTCGGCTTCCACAACGATCACCGCCTCTACCTCGCGGGCGCGCTCGTCGTGAACGGACTGAAGCACATCGGTCTCCTCGCGCGCCCGGGCGAGATTCGTGACGTATCCTCTTGGATCGTCGGCCCGAAGGCTCCGGGAACGATCCTCAGCGCGACCGTCGTCACCGTCCCGCTCGACTCGGCCCCGAGGCTCCTCACAGCGGGGAATCGATTCCAGATCCTCGTCGGCAACCAGACGGGCGTCTACACCGTCGACCAGGTCTTCATCGACAGCTCCCGGAACCTTGTCACGATCGTCGTGGATGGTCCGGGCTTCCCCGAGAATCCGGCCCTCTTCGGGAACAAGTTCGCGGACCTCGTCTTCGAGACCGAGTGGGACGCCGGCCTGTGCACATGGCGCCTCTACGCCGACACGAAGAACGACTCGGTCCAGCTCCTCTTCGGCGGAGCCACCGGAGGTTCTCTCGTCACCGTGATCGGCGGGCCGATCCTTTCCTCCCCCGCATACCTCGGCCCCGACGTTCTCCCGATGGGCTCGGGTCGCTACCTCTGGGGCTCGTTCTCCCGAAAGGCGACGAACACGACCCTCTGGGACTTCGTCCGCTACCTCTCGACGCCAGACGGCGGGACCCTCTTCTCTCGCGGAACCGTCGTCGACACGACGATGACCGGGAACCCGGAAGACGCTGAGTGGTTCCTCACGACTCCGTACGGAGATTCGGCGAATGTCTCGGGTGTCCTTCGACTCACCGGGACTCCGGGCGAGGCTTCCCTCGACACTCAGTACGGCTACGGCCTGATTGATCCGTTCCTCGACGGTCGACGTGTCGTAGCTCTCGACGCTCACCTCTCGCTGTCGAGAGATACATCGGGAGCGGGCGGCGCCGCGATCTCCATGAAGGACACTCACCGCGAAGCGCGGTTGGGTAACCTCCTCTTCCAGAACAACGGCGGGTCTGGGAAGAGGATCTTCCCCCAGGCTACGATCTCCCTCGTCGGCGCGACCACCTACACCTCTCAAGGATGGGTCGACTTCGGAACGCCCGTGACGTTCGCGAACGGTCCGGAAACGCTGATTTCAGGCGCGGGCGCGGGGACCGACTGGCTCGTCTCGAAGTCTCTCCCGGTTCTCACGACGACAGATCGAACGGTCGAGTTTCGTCTTTCGGTCGATTCGTTCGTGGTCTCGGGCTCGGGGGCGAACTTCATCGGCCTCATGTTCGTCGCGGACGTCGGCGGGCGTCAGATCGGTGTCGCCTTCTCGGGTCCGGACTCGATCCTCCTATGCGACCCCTCGACCCTGGGAGCCGCGCTCCTCGTAGGCTCGAACTGGAGCGACGGCGTCCCGAGGACGTACCGACTGAACGTCTCACCCTCGGGGAACCTCGTCAGCCTCTACGAGAACGACATCCTGCTGGGAACGGCTCCCTTCGCCTCGTTCCCCGTCTTCATCGCCCCCTCGGACGGCGTCTCGTTCGGCTACCTCGACTTGGAGAGCGGCGCGTCCTTCGAGGCCTCGCTCTTCAGCCTCTCGCTCTTCGAGAACATCGTGGGGGTCTCGAACCTTCACCGGACCTTCGGGATCTGGAAGGGCGGCGACTTCGGCGACCTCGACAACTGGGAGATCCCCCGAACCGACGGTCTCTCCGTTCCGAACTCCGATCCGTCCTCCGTGATCGTCGAGATGGACTGGACGAGTGAGTGCTGGGTTCGCCTCTTCGTCGATCCGACGTTCGGCGCGATCTTCCTTCGCCCCGATCTCAACCCACCCTCCGGGTACACTGGAGACTTCGCGACTCAGTCCCTCGATCCGACGGCCGCCTGGGCTCGCGTCGAATACGCGCGTCTCCCTCGCTCCACGAGCGACACTCGCTTCGGAAGTGTCTTCTTCGGGAAGCTGAACCCCGCGGCGTCCTCTCTCCAGCTCTGGAATGAGGTCCGGTACCGCGTCTTCACCCACACGTCGATCGACTACCGAGCGCCTCAGAAGATGGTGCTCAACCAGTGGAACGTGATCTCCAGCGGTGAATACCTGAAGGACTTCACGCCTGAGCAGGTTGTCGTCGCCTCTCTCACCACGACCCGCGTTTCGATCCGACCCGCCCACATCTTCGCGAACCGCGTCTTCCAGGTCATCGTCGAGGGAGTCCCACTATCGCCCGCGACCTGGCGCTTCAACTCCGACAGCCAAGAGATCACTCTCTCGAACGCCCTGCCCTCGGCCGGGTTCCCCGTGACGATCGTCTTCGCCGTCTCGAAGCCGATCACGAACACGTACCTGGAGTCTCAACCGCTTCAAGAGTCCCAGACTGTCCTGAACGAGGGGACGCCTCCCGTTCCTATGAGCCAGGTGGGAGAGGCGACGGTGACGACGGTCTCCGGCGACGGCGGACCGACTCCGGCCTTCCCGCCCGCGGGCCCGGTCGACCCGAACTACTTCCTTCGAGATCAGTACCTCGTCCGTCAGTTCAACGACGACCCCAACGTCCTCTACGAACAGATGGACTTCTTCCAACTGGACGACGGAGGGTCCGAGGGGAAGATCTCGTCCTTCTGCGACGGTCCCGGAAACGGAACCGGTCTCCGAGAGTTGGGGATCGACGGAGCGAGCTACTCGGAGAACTTCGGTTACACGGGCTCGGGTACCGCCTCCGGGCCGTTCCCTGGACCCGGTCCCGGAGTCCTCAGTACCTTCCTTCGAGCCTCGGGAGGGGCGGCGGGGGTCTTGGGCCTATTGGGTCCGGCGAGCTACGTCACCCCGTACTCCGGGCCCAACCCGCTTCCTACGGGCCTCCGTCCGGCGATCTTGACCCCCAACTGGCCCTCGGCCGGGGTCGTTCCCGGATCTGGCGGTGGTGGCGTCGATCGCGAAGTCATCATCATCCTCACTCCGTAGTCACCACTTTTCCCAAGGGTCAGGCTCAATCGGGTTCCCGAAGAGGTCGACGGGGCGACCGTACTCGTCCTTCGGGGCTCGGTCCCGAGCCTCCGCCTGTTTGTCGTATCGCTCCCACCAGGCGCGGGAGTGGAAGTCGGGCTCGGCTTCGGGTTCCTCGTGAGGCTGATCTTCTATGGACAAGGCATCACGAAGTTCTTGGATCGCAAGTTCCACCTTTCGGATTAGGGTTTCGATAGGGTCTGATACTTTCTTCATGGAGATTATGGTACTTGAAGGAAAGATCTCATCGATCGAATTCCACCTCTCGGGGTTACAGGTCCGTTTTTCCTCAGCGAGTCCGGTAACGTCTACGTGGCCAAATCATGGCCGCGCTACCGCTCCTATGAAGAGACGGAGACACCGTGAGAGCTAGAGAATCCGTAAAGCGCGCCCGCCAAGGCCTCAAGTTCGGGTTGAACTCCCACTACCAGGACATGATCTTGGGCGCTCGGGGTCAGTTCTTCATCGAAGTGAAGGACGCGAAGACTGGAGAGATCCAGGACTACCGCGAGCTGGACAACATCATCACCCGTGACGGAGGCGTCTTGGCGGCGATGCTCTTCGCGGCGGGTTCGACCGGGACCTCGGGTCTCACCATGCTCGCGGTCGGAACCGGGGCGACCGGACCTCTCCTCAACCCCGACGCGCCGGACCCGCGCCAGCGCCACCTCAACGCGGAGATCGCGCGGAAGCCCTTCTCCAGCACGACCTTCCGCAACCAGGCCGGAGCGGTCTCTGCGGTTCCCACGAACATCGTCGACTTCACCACGATCTTCGGCGAGTCGGAAGCGGTCGGCCCGCTGAACGAGATGGGTCTCATGAGGACGAAGAGCCTCAACCCCCTTGTCACGAACCCGGTCCCGTCGGTCTTCCCGACGTACGACCCGACGATCGACCTCACCCTCTACGACATCGAGGCGAACTACCTCACCTTCTCGGTCGTCTCGAAGCCGAACACTTCGATCTTGACGATCACCTGGCGGTTGACCTTCTAACGGAGTGTGGCTCCGAACGCTCTGACCTCCTCCTCTCAGAGACAAGCGCTACTACGACGACCACATGCCTTTCAACCGCAGATACTACAACGACCCAGCGAACCCCACGACGGTTTCTCGGGACATTCCCGCGGGGGAATACTCGTGGGCTGACGTCGTCTACCAGAGCGGTAAGGCGGTCCTCGACGCCGAACTGAACCTCTCGGCCGGGGCTGCGGAGTACGCGAACCTCCTCCTCACCGGTTCGACGCTTCCCTCAGGCTTCATGAAGAGCCAGGGAAGCCGAGACTCCTCCTCGGACTTCACCTTCCCGTCCGCGCTCGCGGGGAACGTGAACCGCTTTTTCATGAAGAAGCGCCTCGCGTTCGTAGCGGGGATGCCGATCACGATCGAGTACACGAACACGACGACCCCCGGGACGAATGAGATCGACCTCCCGGTCCCGTCTGCGTCCTCGGGCGCGGCTCCGGACGTGAAGCGCACGGACTTCGTCTTCCTGGAGGTCTGGCGGACCCTCGTCGCTCCTAGCCCGCGCGCAGCGGCTACGATCACGATCGAGTCTCCTCAGACGGTCTCCGCGGGCGACACCGTCACGATCGACGCGACTGGTGCGGGCGGCCCTCTCGTCGTCTTCACGGCGAACGGTGGCGGACCGACGGGGTTCGCGATCGGAGGCGACTCCTCGATCACGGCTACGAACCTCGCGAACGCGATCAACAACCCTGCGAACGGCCTGTCGCCGAACTTCGTAGCGGCGAACACATTCGGGACAGCTCAGATCACGGCGAGCGCGACGTTCGGCGGGACCGCCGGGAACTCGATCGCGATCTCCCGCACCCAGGCGATCGCGAACTCGATCGTCCTCAGCGGTGCGACCTTCGCTGGAGGCGCGAACCGCGCGAACAAGCCTTCCCAGAGCACCGTCTACCGCCACGGCAACGTGACGAGCCCGCTCGGAGTCGCGCTCCCCGACGTCATCACCGATCCGGTCCTCAATATCGAGACCGCTCAGCGTGTCCAGGTCCAGTACAGGATCCGCGTCTTCTCGTCCTCCGGCGGAGGCGGGATCAATCCGAAGACCCAGCCCGACGGCTTCTCGAACACGAACGTCCTCGCCCAGGGGACGCAAGGCGCCCCGATCGCTACGTACCCGTTCGTTCCGGCGAACACGACGACGGTCACGGGGAACTCGGACGCCTCGGCGTACGGCTTCGAAGACGGCGGCCTCTACATCGCGGGGAACGGGACCCAGGCTTCGGCCTTCGCGCTCGGGACGGTGGACGGTTTCGTCTACGCGATTCCGATCGCCTTCGTCTTCCGCCGAAACGACACGACGCTGACCGGAGGCTTCTCGCCCGTCGCGAACGCGAACGGCGGCCTTCCTGTCGCTCACGCGAACAACTTCCCGAACGGGAACCTCAACGCCTCGGGTCCGTACCTGATCGCCTCGGGAAAGTCCGATCGTCCGGACGGTCTCTTCGCCGACATCATCGCCGCTACGGACGTTCTGGATCTTCGACGCCACGTCACTCCTCCCGGCTTCGACTTCGGGAGCGAGCTGAAGTACCAAACCCAGAGCCTCCTCGACAAGAAGACCGCGACGTGGCAGGTCGACGGTTCCGACTACACGACGATCGGAAACGGCTCGGGCGATCAGTCCACCTACCCGTTCCTCTGCGACGAGGTGGGACGCCTCGCTGGCCAAGGAGGCGCTCCGCCTTCTTCCGGTACGACTCTTCGCGGGGACAACGTTCGCAACTACGACCACATCGCCCGTCGCTTCGGCGCTCAGTCGGTCGTGGAGCGGGTCGTCTTCGAAGTTCTCCCGACGGGGTCCCATCCTACCGGGATCGTCGTCACGAAGGCGCCTCCCTCGGCCCTCTCGTGGTGCGAGGGCGATCAGGTCACGTTCACCTTCTCTGGGGCGGGCGCCCTGAACCCGACGACGCTTCAGAACTGGACGACTCCGGACGTCGCCAACCAGGCCGTCGCGAGCTTCTGGCCCGCTGGTACGAAGGTAACCGACGTCCTCTCGGTCTACCACGACGACGGCCACAGCGTCTCTCCGATCAACCAGTCCACCCAGCTCAGCTCGGTGGTTGGAGTCGGGACGAACGTCCTCACGATCACTCTCGACGCGAATCACCTAGTCGTGAACGACGGCGGTACGGCCGCGGACCATCCTGTCGTCGCTGACCCGGCGGTCGACAACGGCAGTACGCGTCGGCTCTTCATCGAGCTGGAGATCACGTACCCGACTGGAGCCGGTCTCACCCAGACCCCCGACATCACGCTCACCCCGTCTTCCGCTTCAGGATACACGGGCTACGACGCCGGTCCGATCGTCGAGAACGACCCGACTCAGCGTCCGGCGGAGATGAAGTCGAACTGGATCCCGAACCCGAAGTTCCGCCAGGGCTACCGAGAGGTGAAGCTCGAACAGAAGTCGGCTCCGGGGGCAGCGATCGTCGTCGACACGATCGTCACTCGTACCGGTTCGACCGCCTATCCCCCGCGTCGATTTTTCGCGGACTCGATGACGGCGAACGGAGTCGCCCCGGCGGTCGGAACGACCTACGGAAGCTCAGAGCGTCTCATCAATCTCGCGGTCGCCGTCGCGAACCAGACGCTGATCACGATCCACTACTACCCCCAGGACGCCGTCCCGAACGCCGGGGCGGCCGGTTACCAGACGGCGATCTACTACCGCTCGAATGCTCCCCAGACGGCAGGCGTCCAGGCCGGAGCGATTCCCGCGGGCCAACTCCCGACGACCCTCACGGTGGAGCCCATCGCGGTCTCGACGGAGATCTGGTCAGGTCAGGCTGGTAAGGGATCTCCCGACCTCGGCTTCCCGTACGATTCGCCTCTCGATCAGATCGCAATCGCGACCGGTCGTCCTCCGGCCTCGACTCCGAAGGAGTGGTACTTCTCGGCGCTCGCGGAGATCGCGATCTCGGACTTCTCCTCGAACACGGGCCTCCTCAGCCTCCACTCCTTCGTCCAGGTTGACGGGACGAACGACATCCAGCTCGGAGACTCGGGACGGGGCCCCGTCGTGGACCCCGAGTTCCGCGTCTACTACGACACGTCCAACCCGCTCGGGTACAAGCCGACCGCGATCGCCCAGCCCCTCTTCGGACCGACGCGCCACAAGGTGTTCCAGTCGATGCTCGTACGGTCTGCCGTGGACACCCTCCTCTTCCGCCGTGGGGAACTGATCCTCATGGTGATCTCGCGTTTCGCCGAACTCGACCAGGACAACAAGCTCGCCTTCACCGACTCGCCCTCGATTCGGACGGCGGCAGCCTTGTACCGCACGCGAAACCTTCTCTTGACGGTCGGAGATTGAGCTCATGCCGCGTCGCGTAGATCCTTCCACGATCGTGATCGGAGCCGGGTCGGCAATCCCGGGCTCCGTCAGCCCCTCTTCCGTCACGCCCTCGGAAGTGGCCTCGGGAGGCATCGTAAACACGCTCCCGGCCGAAGCGATCTCGATCCAGGACGCTTTCCAGCGGTACCTCGCCGGAGACGTAGAGGGTGCCCTCGGGGAGCTAGCGGCCCTCGTCCCGCCCGCCCCCGGGCCTATCGGTTCATCGGGCCCGCCTTGGCTGGGCTCGACCAATTCTGGAGTCCCGGACTGGGGCATCCTGAAGCTGTGGGACGGTCCTCTCGATCTCTCGACGGTGAACGATCCGGAGGCGATCTACCCGTACTACTGGCGCGCCCCGGTCTCCCGCGATTCGACGGGCTTCGACCCCCACAACGACCCGGTCTTCAACATCGTGGACGGGGCGAACATCTACACGGGCGGAGGGATCGGAAAGGCCCACGCCGTGTTCTCCACCGTGTCCATGAACACGGGAGGCGGCCCACTTCCGGCGGACGGGTATCCCTCGTGGCGGACCCTGGGGACGATTCCCCTCTCGGTCGGCGGAAACATCGCCTGCGTCGTCTCGGGGATCGTCTCCCCGGCGGATCGAGGCGTCCTCGCGCTCGTGAAGTGGGCTCCGGGAGACCTCTCGGCTCCGGTAGCCGCGACTTCGATCGCCGACATCACGAATCGTTGCGTGGCGGCTCTCTTGCTCGGCGCGGGCATCGGGACCGGCGGAGCGGGCTGCGACGGTGATCCGGGCGGGATCTGGACCTTCGGTCCCCCGACGCCCTACGACTTCCCCGGGGCGGCGGCGGGCCAGTACGATCTGAACGAGATCCAGACCGGGACCTCCCGCACCGGCGGACCGGCTCCGACGGCGAATCCGGGAGCGGGTCAGGTTCGACTCCTCACCGACACCTCCGCGACCCCGTTCTCTCCGAACACGACGGCGAACGGGATGCCGATTCTCGGGGCTACCGCGAGCGCTCGCGGCGGTATCGGCACGAATGGCAACTTCTTCGCCTACCGTCTTCCGTACCTCGACGACTACAGCACCGGAGCGAACGGGCTGAAGTACACCCCACGTCTCCCGACCGACGAGACGGCCCGCTTCTTCAACACGCTCCCCCCGGCTTCGACGGGAACGGTTCCCCAGGCCGGAGCGTACGACGACTTCACGGCCGACTACTGGGCGATCCAGATCGCCCGCTTTCGTCACCGTTTCGTCCTCGCAGTGGGAGCGACTGGCGCTCTTCGTCGAGACGGTTCCTACGCCCTCGTCCACTTCCGCCGCGAGGAGTTCTTCGAGTCCTACGTCGTGGGCGGGGTCGTCCCGACGGCCGACAAGGTCTACTCGATCAATCTCGTTTCGTGGTCGGGGGCGGCTGAGATCCCGAACCTGATCAACGCGACCCCCTCGCCTCCCGCGATCTCCTCGACGTACTCCACGAACTCCTCGGAGGTCGAGGAAGACCCGAACGGGCTGTCGGTTCCGACGATGCCCGGTCCGACGAACACGTTCGGGTTCACCTCTTCAAAGAAGACGACGGTCTCGGGCGTGGACTATTGGGTCCCGCTGAACCCCGCGACGGGAACTCCGGTCGGTGGTCTCACGACCCTCAATCTCGCGATCACGAACGTCTTCAACTCCTCCTACCGGTCCCACGACACGGTCCCGACCTCGGGCCCGCTCTTCGGAGACCCGCGGAGCTTCGCTCTCAACCAGAACCCCGTCTTCATCTCCCTCGCCTCGTTCAGCTACGAGGGAACCGAGGCCCCCGACACCTCCACGATCACGATCAACGCTGGAGCCCTCCCCTTCCTTCTTCCCGGAGGTCTCGGTAAGGCGAAGCGCTCGCGGATCGAACTCGGCTTCGCGGACCTTCTGGCCGGCGGGGCGACGAACCCGGCTCCCGGAGACCCCGCGTTCGTGAACCTCCCGGTCGGTCTCGTCGTGAACCGGATCGCCTTCCAGGGCGATCCGAACACCCCCGCGTTCACCGAGAACGCGAAGGTTCGAGTCTTCGTTCGTCGCCCTCAGAACGTGGACGGGTCGACAGGGTATCCGCTCCCGGCTCTTCCGGCGACGGGTCTCACTGCGGTATCTTCCGCGGGCGGCGCTCCGAAGATCCTCTTCCACTCGATGGCGGACGTCACCGGTGTCGTCTTCCCGAAGTACGGGAACCCGGCGGCCGTCACCAACGCAGTCCAGAACACCACGAAGGACAGCGACGAGCGGTTCCTCGATGAGATCTACCGCTATCCCCTCAACTGGGCCCCGCTCGCTGACGCGACGCTTCTCAGTCAGCTGATCGGGCCGGGTCTCCCTCACGGAGTCGGGGCGATTCCAGTTCCGGTTCGTCCGCTGAGCGGAGATCCGAACTGGGTCGGCTACTACTTCGGCGGACTCTCGGCCGAGAACCTTGTCACCTCGGCGGTCCCGGGGATCTCACTCTCTCTCCAGGTCGCGGGACTTCCCGAGCGCAACCCGCCCTACACGGATGGGGTGACGGCTCCCTTCCCCTCCCGCGGTATCTGCCTCTACCCCCAGGACAACTACTCGACGGGCTACGAGCCCGTCGGTCCCGACTACTCGGCGGCTACCAACACCCGAGCGTACCAGCGTGTCTTCGACGCCGGGGCGGCGAACGTCGGAGCTACCTCGATCATCCTCCGTCTCTGGGGAGTCACGCTCTCGGACTTCGCCTTCGTCGGTCCGGGTCCCGGAGGGATCGGCCTTGCCTGTGGGGTGAAGGTCCCCGGGCTCACGACGTTCATGGATGCCGGGCGAGTGGACGGGTCGGGCCCCTCGAAGCAAGACCCCGCGTCCGACGGGGCGGGATGTCTCGTCCCAGGTCCGAACACCTTCGATCGGATCGACCCCGCGAGCGGAGTTCAGTACGCCCAGGTCGAGGTCAATCTCGGTCCTATGGGGGCCCTCTTCCTGAACGGGGAAGGGAAGTGCCCCGTTTTGGTCCAGGTCTTCCTCCGCAACAACGCCACCGGTAAGGCTCTGAACTGGCGGAACGTCCCCGCTACCAGCTCCACCAGCGCCTGCCGCGGTCTCGTCGGAATCCAGCTCGTCCTCCCATGAACTCCGAAGCCCTATACGAGATGTCCGTGAGAGTCACCCGTCGAGCCGAAAGCGCTCAGCGGGTAGCGGCTCGCGCGGAGATGGTCTCTCGTGTAGTGGCGAGGATGGAGATTCGACGAGTCGCCTCTCAGGTGTGCTCGGAGGTCTTCCCCGGGAAGACGGCTTCGTCCGACTCGACGCGAGAGATCCTCGTAGCGATGGCCGAGGGGGCTCTGATCTCCGACGAGGGTTCGGTTCGCGTCGCAGGACTCGGAAGCCTCATCACGAAGATGAAGGAGATCGCCTCAGCGATCAAGGCGAACCCGAACGTCTGGGACCACCTCAAGAAGCTGATCGGGATCGAGAGTCTCGACCAACTCCCCGGGAAACTGAAGGAGCTGGTGAAGGAAGGGTACCACTATCTTCGAAAGGCCATGGAGCACGCCTTCAAGACCTGGCCTCTGAAGATCTACACCTTCCCCGAAGCGAAGATGATCAGCTTGAACGCCCTGATCGAGAAGCTCGTGAAGCTCTCTCCGAAGTTCATGAAGTTCCTCCACGACCATGTCAAGCCCCACGTCGACCAGTTCGATGTCTGGCTCCGGAAGAATCTTCCGACCGTCAGCAAGGCGCTCATGGTCGGGATCTACGTCTGGATCTGGTTCAACGTCGTCGAGTTCGAGTGGCACTTGAAGGACATGCTTGACGCGGCAACCGGAGCGATCACTCTCTCCGACCTCCTCGCGAGCCTTCCGGGGTCCGTTCTCGGCTTCATGATGAACTCGCTCGGGTTCGGAACGTTCACCCTCTTCCCGGTCGCCTTCGTCATGAGACTCGTGGTGGTGACCGGGGCGAGATACCTCGATTTCGAAGGCGGATCCGTGAAGCTCAACTATGCGAAGCTCCAAAAGGACTTCGGCATGAGCCACGAAGAGTTGGCAGAGCTGGCATAAAAACACCGGGAAAGCTAAGATTCTAGGCTTATTCCAAGGTGTGAGCTCGCTTAGAACTCGATGGGTTCCAGTAGGGAAGGGGAACGTCAACCCTCTCTGGAGCCCGCGAAGTGCCCGAGCAACTAGTCACCTCTTCAGCTGAGCGTCTCGCCTCGTACGGCGTGCTCGGCATCCTCACGATTGTTTTCGGGGTCGTGATCTGGTACCTTTGGAAGGAAGGTACGAAGGAGCGGAAGGAACTACTGGCTACCCTCACCACCGAGCGCGCGGCTCATCTCGCCTCGGTCGGGTCCCACACCGTCACCGTCGAACGTCTTCAGCAGCTTCGAATCGATGACGCGAAGGCCTACCAGACCCAGTTGGTCGAACTCACGAAAGGGGCCACAACGGCTCTAACGAACGTCGCCCAGCTCTTGGACCAGAACAAGGAAACCCTGATCGAGGTTCGGGATACGATGAGAGAGGTTGGCGACGACATCAGGAGACGCCCATGACGAAGCGAGTGGTGGTGATCGAAACGACTGGTCCGGCTACGCACAAGACGGTGCGTAAGAGGGACGAGGACGACACGATCCGCACCACGATCCAGGAGACCGCCTCCCAAGCGAGCATCGACGTCGCGCTCGCTACGGATGCCCTGATGGAGGCCGCGAAGGAATCGAAGGACGCGGCCCGTTCGCTACTCTTCGAATCACGCCGTACTCGTATGGCCTCGCGGCCGGGGATGAAAAGACCCCCTCTCAAGTAGGGCTGAATGTCACTGGATCCCGAATTCTCGGCAGCGCTCGTGACGGTTCGAAACTCCGTTTCGGGGATCCTCCCTGTCGCTTCCCTCCTGAAGCGCGAGGCTCAGCTGGCCCGAAGATGCGTGGTCTGCCCGAAGAGAATGCTTCTGGGACGCTGTCCAGGTCGACGAACTTGCTCCGAGGCTCGGAAGCTCGACCTCGCTTTCGACAACGAGATGGACGACGAGGGAGAAGGGGTAACGAGACCCGTGGCCCACGTTCCCGCCGATAGCCGAACTTCAGATGTGATCCAGATCCAATCCATGAGCGCGCCGCTGACGGCGGCTCGTGGAGGATCGAATGGCACATCACAAAAGAAGACGGGCTAAGAACCGACGGGCCGGATGCTTGTTCTGTAAGCCTCACAAGGCGAACGGAGCGAAGGACCGGGACCCTCACTGCGAGATTCGAGCGAAGATCGCTACTCGCGAGCAGGTCAAGGGCGATCCCTACGTGTCCATCTGGGACGATTGGGAAGACGAGCCGTGCGACTGTTCGACTTGTTGTGAGTGGGAGGAGAACCTCGCGGAAGCTCCCTCCCGACTCGCTACGCCGCTTCGGACGCCGGTCCTGAAGGCCGGGTAGCCAGAACCACCTTCGCGACGCGATCGACGCGGTCCTGGAGGTTGTCGCGGAGATATGGGACGATCTGAGTCGGGTCTTCGAAGTCGACGGAGACACTGGTGTCCCACATCTCCTCGCCCTCCATCGCCCAGGCCCAGAGAACCAGGTCCGAAGGGTTCTCCCAAGTACCTGAGACCTCCAATTCCAACTTGATCTCTCCCTCCTCCTTCCTCCAGAGTCTGGTGTAGGGGGTCTCCTTGCTCATGCCGGAATCGGAGATCCAATTCAGTTCCGCGAGAAGCTTCACGATCTTCACCCACTCGGAATTGTCTCTCTTCATCTCTCGGGCGTACTGCTCCTCCTTCTTCCACTTCAGGTAGACGCGAGCGTACTCGATCAGGAACAGGATTCCCACCACCACCGCCAACAGCCAGAAGACGCGATCCATCGGTTTCTCCTCTGATTCGGCTTGTCTTACGCCCCCAAGCCTCTAAATTTGAGGTCATGGGCGACTCAGACCCCCGAATCCCGAGACGCCCTTCCTCGATCAAGATCGAGAAGTGGGGGCTGGTAGAGAGCTGGCTCTCGCGAGACCCCGCGCGTCTTCTCCTTCTCTCTTGCGGAGCCCGAGGCTTCCAGGTTACGGCCATAGATCCTAGGGCCGGAGAAGTGATCGAGCCGATCCGTCCGAACGAGGAACCGAGTGAAGCCGCTCTCCGAGCGATCTCTCGATACTGAAAATGATCGACCCCTCTTGCCGGTTCGAAGCGTAAGGGTTACCATGACGCTCGTGAACCACCACCTGTAGATTCGTTCCGCTCGCGGTCCTCCGAAGTCTCGGTTTCGTCTCAACACGATCCCGAAACCTCAGATGGAGTAGACCGCAATGGAAACGAAAGAACAGATCCTGGGACTGAAGAAGAAGCTCTCGACCGTCGTCGAAAGCAAGAAGACGAACACGCGTGAGCGCGTCGCATACAAGAAGGCGACGCCCGTCAGCGAACCGACCCGCCTCCGACAGCTGGCCTCTTTCTGGGGGACCAACTCGGACCTGAAGGAGTCGATCCGGGAGACCGGTCTCGCCTACGCCTTCCTCCGCGGACGCCGGTACTGGGTGACCGAGCGGAAGACCGAGAACACCCCGAGTGCCCATGGCATCCTCGACGCTCTGCAGGCCGTAGGAGTCGTTTCCGAGTCGGCCGAGACCGTCCTGGTCTGGCTCTCCGAGAAGCCCTCCGAGGAGGAGCGGGCCGCCTTCGAGGCTCACCTCGTGGAAGCGAACGTGAAGGCTCGGGCCGAACGAGCCGAGCGATCGGCCGCGCGTCGGAAGGCGGCCTGAGCCATGAGCCGCTACGTCCTGATCACCTTCCGGAAGAACGGCTGGAACTACGACCGCTGTAGCGGACACCGCGAGGACGAGACCGAAGCGCTCTTCGAAGTCCTTTCGTCGAAGGATCGCGAACAAATCGTTCTCTCACTCGCGGGATCCCTCGCGAGGGGCGGGCTTCACGAGACGGGCTCGGAGTACGAGCCTCGGGAACACCGCATCCTCATCGACGGCTTCGAGGCAGATCTACGGGTTGATGATCCTTGGGTCTACTGCGAAGACGGCGAAGAGGAAGCCTACCACAACGAGGCGAAGGCGATCTTCGCCGAAGCCGAGTCCCAGGTCCTGGCGAAGATCGAAGCCGCGAAGAGGGAAGCTCAGGAGAAGGCGGAACGAGAAGCCGAACGGTCGCGGAAGCTCCTCCGCGACCAGGAGGTGAACCGTCTCGCCCGGCTCACGAAGGAACGCGACGAACTGGCCGCGAGGCTCGGGGTCGCGACATGAAGCTCTTCCTCGTGACCCGTCGCGACCTCTCCGCCGGTCTCCGCGCCGCGATGCTGTGCCACGCTCTCCGAGAGTTCGGAGCCGGGTTCGGCGAGATCGACCGCGAGTGGTACACGACTTCGAACACCCTCGTGCTCCTCGAAACGGAGGACCTGACGTCCCTCTCGGCGCTCGCAGATCGAGCCGTCCAAGAAGGCGTTCCGGTCTCCCGGTTCGAGGAGCCGGACTTGGGGAACGTTCTCGCTGCTATCGCTATCGCCCCGACCGGGCGGAAGCTAGTTCGAGATCTCCCCTTGGCTTTCAGTTGATTCCCAGCACCCGTAGCCTAGCGGTCAGGCAGTCGCTTCTAAAGCGAACGTACGTGGGTTCAAATCCTACCGGGTGCGGCGTAAAGCGATCGAGCCCTCGTAGTTCATTGGCGGAACAGCGGCTTCTAACCCCGCGTGTAGGCTGGTTCGATTCCAGTCGAGGGCATGTGACGTAGATTCTGTACAACTTCTTGAGGAAAGCCCTGGACCTACGAGGATTCTCTTCGTGGGCTCCGGGGCTTTCTCATTTCTTCCACCGGAGACTGAACATGACTGAGACGATCGAGACCCCCGTCGAATTGAAGAAGCGAGACCCCATCACCAGCCCGAGCGGACGTTACGTCCTTCAGGTCTCGGAGAAGGCGACGAAGCCGGGGTGCTGGAACTACACGATCGGAGAGCTGACCCGCGTCGACACAGGAGAGTCGATCGCGGTCGTCAATCGCAACTACCACTCGTTCCCCTACGCCTGGGTCGAGGGACACCCGAACGGACACGACTACCTCGTCTGCGGGGCGGACTACCAAGGCCAGACCGTGATCGAACTCGACACCGGGAAGCGGAAGGACTTCCTTCCCGAAGCGGCAAAGAAGGGACATGGCTTCTGCTGGGTCCAGTACTCATTCAACGCGGAGCTGAAGCTCCTCGTCGTGAACGGCTGCTTCTGGGCGTGTCCTTACGAGACGCGCTTCTACGACTTCTCGGATCCGATGGAGAAGGGATGGGCCGAGTTGGAGTTCCCGGAGGAGATGTACGCGTACGACGACGAGAAGGATCCGGAGATCTCCGAAGGGAAGATCACGATCTTCGAGACCCGTTGCCTCAACGAGGACGAAGAAGACGAGGACAGGGAGATCCGGGAGGTGGTATCTCGTACGACCTACCGACCCGAGGGGTTGAAGCTCGTACTCGTCGAGAAGTGGGTCGATCCGAAGGAGCAAGCCCGACGCGACGAGCGCGACGCAGCCCAAGCGAAGTGGGAAGCCGAGTGGGAGGAGTACAAGAATACGGATCCTCTCTTCTTGCTTGTGAAGGAGCGGGTCGCGTCGGACGACCTCTACAACCCGTCGTGGGGATCCGTCTCCATCGGTCAGTGCTATCCGGGCTGGTGTGCGGACTTCACTGGGTCCGACTCTCGGATCTGCCGACGCCTCGCGGATCGGAAAGTCGTCGGAGAGACGACCTTCACGATCGACTTGGAATGGGGCCGGAAGATCGCTCCGGTGAAGATCATCGTCTTCCGAGACAAGGGGAAGGGCGAGGACTTCTGGTTCGAACGCTCGCTCGAAGGGATGACGAAGGCCCTCGACTTCGTCCGAGACACCTTGTCCCCGAAGGCCTCGTAACCCTATAGAACCGCCTCGGGGAGATGCTCCCTGAGGCGCCCTCCACCCGTTACGTATTCGCCCTGGGGGCCGTCCAGACGACGATCTCCGGGCGGATCTCGGGCGCCCACATCGAAGAGATGGTGAAGGGGTACCGAGCGAACGACAAGGGCTCCGGGGTTTGGTTGGTCCTCGCCGAGAAGGCGACCTCCTACGGACCGGAAGCGATCCAACGAGCCGTAGAGCTATTCACCGATCTCCAGTCGAAGAACGGTCTCCGGAAGCTCTACGCCGTCCTTACAGCGCCTACGGTCCGTATGGGCGCGTCTGTAGTGAGCATGGGTCTTCGCGCAGGAGGCTCCCCCCTAGAGATCATCGTGTGCAAGAACCTCGACGAGGCTCTCACGTCTATGAACGCTCGGCCTAAGAGGGAAGTATGAAGCCGCTGAGATCGAAATTGATTCGTCTCGCTCACGAGAAGCCTGAGCTTCGGGAGCACCTCCTCCCCCTACTGAAGTCAGCCGGCGCTCCGGTCGCTCGGAAGTTCTCGGACGAAGAGATCCTCAGCGCAGCCGAAGACGTCGCGAAGAAGGACCCGAAGAAGCGCTTCTCAGCGATGGAGATCCGTAGAACCTTGGCCGAGCGCGACGGGACCGACTACGTCCAAATGGAGGGACCCTCGCTCGAAAAGCGACTCGAAGCCCTCGTGAAGCTGAAGAAGATCGTCCCCGCCGCCTCCCGCGGGCTCTACCAGTTCGTCGCTGAGACGAAGGGTGAGGGGATCGAGTTCCGCAACGCGGGCGGGAACACGATCGAGATCCTCCTCAACGGCGCCGAGGTCGGAACCATCACTCGCGGAGACGGCGAGTTCATAGGCTCCTCTCGCCAGCGTGAGAAGATCTTCACGATCCACCTCGAATCGGAAGACCAAGCGTTCACGGGAAAGAACTCCCCACCAGACTTCCCGAAGCTGACCGACGCGAAAGCCTGGGTGAGGAAAGCGCTCACCTAGGTAGAGTCGGGGATGCCAGTTCAAAGCCGCTGGGTCCAGTTCAAGAACTTCTCCGGATACCTCGCTCGTGGCGGCCCGAGAATCGACCAGCCGGTGAACCCGGCGATGCACGTCGACCGAGCCGTCTACCTCGCGGGTCAGCTCGAAGCGGGTTCCTGGGGAACGGTTCAGAGCTACGACGGGTGCGGAATGAGCGGGGGGATCCTCCACAACATCTCCGTCAGCCCGAAGGACCTCAGCCAGGGCGACTTCTTCTCCCTCCTCTTCACCGTCTCTTCGAGGGCGACTCAGGCTTTCGCCCCGATCGCGGCGGAGTTCACCCGCCTCGGATGGAAGCTCACCTCGGATGGGAAGCTTCGGATCTCGGCCACCGGAGCCCTCGTCCCAGGCGCCGCGATCCGACTGGAGTTCAGCGGAGCTACCGGAGGGAACGTTCCGAAGGCGGGTCCGGATTCGCTTCGAGCGAAGGCCTGGGCGGAGAGGTTCTACAACCTCTTCTCGCTTCCGGTGACGTATGCCGCTCAGTCCGACTTCGCGAGCGCGTGGCTGTCAGCGGGCAACTCCAGCGACGAACACGAGATGTACTTCGACTTCATGGGCCAGCCTCAGCCGCCTCCCGACTCGATCATCGGGATCCCCGTCTCCCGTCTTCCCCCGGAGATCGAACTCGCGATGTGCGTGTACCACGCCTTCTCCGTGAACGCGCCGGGAATCGCGAAGGCCGTCCTCAACCCGATCGTCATGAGTCTCCGCGGACAGTCGAATCCGGACGCCGCGAAGACCGCCGCGAAGCTGATCCGAAGCCTCGGAACCCGAAGGTACGGGAACTGGATGGACGATCCGGGCGACGGCTCGAATCGCTACGACAGGACCCGACTCGCCGTCTGGGCGAGACCGGACCTGTGGCCGGCTCCGATGGCGAAGTCGCTGATGCCCCGAGACCTCTGAGGATTCAGGCCGGACGAGGAAGGCTGGCGTTCAGCGCCGCGAAGTACGCGTTCCTCACCTCGCCCCAATTCTCCTTCTCTCTCTGCAGATCCTTCTTGGCGAATCGGATCTCGATCCGAGCGGCTTTCAGAAGCGCAGCGCGGTAGAAGGAGATCGGGCTTCGCGTCGAGTAGAAGTTCACCTCTCGCTGGTAGTAATGAACCATAGAGCGGCTCATGCCGAGCTGATCGAGCATGAACCTCTTCAGACCGGAGAGCTTCCTCGAAGGACGCCAGGCGTTGACCCGACGCTTCATCTCGGCGCAGCGACGATCGACTTCCTGGGCCTTCTGGAGAGACTCCTCCGCCTCTTTCAGACGCTCTCGGTACTCCTTGTCGCGCTCGGCTTCCAGCTTCTTGGCCGGCTTCGCCTTGATCGCCTTGACCTTCGCCTCGGCTTTCTTCAGGCGACGGAGGGACTCCTTCCGTCGCGAAGCGGGTCGCGGAATGGAGAGGGGCGGATCCCCTTCGTTGTCTTTGCACCAGATGTCGAAGGCTCGGGCGCACCTCCAAGCGAACTCGTTCAGTTCGGGCAGCTTGGCGTTGAGATCTTCGACGTCTTGAGTGAACCCTGTGGCCATCCGGCCCTTACGCTTCGGTAGGGTAGCCCATGACCTTCGGCGAAGCGGTCGAGAAGATGAAGGCGGGCGAGCGCATGACCCGAAAGGGTTGGAACGGTCGGGGGATGTGGGTTCGCCACGTCGACCTCTACTCAGATCCTGAGTTCCGCGTCCGAGAGATCAACCCATGCGAGGGGACATGGCTCCCGTTCCTCGTCATGAAGACCGTGGGCAACCAGTTGATCCCGTGGCTCGCTTCCCAGACCGATGTCCTCGCGGACGACTGGGAAGTCTTCTCGCGTTGAGAGTAAACCTCAGGTCATGGTCCGGCTGTACCTCGCCCGCTTCGCTCAGTACTACCCGGACATCGACCGG